TGTCATCAGATATAGAACACAAGATGGCGGGAAAATGACACCAAACCCAGACTCGAGGTATTACGATACGATAATGAATGACTTCCCATCATGGAAAGGAGATCATCGTTTTCTGCTAGTGTCCCCTATGAGTACTTTCCCAAGTGATTTGTTTGGAGGTTCAAAGCTGACTATGTTATTTATTCCAAGAGGTATGTATGTACCACCGAAAGATAAAATGACAAGTCTTGCACCACGTGGCGATCTTTATCTTCATAAGGATTCCCTCCTTCTTACGACGAACTTTTTAACAAACTTTAATGGTTGGCGTTTATTCTTGTATGATAGAGATATTGATGACATCGTTGGACTAAACGACATATCAGGAACCGGCGGCTAAGCATATGGCAATTTAGAAAATATTTCACTTTATCAATTTTGGTGGAAAACAACTTGATGATATACAAAAAGAGAGGATTGAGTCTTTTAAAAGGTTCAATCCTTCCTTTAAAATTAAAATATGGACAGACAAAGATTTTAATTTTTCAGCAGGACCTCAATTCGTATAGGATGCCTTGCTGATGAAAAACTACGCATACCTTAGTGACTACTATCGTTTTGCAATTCTTCGAGATTATGGTGGAATTTATTGCGACACTGATGTTGAATGTTTTAGGCCACTCGATGACTTACTTGATAGATCAGAACTTTTGGAGCGTGAGTTTATAGCTGGAAACGCAGAATGTATAGGAACTGCTATCATGGGATTTAAAAAAGGACATCTTTTCCCATTGCTTGTTTTGGATTATTACAATCATCATCCAATCATTCGAGACGGAAAGATTCCAAGAGACATGACAAATTAGTTCATAATCACAAACCTCAAGAAGTATTGTGCAACAGGTCTAGATATTCTACCTTATGGCCAGTTCTTATTATATAATTATGAAATAAACCCCAACGAGTACACAGAACACCACGCGGATTTTAAATGTGGGCACCAGATAGAGGTTTTGCTTTATACGCAGAACAACAAAGGCACTATCAGGTAATGTTTGGATTCCCTGAAAGATCAGCATGTTATAGTATGTGATAATAGCACAGACGGAACACAAGAGATATTAAGAGAATACGATATTCCTGTTTTTTATAATTGTTAGGATTTTCTGAAAACTGCACTGTCTATATCTTATGCTCGGATTGGTGTTTTGCACCCTTGGAATATATATAAATTAAACATTTTTTTTGGCGATGGTCAAAAGATCGTATCAATTGGACCGTATGATATATCAAAAAAAATGATGTATTCATACCAAAGAAAGATTACACATCAGATATATAGGATATAGATAAATTCCAGGATATCGTAGTCCTGGAAAAGTCAAAAGATATTTTGGCAACGAATTAAACGATGGGATCGCATTATTCATGCGGTCCCATTTGTTTTTTCTGGCATCGTTGTGCTTTTGGAAGTTTCCGGTCTTATCATTGTATAGTCGCGACGAAGTATAACTTTTTAAAATTTAACAATTATGTCAGACAGCAAAGTTTATATGTTACCTGATGCCGGGAGTGGCAGCCAGGTAGATCCCAATCTCTTATTGTCGATGATGGGAAACGGAAATGGTTTCGGTGGTGGAAATTGGATTTGGGTCATCTTCCTTTTCTTCCTTTATGGTATAGGTGGAAATGGATGGTTTGGAAACAACCGTGGCAATATAACCGAGACAATAGCAAGCACAGCAGAGCGTGATCTCTTGATGAGCGCCATTCACGGAAACGCAAACTCCATAGGTTAGTTGGCAACTACTCTGAACTGTGACGTCAACAGTATTCAGACCGCAATTAACCAGGTATAGAATGCTATAACACAGGTAGGCAGCCAAGTCGGAATGACTGGTCAGCAAGTTATCAACAGTGTATAGTAGGGCAACATGTCTATCGCTCAGCAGATGAGCCAGTGCTGCTGCAATATACGCGAGGCTATCACAAACAGCAACTATCAGAATCAGATAGCAACCATTAACTCTGTCAATGCTCTCAGCAACCAGATTGGAACATTAAGGACAGGAATGGATCAGGGATTCAGTGCTAACGCTTACGAGACACAAGCTCAGACTTGCGCAATAAACAACAACATTTCAAGTTCTGTTCAGAGTATTAAAGATACAGCAACTATAAATACAAACTCTATTCTTGCAAAGCTTGATCAGATGCAGAACTCAGCTTTACAGGATCGAATCAATGAGTTGCAGGAGACAAAGACACGGCTCCAGAGTTAGATAAGCCAAGAGCAGCAGAACCAGGCAATGGCAGCTATGATAGCACCGTTGCAGAAAGAACTTGCAGAAATCAAGCAGAACCAGCCAAGCACTACTACTGTGCAATATCCCAATCTGGTGGCTGTTCCAGCTTCTCAGTATTACAACAGCGGAACCACTACATTCTGGACTTGATATGGCAGTAACTGGATATATTGGTAACAGGGGAGGGATTCCTTATGTTGCAGCGACCCTATCGGATGCAGGATCGGTTAGCACCAATGCTATCTACATATTGCCAAATCATGTGTTCAGATTCCTTGGTTAGGCTGGGCTTATAGTTGTGAACATCCCGACATCTTCGGCAACAACTGTTACAGGTGTTGAGTTATAGGTTAACAACCAAACCCTGCCTCTTACTAATAATGCAGACGCAGCACTTACCACTCTTACAGCTGGTACTCATCTGTTGTCTTTTAATAAAACAACGAACCGGATAATCTTGTTTGTGTAATGTTTGGATCTTTAAGACAGGGCGGGGTTGTGTATATATTAGACAAGACCGACGGCGTACGCCTGAAAACAGGAGAGGTAATCTATACAAGCGCACCAAAGCCCATGATAGGAGGTATGCCAAATTAGCAATGCTTGGATCTTAGGGTTAATGTAGACGGAAACACTATCGACTACAATAGCATCCCGTTCTCAAACACTATTGTCTCATATGGCAACGGCAATATTGTCATAAGCGAAACAAAGCAGGGACTATAGCAAGACGTGGAGGCTATACTTCATAACTCAAAACAAGCATTGGAAAATATTGATAGATATAAAAACAACATCGGACAGTGTGAGGAGATACTGAAAACTCTGAACCCATAGTTCGCGAGAGATAAAGAGAGAGATGAAAGGCTCATGAGTCTCGAAGAACGGTTCGATGGTGTAGCTGGAAAGATTGATAAAATATTGACTTTGATAACCACAAAATAAAATGATAATCATGGAGTACACAAGCGACAACTACGAGAGACTCATGGAGTTTATCTCGTGCATAGAGAAGAAAGCAAAGGCTGTGAAAGAAATGCTCGAAGATGAGAGAGAGGAATATCAGCCAACAAGAAGACGCTCCCGTTATGATTCAAGATATGACTCTTGACCAATATGATGATCGTCCGGCGGGAATGAAGAGGTACCTTTCATACTATGGTTGGCATTTCACGCGAAAGATGTGCGAGTTCGCCGTATAGATGATGTAGAAGGGAGGTTCTACCATCAACCCGCTGGATAAGTCAAGCGTCGACAACTACCTCCAAAATGCGAATATAACCCTTGAACACAACAAGTTATATGATTATGTCTACGTCGCCAACATGGCCTATTCGGATTTTTATGGGTCATCAATACAAAATGACATATAGCTTGCCAGGTATATCAAGGACTATATAGATGATGAGGATGCATATGACGGGATGCCATTCAGCAGATTCTATATAGACACCGTGAAAAAGGGCGTTCCTATTGATTGGGAGGAGATGATGTAAAACAAATAAAAAAAATAGTATAATTGCGACAGAATGATGAAAAGGCAATATGTAAAACTCGTTCGAATGTGGAAGGTAGGTGTACCGTCGGCGACGTAGCGGGTATAATAGATTAATGTATTATAAAGAACGGGTGAGACAGGATTCTTGTTTTCATTTTATATATATTTTTGGGGCCTTTCGGATTCTATTCCGAGGGGCCTTTTTTGTTTGATGAATTAATGAACTAATGATAAAATAATATGGCAGCAACAATTGATGATTTGGACGTTGTTGATCTCAGTGATCTTGACAACGGAGGAGAAGATAACCAGCAGAACGGAGGAGAACAGACCACTCCCCCGGGTTGGACAAGTGAACCAGACCCAGATAATGATGGCGAAGGTTCAGATGATGGGGACGTTATTACAGATGTCCTGAAGAGCAAGGGAATTGATGATCCCAGCAAGATTAAGATCGCAAATGATGATGGTGAGATTGAGGAGGTAGACTGGAACGATCTGAGCCGTGAGGAGCAGTTCGCAATCCTTAAAGATGGACCTCGTGAGACAGAACGCGATGAAGATGATCTTGATGATGATGAGATCGATTTAATAAACAGATTACGCCTTTCTGGTATGAGTCCCGCAGATTATGCAGCAATGTTGCATAATCAGGGAGAGCGTGCTGCTACTGATAAGATCATGCAATCACAGCAGCCGCATTATACAGTGGACGATCTGACTGATGAGGAACTCTACGTGTTGGATATGCAGGCGCGTGTCAAGGACATCACGGAAGACGAACTCGCGACTGCCTTAGATAGGGCAACATCCGATCCCGATCTTTTCGCGAAAGAGATCGCAGGAATCAGGGATGAGTACAAGAAACTTGAAGATGACCGTAATCGCCAAGATGCAGCTTTGGAGGCCCAACAGCAACAGGAGATGTACAGACAGTTCGCTGGAGGTATCGCCAATTCAATTCAAGATTTTACAAGTATCGGAGATTTGGACGTCGCAATGTCCGAAGACGATATGAACGAGTTGTACACATTTATCACTGGACACGACCAAGCAGGAGTCAATTATATGTCAAAAGCATTGAATGATCCAGATACATTGGTTCGTATGGCATGGTTCGCTCTTCGTGGCGAGGATGTCATCAATAGCATCAGTGATTATTACAAGTCGCAAATTGCACAGGCCCACAGAGCTGGGTATGAGCAGGGGATATCAAAGGGAACTAAAAAGTCAACTGAAAGCAAAGTCGTGGTCAAGCCCAAGGCAAAGAATACAGACAAAGCCTTGTCGATCGACGATTTAGATGTATGATCGATAAGGTGCGATAACCTTTTTGATCAGTAAAATTATGCAAGTTGCAACTTTTAGAAATCTGAACCCTGAAATGGGCAGTACAAGAACCTATGAGTCTTTTAGCAAGATTCTTGGTACAAAGCCGGAGCTCTTCGGCGTAGTGAGCCGTATGTATGAGGACTGCACCGCAGCCTACCTCACCGAGTCTCTGAGAAACATTTTCTACTAGGATAACAAGTCCGGGAATAAGTATCAGAGCATCAACTCAATGTATTTAATAATTAAGTACACGGTCGTAGTGATATGACATGAATAAATTCTTTAAATTGCTGGAAAATCCTAAAAGGACAATCAGCAGCATGCCAGCGATGGCTGGAGTGTTCAACGACTAGGCAGTTAGGCCGTAAGCTAGGAATAGCTGAAAAATCGAATTGCTAAATATAGCAAATGATATAGTCTGAACTTTATGGCAACATAAAGATAACATAATTGTTTGAGTGGGAGGTTAGCACCAATGACATCAAGCGCATTGAGTTCGCTGATGTTCCCGTTGAGGATGGCGCAAACGGTAGCGAGATCACCATGGCATTCAAAGAGCGCTACTATGAAAAGTATGATATCTTCCAGATTGACGCTACAGGTCAGCAGTGCTTCGTTGTAGCACGTCCTGTTCGCGTTAGTGATAACTACTGGAAGGTGATCGTTCGCTTGGTCGATAACGACTACAGTTCGGTTCTCGACAAGTCAGGTTGCCAGCTTGGTATGACTACCAGGTTCTTGAGCAATGCAATGCCCGAAATGCATGAAATTCGTGCAGTATATCCCGAAAGGGTTATTCATTTAAATTTCTTTAATTACTGGGAGACTAAACAATTTAAAATTGCATGTTGATCAGTAGCCGCATATTATATATATAATGTGTAGGTTCAACGACTAGCTTAAAAGCGTAAACTGATAATCAGCTAAAATGAGAAATAACTTTTCAAAAAGTTAATGATATAGTCTGAACAATACGGAAACGTGTTGATTAACATATTGGAAGAGGGATATGTAAAGTATCAGTCGAATATCAGCAAGATGCGGAACTACATCACCACACACCGTTGTGATGATTCGTTCTCTAGTCTCTATGCTGCACATGAGGATACTTTCATTTCTATCGGACAGGGTAAGGATAACGGAAAGTTGTCAGAAACAATTTACAGATTAGACAAGAAGGAGAAGGCCCTTATGGAGTCTTTTATGTATGTTCGTAATAATGGTATGACCCGCGAAGTTTTTTAAAAGGAGATGCCATTATAAAATGCGCTTAATTTCTGGGAAGCCGAAAGTGGTCAATCAGAAGCGAAATCGCGAAATATATCGCGAGACGTTCAACGACTATCTATTTTTAGAGTAAGGAGTGAAAGAGCGCAGAGATATCAAGATCTCAAAATATAGTCTAAACAATATGGCAACATATTGAATTATTGCTTCTCTTTAACAAGTGCAACGTGGATGGATTGACGTCCACGAAAAATTTCTCTAATTGCTGGAAAGCGGCAAGCTAATCAGCAGCGAAATTAAAAGTTTTCTTTTGATTCGTTCAACGACTACCTAATACAGGATAAGTTTGACGGAAACGGGAAATAGTGAAAACTAATGATATAGTCTACTTTTATTGTGGTCAATGGTAAGCCTACCATTTTCGATCCCGACACAAACAGACCTATATATAAATGGGTCGGCTAATTGTGAGATTAGTAAAAATAGATTCCTTTAATTGCTGGAAACTCTAACGGACAACCAGCAGCTAAATACAAATAAAGATTTGTATTAGTTCAACGACTGATAATTTTATAATACGCGAAAGCGGAAACGGGGAATAACTCATGAAATTTATAGTATTTGAAACAATTAATCTTGACAATGGCAAGATTTACGTAGGTATTCACAAGGTGAATGATCCAGAAGTGTTTGATGGTTATCTTGGCGATGGTGTAGATATACATCTACCGGAATCATACAACAAGAGCAAGACGCAACTTCAGAGTGCGGTGCAGCGTCATGGAATCAATGCTTTCAAGAGGATAACGTTAAAAGAATTTAACAATATCAATGATGCAGCTGATTTCTATATGTTGATTGTCAACGAGGACTTTATAAAGAGAACCGACAACTACAACTCGATTGCATCTCCAAGCATTTGCAGGAGACAAAGAGTCAACGCGTTCACGTTCTCTGGTGGTCATGTTGGCAAGTGGGATAGTGTTGATGAAGCAGCTGATGATTTGCACGTATCGAAAGAACACGTGATCATATGTATCAATACACGCACAAACTGTAAGGATGTCTACCTCTCTTTTGATGAGTCAATAGATGTTGATCTTTATTCCAATATGCCACGTGGTGCTATTGCACAGTACAATAGGGATGGCGTACTTATCAATACATACCGTGATATCCCATCTGCTGCTGCTCAGCTTGATATACCAAAAGATGCCGTAGCTCGTGCTGTATCAATGCGTGCAACATGTAGCGGATACCGGTTCATGCGTATATCTGAGGATATACGGAAGGTACTTGGCAAGAAGTCAGCAATAGAGTTGACAACTACAGTGCCTGTTTATCGGTACACATTGAGAGGTGAGTTTGATGCAGCTTTTGATTCTATTAAAGAAGCAGCTAAGGGAACGCCAAACATCAGCACAGGAAAGATTATTCGCGCGATAAAGATGAACCGCGCATGTAGAGGCTATAAATGGTCTTATGATAAAATGAATAAATGGATCGCAACAAACGCGCCGGTTGCTCGTAAAGTTGAGCAATATGACCTAAAGGGAAATCTCGTTAAGTTGTATAGTTCCACGAAAGAATTAACAGAGGAACAGATACGCATATTGAGAAAACCAATGGTAAGTGATCCATATATTTTAAAGTATAAGAAAATGAGTTAAAGGTATAGTCTGAACTCTATGGAGACGTAGAGATAACAGTTTGATTTATATAGGTGAGGGTAGAGTAATGCCCCGTAATTTAGTGATAAATTAATGAAAAGGTGCTTAAATCGGTGAACTCTGAGATGAGAATACCGAGCGATAAGTGTAACGACTAGGGAAACCCACGAACAGCACCCATCCGCGAAGGATGAAGATATAGTCTAAACTCACACAAATAAGAAGTGTGAGAAACATGTATAAACAACATGTGATAATATTTTTGATTATTCCTCAGGTTGAGCGTTTCGCTTCCAAGTATGCATACAACAAGCTCAGTATGGAGGTACTCCGTACTGTTCTGTCTATGATGGGAGAGAAGGCGCAGAAGCCTTAACTGTAGGGCTTCGAAAACTCCTCTAATTGCTGGGAACCATTCAAGGTAATCAGCAGCCAACGAAAAAGGTTCAACGATCAGTCAATGACGTAATATTGAAACGGGGAGCGGTGAAAACCGATGATATGATCTGATCTATGCAGAAATGCATAGCTAACACAAATGACAGGCAACAAATACGTATTTATCTGTAACGAAAGATTCTGGCATTCAGTCCAGGCCGAGTTGTTTGACTTCTTGGCTCACTTCCACGCTGATAACACTTTTCTTTGGTCTAAGCAGGCCAATGACTACGTGAAGGTGGGAGCAACTTTCGATACGTATGAGTTTGGTGGCAACAGCCTCACATTTGCTGTTGATCGTACCTTCAGCCGTGAATATGGTTTAATTCTTAGACCCCTTGCAGTGTGAGCTGCATTGATCTGTTCCTTAAATCCAGGAAAGTCTAAAAAGACAATCTGGAGCTATTACTGCGTAATTATGCGGTAATGTCTAACGACTAGTGAAAAACTTAGAGAAATCGAAATGGGAACGGCCTTTGATAAGGTCAAGATATAGTCTGATCTATATAGTGATATATAGCTAACACAAATGATGAGAAAGGCTATGCTCTCTGTCTTGATTTGACAGCAGACAAGAGCAGCACACAGCCTCCTATTGGAACATGCGGTAGGAGACTTGATTGAAAAATCTAAAACAAATATTCCTTTAATTGCTGGGAACTTCGCAAAGCATAAGATACCAAAGCGTTACAATTCTTGTGTTTGAACAATCAGCAGCCAAGATCTTTAAATGAAGAGATAGGTTCAACGATTAGTCAATATGACGTATTGTAAAGAAACGGGGAATGATTATCATATGAAACACATAGTATATCTTACGACAAATTTAGTAAACAGTAAAAAGTACATCGGCGTACATCAAACAGATGATCCGAAAACATTCGATGGATATCTAGGCTGCGGGATTTATGCAGCGCATAGAATCAAAAATCCAGACACACCATTCCGGAAAGCAGTGTTGAAATATGGAGCTGAGAGCTTCAGAAGAGAAACACTTTTCGTTTTTGAAAATAGAGATGAAGCATACGAGAAAGAACACGAGCTGGTAAATATTGAATGGATATCACGAGACGATACATATAATGTAGCGATCGGCGGAGCTTGTAGCCACCAGTTCCGATATATCAATATGCAGCAACTGGTGAGTATATTACAACATGGGAATCTCTAGCAGAAGCTGGTAATTCTTTCGGCGTATCTGGGCAAAATATATCAAGAGCGGCAGCTAACAAACACCAAAGTTGCGGGTACTTGTGGCCTTTTGAATTATCAGACCGGGTGAATCCTGACGACTATTTTATAGAGAAAAATAAAAAGTTTGTCGATGTTGTTGATCTGCTGACCGGAGAGAAAAAGATTCATATCTCTTTGACTGAAGCAGCGAATATGATAGGGTGCTATGTCACGACAGTAAAGCGCGGAATTATTTATTCAAGAGCAATATATAAGAGATACAAATGCACATGGAATCAGGAGTTCTTGAATGATGACAAGAAAGTTAGAGATTACGTTGTGAGAGAAGCCAGAAAGGTTGGACAATATGGCAGCGACGGCGAACTTATTAAAGTTTACGACTCAGTAAGAGAAGCAAAGAAAGTAGCATCAGGTGTTCCTCTTGTTTTATCAGGAGATAGAAAACGCGCTGGTGGTTATATGTGGAAATATATGGATAATTAAAGAGATAATCTAAAAGATTTACCTGACAAAATGTCAGAAAATCGGCAATGTTTACACTTCGAAACAACCTTAGAGGTGCCTTTTGCTGACAAAATGTCAGCAAAATGGAAAAATTGGATGAATACGGGGAACGCCTTAAATAGAAAATCCCGTCGGAAGCCATGGAAGCACATGAGTACATGGAACCGCTAACGACTAACTGGTGAGTAGTGCAAGCAATAATCCAGACACGAGTGTCCGACACGAGAGTGATGATATAGTCTGAACTGCAGCGGAAGTTGCAGAGATGCGAATAAAGAAGCGCATGATAACAAATTGGAAGGGTGGAGATTACATCCAGAACGAAATCCTGGGCGTAGGCGGCAAGACTGGTCTCCAGGGCGGCGCAGTAAGCAGCCCCGTAGCCGCTAGCAAGCTAAAATAAAAAATTGGCGTATTTACCAGTGATGGTAGATTTAAATTTCTTTAAATTGCTGGAAAGTCCCATGTGGATAATCAGCAGCGAGTAAATGGCAGTGTTCCGTTTACCGTTCAACGACTAGCCAAATATGGCATAAGTACCAAGTGGTACAGAAAAAAAGAACAGCTCAAACGAGTTGAAGAGATAGTCTCTTCTTATAGGCAACTATAAGCACGTCATAACTAGCGATTATGATATAAGGCAAAGGATCGCATGGGGATACTCTGGTGTAGCTGTGTTTAATCCTTATCGCAGCTTTATCTTGAGAGAGCTCTAATGTATCGCAAAAACAAATAAATAAATACTATTATTGTTTTTGATTTTCAAGATTATTATACCATTACATAGATAGGCCAGCCGGGGGGATAGTCCCCGGCGTGGCTACTTTTAAAATGAAAAAATGAATTATGGCTAAGAAAGAATCTGCTGTCGCTTCTATTAAAAACGGCGACATTATGGCAAACATTGTCGTTTTGAGAAGTGTATACGGCAAGGTTGGCAAGTACTTTATGAATCCTTGTAAGAATCCCGCAACTGGTGAATATCCTGAGTGCGTCAAGCCTGTTGACTCAAAGGGTGATATGATTCTTACAGACAAGGAAAAGAACAGTGGCAATATTTATATTAAGGAGAATGCGGTCTTTACAATTACTGACGGCCAGACTTTCGACCTTAACAAGCCTAGGGACAAGGCGACGTGGGAAGCTATACAGTATAACCCCATGATTGCACCCGAGCGTTGGGCTAAGGATCAGAACGGCAACTATCTCATCGATGGCACTATGGGTTGGCAGAACAAGCGCCCACGTTATGGTACCGCTGAGCTTTATGTTGATCGTCCAGGTCTTGAAGCTGCAAACAAGGTTCGCAAGATGTCCACTTTGCGCGATGCTCTTAACTTCATTTATGAGGATGAGCGCGGTTATGACGGTCGAGTTTTGAAGGCTCGCCTTCTTGGTAAGAACATGCAGAACTTCCCGGACGCAGACGTTACGGAATTTCTGCTTGAACAGGCGAGGAAGAATCCCGAGAAGATCATCGAGATCTACACAGGAGACGACATCTCACTTCGTTTGTTGTTTATTGAGGCAAAAGATAAGAATGTCATCATTTACAAGAACAAGCTGTACACCTACGGCGACAACATTGTTCTTGGAGCTACTGATGATGCTGTTCTGAACTGGATGAAGGTACCTGCTAACAAGGCGATTTTGGAGCTAATTCGAAAGGATACATATCCTGAAATATACAAAAACGAGTAATCAATTTTGAAAAGCCACATATACTTTCGAATAGTGTATGTGGCTTTTTGTTTAAAGAGAGAAAAATGACATCGAAGCAATTGTACGAGCATGTGCTGACAGAGCTCAATAAGGTTAACGCAGGGACGTTGCTGCTGTCAGATTTTAACTATCTAAGCAATAAGGGTATATAGTAGTATATCAACAAGCGCTACACACCGTACGAGATGGACCAGCAGACCTCGGACGACTTGCGAGTGTTGAAAAGTACAGCTATATTAAAGCCTGAAAAGTGCGATAAATACGTGAATAGCCCATTCAGACGTGGAACTTATCAGGTAAACCTTCCTGATGATTACCTACACATTTTGAATTGCACCTGTATTTTTAAAACAGACAAGAACAATAGGTGTGACGAAGCCGGACGTTATGTTGAATATGGTGCTACAAGGTTAACTGCTGACATGTTCCCTACTATCAGCAGGAACGCATACACTAGGCCATAGTATCGTCACCCTTACTATTATATACACAATGTGAATAGTTCGGCATCTATGCCTACTAATCCGTTTAAATACGATGAGGACGGAAACCTTATCGAAGGTACCGATTCCTACATGTCAGATGCTGACCTTTCACGTTTTACTATTACACCAGACATCGCTAATATTCCGGCAGAGGGTGGAGTGTTGAGTTTTACCGTTGACAGTCTGGATAAGAACGGGCAAGCTGTAGGTTTTAGTTTATCTAGCACCTTACCGGAAGGTTGGGAGATAATGAACAAGACAGAGGTTTCTTTTAAATTAAAAGTGTCAGCTAATACTGACGCAGCAAAAACTGTATACGTGAAATTCTGGCAATACAACTCAGACAAAACGACTATGATTGCTGTTCAGCAGGCCGGGTTTGTTGCACCTGTAGAAAAGAATTTCAAGCTTGTCATATTAGAAGAGCAGAAGAAGCTGGTAAATGACAACGATTACGATAACGCTGAACTAATCCCCGCAACACGTGATAGTGTCCAGGTTATCGTAGACACTACCAAAAAGCGCTCATTTGGTATAAAAGTACCATCTGGCTATACCTTGTTTGAAGTTATTGATATCTTAGGGCAGTCTGTGAAAAGCCTATTCGTAGAAGGCGTTGATAAAAATGCTGGACATATTAGAGATATCTATTTCAAAACATCAATCCCATACATGAACAATCACTATATTTTCACTTTCAAAAAATCATAACTATGGAATCAAAACAATTTGACTATGGGTTTATGTCTATGGCAGACGGTGTTCTGCGTCCAAACGTGAACTCTTTCTATGGCCCTTGGAGTTATGAGGCATTCACCAATGGCACTATTGTCAAGGAGATCACAAAGGAGTTGGGCGTTGCAGAGTCATAGATTCCAGCGGGTTTGACTATTGCAGTTGAAAAAGAAGCAGGATGTCCTAAGGAGTACTGGTGGTACAAGAATGGCGACTTCTCTATGGGTTGGACTCAGAAGATTACAGAAAGCAGTGGTGGTTCAGATGTTCCCGTATAGTTAGCCACTTAGGTCTACGCTTCGAATAACTTTTTTTCTGTTCCGACAAATGTAAACGGAGAATGTGATAATGAGGTATTGAAGCGTGCGACAAGAACATCTATCTCTGTTATCTATAAAGGGAAACAGTTAGAACAAGATCCGGGCGATGCTTTCCAGTTGCAGCTATTACAAGACGGCAACACTTATAAATTAACGTATGGCTACGATGTTGCGAGAGGTTGCTATATTGCCTTTTTAGAATTCAACGAAGGCGCCGGTATGCATACAGTCGTTGATGCTGCACTTACCATAACGTACAGCTACGAATCAACGGGTGGATTATTACCGATAAGCATATAGTCGAGCAAGTCAAGCCTTGCCTATATGATACAGGTATCACCCGAGAGTCTGTACATTCCATCGAGCGGAGTAATACCTGAGTTGTTTATAGATGTTGATGCTATTGATCCGTATAATGACGAAAAGCATGACATACCAGCAACTGCAAGGGTTAGAGCTTACTATTCTCACGTAGAAAATGATAAGTACGTTAAATCACCCATAACGCTTACAGAATAGGGAAGTGATAAAGGACTCTATAAATTCGGGCCTCAGAGTGAAATAACACTGGATGGCGCTAATTATACACTGCAGGCAGTATATAATGACGTAGCATACAATGAAAAATATTTCAAGACTGGCGAAGTTATCCGTGTTGTAGTGTCAGATAACAATATCGACGTGAAGTCTCAGGAAATCCGTATCGTCCGCGAATCAGCTGTTGTAGGTCCTGGATTTAATCAGTACGATATAAGTCTTACGAATGAATACATAACTATTCCGGAGATGTGGTTTGGAACAGGTAAAGATGAAGTCATTAAAAACAACATCAAAATGAGCACTGCGACCTATCCAGACGTACGAGGTGTTGGTAATGTTTCAAATATACGCATTACAAATATTGCATGCATTAATGATTCCAGCCTCTTGGCTATTGTTGAAGGATAGGATGATATGCCATTTACAGATGCTAAAAATGGTAGCTATAAGATTATAGGATATAGATTTCAGGAACTCATCAGTGATGATGCCGTTAATGTCTCGGTATCTTTCTAGATGGACGGCAAAGAGTATAGCGGGAACGTTTAGCAAATTATTACAAGTGTCAAGAGTGTAAACGGTGAGACTTATGATTTACTTTGTTCTACAACAGCGCTAGGCGTTGATAAGAATGACGAGAATGAGACCAGCACGTATTCTGTGAAGTTCTACGTAAATAAAAATATTAACGGTAAGATTGAACAGGTAGCCTTTACTAATGACACGACTGTTTACAGTAAGGACATGACGATAGGTTTGAGTTCTGGAGTTCATGTTTAGTTCTTGGATGCTATCACATCCAACGCTATTGTAGGTTCTGGTATATAGAACATGAAGCTTGCACTTGGGAATGATAATAAAGAGCTCATACTTACGTTTGATATTGACGAGTCTAAGTTTACCAATTACAGCCTTTAGTTCTGCCTTTGGATAGATGGACAGATTCACGACTACGGAAATGTTGGGATGTATGTAAACCCAAAAGACGGCTCGCAGTATGTCCTTAATTTAAACTATGATTCTTTCCCTGTTGATAGTCTAGGCCGTATGTTGCCTACACAAGAGCCTTTACAGGTTTCGCTCACCAGGCTTTACGCAGGAAAAGCGACGTAGTTAAAAGGAGCATCACCTAACAGGACACTGACGGGATACGCCAATCTTGATAATCACGACTATGATTTTTATTTTGGATATTACTCGTACGGTGCACCTATTACCTGCGGGACAGACTTCAAGGACTACTCAACAAATGATGCATCAGCAAACGGCACTCTTGCAATTTCTGAAGACAAGCTGACGTTTAGCTATAATGTATACAAAAATAAATATAAGATCTTCGGCAGTCAGAATATAACAACAGGATCAGATGGTGCTGTTTCTCTTGTAAATAAAGGCTTTAATCTTTCCGTTTATTGTTTAGTAAATGGCAAGTCTACACTTGTTGCTACTAAAACAATTACGGCTATTTTACCTGGCTAGAAAGGCGACAAGGGAGATAAAGGAGACGATGGTAAACCTGGAAAAGACGGCAATAATGGAAGTCCTGGGCTGCCTGGTTCATAGATCCGTTTTTTGGGTGAATGGAACGCTACCAAGAGATACTGCTATCAATCACAGTATAATGGAGTCGAAACGTGGAATGAAGCGAAAAAGAAATGGGAATATACAATCGACGGTCATGAGGCGAACGGCTGGAACACTACAGGTTTGAAGTATATAGACGTTGTAACGTATGAGAAAAAGTACTATCAGGCAAAGGAGAATAGTATTGGAGAGAACCCGAAAACTAGTGGTAGATATTGGCAACAAGCCGATCAGTTTGGCGCACTTATTACCGAGACAATGATAGCAAACGCTATAGATGCAAACGGTATATCTGCACGTGAGATATTGCTCAAGTATGACGGGGATGTTCGAAATGGATATATCGGCGGCATGTGTGATAGTCAATCTGAAACATTCACTGGTCAAGTGACGAAAGAAAAAGACCTCGTGATATGGGCCGGAGACTCAAAGATCAAAGACGGTTAGAAAATAGGAGTCGGTGGAGATGCGAATGATGTAGTTGGTAAAAACGCAACATTCAAAGTATATGCCGATGGCCGCGTTGTTTGCAGTGGTGTTGATTCCAAGATTAACGGGTTAGCTACTAGTACGAGCGAGACATATGTGGATTTTTCACAACTCCCATAGCAATACGACGGAAGTATTAGGTCATTATATTTTGATTTTGGAAATTATGGATCAAATATTGTTCTGACAAATAAAACGGGGATAGAAGATGTGCAACTTTTGATTGATTTACCAGCTTATGCATTTACAGGAAATAATACAATCACAGAAATCTATGCATTCAAGTTGCGCGGGTTGTCAACTGAAGACGATATTAAAAAATATATAAAATATGTTGATAAATTTAAATCGACAGAAATAAGAGTTCGCGGAATTGGTTTTGGCAATACGTACGACATAAAAATGCGTGGATGTTTAAGTATTGGGTTAAATATGTCTGGATCTCAAATATATGGATATGCACCATCTAAACTTCCGCAAATTTCATATGATGATATGATTAAATCATCACTATAGGAAGGTATCGGACTATAGGATAGTACTCTAACAACTATAAAAATGAATTCCATAAACAAATATGTTGAACTTTCAACATATGGAAGCACAATAAACAACTAGGTAGTTTGTGTCCCAACGTAGAGATTAGATATGGATCATTTCTCGCTTAATTATTTAGCAACAAATCATGGAACTAGCGAATAGAGCTCAATATCTTTTGATTTTAGGGCACGTGCTCATGTTTTTGATTCTTATGATTAGAAGCTATTGATAGATAGCAAAACAAATAATAGCTTTGGGACATATCAGGATTCTATGTATCATGGAGTTTTCTGGGAAACATTTGATGTTTCAGAAATGTCAACATATGAAATGTTGAGTAAAGACTCAGTAGCACAAAACACAATTCCAGAAAATGGGAAATTTGATTTAATTTAATAAAAAAAATACTATAATTGTTGCCGTATGGGATAGATTGTTTCTTTTCCCCGTACTGTCCAGTACGGATCAGATTCCGCAAGTACGGTTGACCGTCAAGCAGGCTATCGTTTTGGTAATGCCAGCAAGCCACGGATGGAAATCCGATATGGCGACGATCGAATATACAAACTGGATTCTGTGGTTGTCGATTATTTAAAGACACCACAAACTATAAGATTAACACAGGACGAGCTCGACAGCTAGATCGATACATCGCAAGTTTTGGAATTTCCGGATTACGGATGTAATGAGATAGTTAACGAGATCGTGCATCTGATAATGGAAAATGCTAGTGACCAGCGATTGCAAACTCATGCGGCTGTTTCGTAGAGTATAGCTAGTCCTGCCGCTACGTAGTCATAAGATTATTAATTCTCAGATCACATTTTTAACGGTTGTAGAGACAACCACAAAACACAACAACTATGTACGAATTTACTAGTACCACTCTTTGGAATGGCGACCTTTACAAGAAGATTGTCGCTGACAAGGCTAACAAGCAGGTTGAGATTTACCGTCAGGGTGTATATCGCAACGATGCTAACCATCACATCTGCCTTTACTGGTCTAAGGGCCACGAGGGCTACCTTGATGTTCTGAGCTTGAAGTCTCTCCCCCAGCTGGGAACTGAGAACTACCGTCTTGCTCTTTACATCACATCTATCGGTAATGCCGACCCCATGTTTGCCAATGATTTGGTTCACAAGGGCCGTCCCGTATTTGTAGAATTCCAGTCTGACCAGGCTGGTGATGATGCAAAGGCTACACTTATTAAGAACCTGAACAAGTACCTGAACGTTACTTTCGATCATCAGATCCTGATTCCTACAGCTGCAGATCTTACTGCCAAGTTGACAGACGATGGTTTGAAGAGCAACGTAACAGCTGCTGATGCAGAGCCCACAGCTGACGCTGCTAAGGCTACCGCTATTGTATGTGCTAATGAGTACATGCGTATCACCAAGGCTGTTCTGGAGCAGGAGAACGAGAATGGCGGCTGGGATGTAATCTCTGACCTCAAGGAGTCTGGCGTTTACACTGGCGCTGAGGGCTTTGGTACCTTCGAGAATCTCGAGAAGGATTATCGCCTTCCGACTGCTGCCAACCTTCGCTGGAAGCGTCCTCAGGCAGACGAGATGCCACGTCCCGGTGTTCTGTACGATCAGATCACTATCCACTACACCGTGCACCGCGGTCATGTTGGAGGTATGGGTGCTGTTGGTCAGCAGGTAACCAGCGAGACAACCCACGTATTCTGGGTTCCCGCAGACGTAGCAGAAGAGAAGTTCATCAAGGCTTTTGTTGGTGCCGATGGGGCCAGCAACTTTGAGGTAGCTCTTGCTAAGAAGGAAGATGGAAACGTAGTAGCTTATACTACCGCTGACTATGTACATGAGCCCGTAGTGAAAGCAAAGAAGAAGGATTGATTCTCTAATAAACGTAAAATTTAAGTTTTAGGCGGAGGGCGCAACAACGCCTTCCGCTTTTTTATTTTTATATCATGATATACGACAAGCTAGCATCAAGGATACAGAACGACATAATCTCAGGACTTCGCGGTGCTCACGCTAATATGTCTTTGACTATTGAATAGATAGAGGATGAGATAGTCTAGACAAGATTAAAGGTGATTAAAGAATACCAGATGAACGGAGTATTACCTAGTCGTGATTTATTATTGTCTATTAACTGTATCAACATCGACTGTAAGGACATCGAACGATGCCCTATTTGCAGCAATAAGAAACAGGGCGAACTTATCATGCATTTCGAGATTCCGCAAATCATCACTGATTTTGGGATCAAGTCGATAGCTTATGTTGGAAGCCCTGACAGACAGAATCCATTTGAGGTTTACACAAGTATCGCATAGTGGAGTCTGTACCATAAATACAAGAGAAGAGGAAAAAACAAGCCGTATATCTTCATTGATACAACACCAAACGAAAACGGCATGTATGACTGCTACGTTTTCAATGCTCCACTTATGAAGACGATCACGATGGTCGCGATGTTCAAAGATTTGAGACAGGTGGAAGAACTTGGATGTTGCAATGAAGACCTGGCCAATCAGTACTCTTGGATAGATGAAGAAATACAAAAACGAATTGTTCAGTAGAAGGTCAACATCTATAGACAAATGAAGACCTAGATTTTACCGAACAATCAGGCATACGCTGAAGGATAATGAGAAATTTTAAAGAAGCCATGTATCAGGCGCACCTGTTGTATGGCGTAGAATTTACAGACGAGAGCGAGTTTGAAGAGCTCGCACTTATTGGCTACCATGACATAGGCAACCAAAACGTTAGATATTATCATATCGTTTTGCCTGTTAACAAAGAAGATAACAGTGTAGAATTGCCATGCAATGTTGAGAATATAGAAGCTGTAACGATCCCGATGGAAGACTATAAGAACGTCGACGGAATAAACAGCAACGGAGATGTTGCTAGTATGTTCACGGAATCGTACACTGAAGCTATGAAAATATTTCATGATCCAACATATGCAAAAGGTAAGCTAATACATTATACACGGATCGGTGAAAAGTTATATTTTGAATTTCCCTATCCTGAAGTTGATATCTTATACGAAGGCTAGGAACTCGACGATGACGGTTTGCCATACCTTACGGATAATGAGGTCGACGCTTTGGCTGTTTATGTCTCATATGTCACTAAATACAAAGAAGGCATAACGACTATGAACGCAAACCTACTAGAGATTGCAAATCAGTTAAGGCAGGTGTGGCTAATTAAATGCGACCATGCACGAGTACCGCAGCAGATAGACCAGAACATGATGGATACGATCCTTGACGCAAAGACAAACTGGAACCGTAAGCTATACGGTAAATCGTATAAACCAACAACGAAATAATCGCTGCCCACAGGATAAAACCTGTTGACTTGAAAAAGCCAAAGCTTATTAGTCTAAGCACTTCGGGTGCTACGTTAGAAAAGAATATATAGGCACCAACGGATGTTTGTTCAAGTCTGTTGCTCTGCGGTTAGTGATTAAACAATCCTGTGAGGTAGGGATAGTGTTGCTAATGAAAACCTTTTCATAACATTGACGATGAACATTTAACGGAAAAATCCGACTTATAGTTTAAAAAGTAAAAAACGAATGGTATATGTAATAAATAAAAAGGACAAGCACTCATGCCAACCGAAAGGTTTGGTAAGGTGAGAAGGTTATTGAAAAATGGTCTCGCTCATGTTGTTTGCCGTATTCCATTCACAATTCAATTGGATTATGAAACAACTAATTTTGTTCAGTCCATAAGTTTAGGCGTAGATGCTGGTAGTAAATATATCGGTATATCAGCAACAACAAATAAAAAAGAATTGTATGCAGCAGATGTAGAACTAAGAAACGACATTGTAGAAAAACTGTCGACTCGTAGAGAACAAAGAAGAACTCGTAGATATAGATTGCGTTATCGCAAGGCTCGTTTCAATAATAGGATATCTTCAAAGCGCAAAGGTTGGCTAGCACCATCTATTGAAAATAAAATTCAAACCCACTTAACTGTTATAGAAAAAATACACAAGTTTTTACCAATAGCTAACATGGTAGTAGAAACCGCTTCATTTGATATACAAAAAATTAAAAATCCAAGTATATCAAGTAAAGAATATCAACAAGGCGAACAGTTTGATTTCTTTAATGTACGCGAGTATGTGCTATTTAGAGATAAACACACTTGTCAATACTGCAAAGGAAAGAGTAAAGACAATGTATTAAATGTGCATCATATTGAAAGTAGAAAAACAGGAGGAAATGCACCAAATAATTTGATAACTCTTTGTGAAACATGTCACAAAAAATACCACAAAGGAGAAATTCAATTAAAATTAAAGCGCGGAAAAACATTTAGAGATGCAGCATTTATGGGAATTATGCGCTGGACATTTTATGATAGATTAAAGAGTATGTATCCGAATGTTTCTATGACATTTGGCTACATAACAAAGAACACACGCATATTGAGTAATCTTCCAAAAGAACATTATGTTGATGCAAGATGTATAAGTGGTAATTCACAAGCAAAACCGCTTGAATATTATTTCTATCAAAAGAAAGTACGATGTCAGAACAGGCAAATACATAAAGCAAAAATATTGAAAGGCGGAAAAAAGAAACTTAATCAAGCACCTTTCTTAGTGAAAGGATATAGGTTGTTTGACTTAGTTGAATACCAAAAAGAGTTATATTATATATTTGGAAGAAGAAGTAGTGGTTTCTTTGATATAAGAAGATTAGATGGAACAAAAATCAACAACGGCTCTGTTAGCTGTAAACATATACGATTAATAGATGCAAGAAAAACATTAATAATTGAAAAACGAGTGCAGGGTGCATCATAAACCAAGAACTTATTTGTTCCCTGCAAATAAATTTATGAAGAACCACGGGAAAGCTTGCCATAACAGGAACGCTTACGGTTATGCTTTCGATCTTGATGAGATAGCTAAGAAATGGGAAGATAAAACAATCCTAGGAGGTGTTGGACTCAAGCTTGCAGGAATTAATGATCCGGGAGGATATGTCAGAAATCTTTTTCAAAATATGTTCTATAACATAGTCAAAGAGGTGATGATGACTGGGAATATGTTCGTCGGACGTTTTGGATCTTACAAGATCACAATATACATGAAACGATTCAAAGGCGAGCAGTTTAACGAAATGGCGCGAAAAGGATATTTCAAAGATGTAGATATTGCGCAATGTGCCATGACTGCATACTACCCATTTTTTTATGTTGAATCAGGAACAAGGACATTCGAGAAGATTATAACACTCGACGACGATACCGATAAGCTTTTGGCAGAATTGTTGAACGAAGGAATGACTTATGATCATGAAATACAGGCAAGTATATAATACAGTCAAAAGAGTAAGAAGGAAAAACAAACTGCTATCAGAAAGAGACCTGATGAATATATTATCGTTTGGTATGTCTGCGATAGCAAGGACAATATCAAAAGGGCACGATGTGATAGTGTAGGAGAAGGCATACAATCATCCTATAGTAATAGGTCCAGTACAACAGACAGAAAAAGCATATGAGTCATATTACAGGCAGAAATTGATAAAAAAGATCAGAACTTTATATTATCGATACGCTAAAAAACAGGATGACAACGAGCCATGCTACTATTATTTTGCTTTGGGAACTACAAAGTACAAGAAATATATGAACCAACGAAGGTGCCATCTCAGGACACAGTTTGATTTTGGAAAGATCACATTGTATAGAATACTTGAGGAATGTATCATAAGCACGCACCAGTCAAAACGAATTTTTCGTGTAGAAATGCCTAAGTGCTTCACTCAGCATAGGATCGTATGGTGGAATTTTAAACTTCATATCTCACGTTTTCAGTTGATATTGTACAGACCAAGAACAACCAGGCGGCGCATGGTTATCGAATACCGTAATCTATGCGTACGTTTTGGTTTGAGACACAAACATTTTTAAAGAATAAAATATGGAATACGCCCAGAACACATTCGAGGGTGGGATCGTTATGGACTACAACGTCGTAACGGTTCCCGATAATATCCTCATTGATGCTTTGAATGCCACAATGTCGACATTCAACGGCAACGAGCAGCTGCTCCAAAATGATATGGGTAATGCCAAGATCACATACAGAGACGAGGACAACAACGTCTAGTATGCAAAGCTCCCTGATGGAGCTATACCTATTGGAGCTAAGACTTTCGGGCGCATTATGTATATTGTAAGCGTTACGAAAGACGGGATAGGAGAGATTGGATCTTTCCCATCCCCTGATTATGACAGCATGCTTTATGGCCGGAGTGCTCCAAAAAATAAACTCGTCAATAAATACCAACCTCTTTACGTTGGAAAGATTGACAAAAACGGAGATGAGACAGGCTATCCTCTCCGTACTGAATACCTCCGTTTTGATTTATAGCATCCCGTAGAGATTAACGTTGACAATAGCTACGACGGAAGTATCAACTTGATACTTACAGATAATAAGAATAAGCCGAGAATAATAAACACAGGCTTTGCTGTATAGGAAGACGGAACTTATCACATTATCGACCGTTTCGGCAAGAATAACACAAACAGGTACCCATTATATGACGAAACAGCTTTTGATATCAGCACCTCTTTGTATAATGACACGGATAAGATTGTCAATTTTAAATACCTTGGACTTGGTACAGATGGTAAGCTGATGGTAGGAAATTATGTTTTCTATGCTATCGCTTGTGATAAAGACGGCAACGAGTCAGATATAATAGCTGAGTCCGGAGTTGTTCCTGTCTTTATTGGAACGGATGGCGATCCTTTCAGTATAAATGGAGGATCGGAGAATATGCGAACTGATAAATCTGTCAAGCTTCGACTTATTGGTACTGACAACATTAAATATATCAAGATATGTTACACTAGGGCAAGCTCTGCAAATAATGAGAACCTTATAACGTCAGCATATAAAATAGACGATGTGTTTTACGTCGAAGATGACAAGACCGATATTTTTATCACTGGCTTCGAAAACACGCAATAGATAACAACCAACGATATCAACGTCTAGTATTTCAACGCTGATAAAGTAAAATCTCAGGCTATTGTTAGCAATATCTTGTTTTAGGCTAACCTTACATAGGAAAATCAGGAAAATAAAGAATACGAGAAACTGAAGAATTACAGCCTCTCTATTATTCCGTATGCAGTAGTGGATAAAAAAGTCAATATGGCTAGTGATTACTCATACGAAGGAGAAAATAATTCATATTACAACAGTGATTTCACGTACAAGTTCACAGGATACCATCCTGGCGAGATCTACCGTTTTGGCATTGTATATATAAGAAAAAACAACTCTTTCACTTCTGTTTTCGATGTGCTCGGAGTGAACGACATGAAAACAAAGTGTGAACCTTCAACTATTAACTTTGAGAATGTTGAACTTGAAGAAAGCAAGCCATACTGTACATCTGGCGGAAGTTTCAGCGATAAATACAGTGAAGAATACCCTTACAATATCAAAGGTGTCTGTCGTATTAATGAATCGGTCATCTCTGATCTTATGCAAGTTGTTGGTGTTCATTTCTCTTTCACACAGAAAATGCCAGACGCGGAAAATTACAAAGGGTACTTTTTCGTAAGGTAGAAACGAATTCCTACACTTATTGCTTAGGGATACGCGACGAATATATGCGAGGAGTCTTTCCTTCCAAGTATAAATGTTGAGCAAGAGGTGGATGTAAATGTTGGAGGGGTGAATATAAAAGTCAAAAAGCCGTATCATATGTACGAGTCATTTTGCAGCGCAGGGTTCCAGTTTATGGATGCATAGTGGCGCGAAGACTACCCCAATTTTTACCCTCAGAAAATAGGAAGCCAGGGCGTACTTCTCAATGGATACTATCAGAGATTGTTTTCATTACCTGATAAAGTCCTCGCATTCTTTGATAAGTTAGACAGCGACAGTAGCCGAGCTATGACGGTCATGTGGCAGCAAGAACTCAATCAGGATATCTCGATGATGGGAAACTGCATCTATGACGGTTGGGAAAAAAGGAAACTGGCAGTCTTTAATTACAGATATCAAAATTCCGCAGGCTAGCAATACTGCATGATAACCTTAAACGGTAGAAGCACAGCAGGAAATAATGAGTGCAGACTTGGTGGTGTTTTCTTGGCTGAAAAAGAAATAGACGAACACAAACTATAGGATTAGATAATCCACTTAGGAAATACAACAGATATCCCCATATTTCCATCTACAACATCTGACCATAACACTTTCAATTGGGCGAAAGATGTAAAACAGCAGAACATCTACACTTCATATTTTCAGCACTTCTACGATAGCAAGAGAACCATAAAAAACATAGGTGGCAATAATTTGCCGGCTTATGAGTGGTACTACGCGTTGGCCCAGTGCTTGGCAACTGATGTGATCATAAAGGATTCTATGACACCAATAAGAATTCAGTATGACAAGAAGGGAGAGTTTAAGATTTTCGACGACTCGAACGGCAAGGAGCTCTGCACTATAGCGTGTGATGAACCTATGAAGTATGGCGTGAATAACACATGGAGCATAGGAATCGGAGACGCAAGATACAATAAATACAGGCTCAAAGGACTTGAATATGGATAGGCTGGATTTACAGACTCGTACACTTAGGAAAATCTCGAATTTGTAGAGTAGATATACAGCGAAAGCGATATGACACTCTTGAATCCTACCACTTATAAAAATGGGGATATCATCTACCAGTACGCAGAAGGTTCTACCATATCGGCATCTATAACAAAAAGCAAGTATAGCCTCAGCGTTTCCATTTATGGAATATCCACAGATGGCAGAGGTTATAATGTTGAAGCATAGACAGCCTGCGCATATTCAGATGTTGGACAAAATGACGAATACAAGACCGCCACTTTCCACGTAAACGGTTAGGTGTATACAGACGGAACTATACCAGCCACACCATATCAGAATCTACTGGTCAAACTGGACGGTATATGGTACGAGTTCCAAGACTATGCGATAGGTGCTGATGATATTGAAAATATTGACTCAGCCAAAAATAGTTATGCTGAAAGAATACGCGATAGAGTAGTCAATGCAAGATCTCAGGCTGGCGCTTTGGTTACAGATGGAACCATGAGTGGTTACAAGTTCGATATCAGCACATACAACGGAAAATATGACTATCCTAAGAAAAAGGAAAATGGAAACTATGGCAATATGGCCTATATCTATAACCCGATGGAGAACAACAGCTTTGCTATGTTCTGCCCGGATTATGAACTCAATATGCCATATTACAATAACATTTTCACAGGTTAGGAGCTAGTAGCAAAGGCAATAACATCTAGCACTTATTTGCAAAGCAACGTTCAAAGATTATATCAATATAACAACACGCATATTAACACATCTAAATTCTTCAAATCTTTCGGTTTGAGTATTGAAGAGGGAATGTCTCTCGGTACAATCTTACATAAAAAGGCAATAGTAAAAGAGAACTCTATAAGACACGACGACAATGTGTTCTTCTCTGCTAAAGCCGGAGATGTGACGACTAAGACATTTAGTTTTGCTGGTGCCAAATTCCTCGCATAGGTAAGGCCTGATTTATCATACACTCCGACCGACAAGATGGGTAGGCTCTCGATGCAAAAACCCTATAACCTGATGAGAGGATTATATGGTTCATATGTCGGACTTTATCCATATATAGAAGAAAACGGTAAATCTAAAGGTCAAGATATAGCTAATAAGATCGTTAACTTATATATTCCAGGATACAGCGAAGATAATATGGGCGGATATTTCACTACCCGCTTCAACGACAGACGCCAGTATTATAGAATATCAGACAGTCAGGATATAAGCACAAGATAGCTTGATTGCTATCGTGGCGATTGTTTCATTGGATGGTATACTCACAGAGTAAATAGAAACTTCAATGACTCGTCCGCTCCATATAATGACACGATCCTTTAGGGAATGTGTTTCACAAATGCTTTGAATAAACTATTCTCGATTGAATACAGAAGCTTTGATTTGACTAAGAACCCAGACGTTGCCCTTGATGTAAACCTTGGCGATATGAATGCTGTGCAGATGGGCTCATGGGTTACTTTCCCGTGTAGATCATCGAGGAATATATGCATAAGAAGCACAAATGAAGCATGGACAGATGAAAAGGCACATAGTGGAAATGCTAGGTCATTCTACCCATTGCACAGTATAGACCCATCCGGATCTTATAAGTTAAGAGAATCCGATAACTACAACGAGGGATTTAGTAAGTCAGGAGGTGATAGGCTACACTTCAATCAAAACAACTATATCTGGGAGAATAACTACTACAAGAACAGAATCCAATATTCAAACATCCTTGTAAACGGAAACTTTGAAAATGGAAACCGTGTTTTCCTTGCCAATCATTATAGAGATTACACCGATCAATACGGAGCAATTACAAAAATCGTATCATTGGCAAGTTATCTCTTGGTAGTATGCGAGCATGGTATCATGTTGGTACCAGTCAATGAGCGAGCACTTGCAGGAGAGGGAGCCGGTGGATTCGTATATATCAACACTTCAAACGTGTTGCCGGAAACTCCGAAAATATTATCTGAAGATTTCGGATCTACATGGCCTGAGAGTGTTATATCTACACCTTACGGAGTCTTTGGTGTGGATTCGAACGCCAAGAAGATCTGGGCATGTGATGGATCAACCGTTTAGATGATCTCAGATTTTAGGATCCAGTCATTCCTTAATGATGCGCTGCCAATGGATGGAATGAATCCAGACATCGGCAAAGTAAATATCAAATCCCACTATAACATGTTTAAAGGCGACGTGATCTTTACCGCTTATTGTGATGATACCATGTGGAGCTTATGCTATAATTTGCACGGAGCAACGAAAGGCGGAGGATGGCAGACGTTCTATTCTTGGCTTCCTGCAATATCCGGGAACATCGGAAACTGCATGATAACATTAGACCATCAAGTCAACAGGCATATCTTGGGATTAGATCATTCTAATATACACGATGGAGGAGCTACACATTTCTTATGGAAACATGGGCAGTCCGACGCTGTTATGACAGAGGAAACTATCAAACCCACGTTCTGGTATGGCACACAGCATCCATTCGAATTTGAGTTTGTAGTACGTAAAGATGCAAGTGTTCACAAAATCTTCAACGATCTGAGAATACTAAGCAATAAAGCGGCGCCTGAATCATTCCATTATGAAGTGATCGGTGAATGTTATGATCTCGGCAATGATAAACCCAACATGTACTATAGGCAAGAGATAACAAAAGCGCTATATAACCTGTGCCTTGGTTCACGCATCAAATACAACCCAGACTTTACACATATAACGCCAAAGCTTGCACTTAATGTAGGCGCGAATATATCCAAATCTACAATGTTCCCATTATACTATCGAAGGATTCACGATGCAAATGATGTTGAGAGCTACTACTAGCTGATGAAGAAAACAGGGTTTGATTATTAGAACCTCTCAGGATCTGAAATTGTGTATAACGAACTCCTTAACGAGTTCAGGATATGGTGCCATGTTAAAGGTGTCGATATGAAGAAAGAGGGCCGAATACGTGGAAATATGCACTACAAAGAGGATTGCTGGTACGTTCAGATTCCATCGATAACATACATGCAGAAAAATGAATATGTTGACCGTCCATTTACTGGTAAGCCTATCATTAACCTCGGGAATAACCCGATCCCTGATGATGCTAAGGCTACCGATTTTGATTTGGATATACTGAATAATAAATTTGGCACAACATACAACACAGAAGATGTAAGCTTCGAGAAATGGAGCGATAGGAAAGAGATGAAACTAAAGGATAAATATATCAAGATCCGCATCCGTTATACAGGCGATGAGCTGGCAGTGGTTGGTGGTGTCTTGACATTATACAATAAAAGCGCATCATGAGTACAGAAAACAACGCAGTAAGCGGTAGGATCGTAAGTACCGGCAAAGGAAGCGATGGACTAAAACAAACAGCAGCTTCTCCTGGTGCCATCTGGGGAACAGTAGGCAATACTGCAAATGCACTAGGTGGTTTGTTCCCCGAATCTGATAACTACCAAGGAAGATATGGTAATCTGTCCGCAGGACTAGATGCAGGATACAATGGCGTTGCTGATGCTGTCGGTTAGATTAACCCAATAGCAGGCGGCATTATGAAGCTCGGAGCATTGGGAACCAAAGCCTTGCATTCTATTGGAGTCGGAACCAGTGGGATGACTCGCACTGATGCATTCATGGATTCGCCATTTATGGCTCTTACTCCTTTCGGACTTATCAATGCCTTAGGAGCTAAGAAATCCGACACTATGGAAGCTGACACCTAGACCTTGGCGCTTGGTGGCAATTCTTATTCAGGAGCTGCCGATGACGTCATGGATGCGGCGGAGAAATCAGGAAAGAAATATGGTCTGTTTAGTAGGAAAGCATTAGGCCGAGCAAATGATGAGATAGCAGCAGCTGGAAGACTACAAAACAACATGGCATCTATAATGAACCAAAACAAAATGCTGATGGATGCATTAGCCAATCAGCAAGATATGAACAACCAGCAATATCAAAATATGATGAATGGTACGGATTGGTCGGCTATGCCGATGAGTGCTAAGAAAGGCGGAATATTACCATCTTAGTATTAGATAGCTCACCGTGTGGCATATAACCACAGGAAGAAACAGGAACCGATAGAATACGTGCCAGTCATTGACACGATCGATATGTTCCAGAATGGCGGACAGATGTCTCTTTTGCCAGAGGGTGCACTCCATAAAGACAAGCACCATATCGAAGAAGTTAGGGATGACCTCAAAGGCGAGATAACACACAAAGGCATCCCTGTCGTGACGATAGCAAAAGATGGGCAGCAAGTGGAATAGGTGGCAGAGATAGAACATTCTGAATGGATCCTTTCCGCTGATCTCACAGAGAAAGTGGAGAAACTGCGCGATAAGTATAACGAGAGCGATGACGCACAGGAGAAACAAGAGTTTGCTATTGAAGCCGGTAAACTTATCGCCGAAGAAATGATGGAGAACACCGACGATCGTGTCGGATTGATCAAACAGATCAAGGTATGAAAAGAAGCATAAAATACGGGGTCAATCTAAAAAAAAAGTTTTTCATCTGGAGGGACCCCGTACAGTTCCACTATGTGGATCTTCCGTGTTATATGTATTATGGGTTTGAGTCTGCGCTTGGGATCTCTATCGAAATGATGATCGTGATGTATAAATACAAACAATTCATAAAAGAGAATGCCCCAGCGTTTGATATGAGATCCAAATATCACGACGCATAGCTTACAAAAGAACAACTCGAGAATGTGGAAATGGAAGCCATACGAGAAATGGAACTCGAAGAGTTGCAGGATATGGTGGAAATTCCAAACTACTATGAAATGTTCGCACAAGCCAGGCGAGAATTAAATGGTGATTATATAAAGAAAAAATATTTTTATCTTGCATCATATTATGAAAAAGACATTCAAGGATCTTGTGGAGGAGACAATGCCACAGGAGAAAGAGCCGAAGAAGGAGGAAGAAATAAAGGAGGAGCTGAAACCTCAGGCAGTTCTGAATGATAGCGATAACCTCGACTGCCTTATCTGTTCTGTATTAAAAGCTCTTGGGCTTACAAACGGCCTTGATGATTACAAACCTTCACGACTTGAAAAGATCCTTGGAGGTAATAGTGAGATCATCATAACTATGGGAGGCCCTGATATAGCGTACGAGACCGACGGGTTCTCTGATATGCTGAAAGATGTGATCGGATCAGTTAAATCTGACAAGAAATACACAGTCGAAGATATTAAAGAGATAAGAGAAAACAAGAAAAAGCACGGCTCATCTATGAAGAAACTTTTAGCTCTTATGGATGATGACCATGTATTGCGTGCATTCAACGGCATGCAGTTATTCAAAACTGGCGGTAATATCCAGAAAGAACAGCAAGGAGCAAAACAAGAAGAGCCAAGACAGCAGCCAGAACAGAAACAGCCCGAGAAGCCAACAGTAGAAGCAAAGATAGGGAACAATACCTACCACCTCTGGGAAGCTAAGACCGAAGAGGAAAAAGCCGAAGGTTTGCAAAATGTCAGCTATCTTGGAAAAGATCAGGGTATGATCTTCTACTACGACAAACCGTGTAGTGTTGACTATTGGATGAAAGACACAGAGATACCCCTCAAAATCTGCTTTTTCAATGAGGATTTTGAATGCATCTCTGTTAAAGAAGGCACACCATTATCTGAAAACCTTATCCACGAAGACGATGTGCAGTTTGTGGTAGAGCTTAGCTCAGACGCTGATGTAAAACCAGGAGATGAGCTTGACTTTCCAGGAGATGATGATGAATACGTTATGGAAGTTTTGGGAAGTGATGGGGAGATTTAGTACCAGCTCAAATCCGGCCAGCGTATCATGTCAAGAAAATCAACAAAAGTAATAATAACAAAAGCAAAGAGGGCGTGGAAAAATCGGAAACGTCCGGAATATGAGAAATATTGCGCAATTCTTGGGCGTTATGTCTTCAAAGAATTAGACGCGCAGGATGGAAGAGATGCAGAATACGTACAGCTTGACAAAGACAAAAAGTGATGGATATTGAACGAATAAAATGTGTGGGTTTTGGTCTTCAAGGCCCACATCAAAATTTCCAAAAGATAGAATTTACACGTCCCGCTATTGGTGATGATGATATACTTATTGAAATTTTATATGCCGGTATTTGTCATAGTGATCTCCACACTGTAGAAAACCATTGGGGAGAAGCCAACTTTCCACTTGTGCCTGGTCATGAGATAGTTGGAAAAGTTATCCGTTGTGGAAAGGATGTCAAGAAATTCAAGGCTGGAGATTATGCAGGCATAGGTTGTATGATTAACTCATGCGGTGAGTGTTGCGCATGCGATCATGGCAGAGAATAGGAATGCAAGAAAATGGTTCTCACTTACAACGCTAAAAACTGGGATGATAACGATGAGATAACACAAGGCGGATATTCTACATGTTATGTTGTAAAGCAAGACTTTGCAATAAAGGTAGACTGCAAAGAAGAAGATCTCCCAAAGATTCCTTCTCTCATGTGTGCTGGTATCACTACATTCTCACCTATCAGGCAGGCTAACGTAGAGGAAGGTTCAACTGTTTTTGTTGCAGGCTTTGGTGGTCTTGGCCATATGGCGGCACAGTATCTCAAAGCTATAAACTGCCAGGTTGTAGCATTTGATATAGAAGATAGGGAAGAATTAGCACGTGCAGTAGATGTAAAGTTTGCAAAGATAGAGGAGGACGGAGAGATTGATGAGTCTTTTGAGAAAAAGTTTGATTTTGGAATTATAACAATACCATATAATTACGACCTCAAAAAATACATGAGACTTTTGCATTGTGGCGGGAAACTTGCGATAGTAGGCATTCCTCCATATGATGAATGTCCAGATATCTCTATTAAAGACTTGATATATGAGTTTCCAGGTGTTGAGCTTTTCGGAAGTCTGATCGGAGGAATAAGCGAGACACAGCTATGTGTTGATTTCTCTATTAAAGCCAACATCTTCCCTATTGTTGAAGAGATAGAGCCCACAGCAGAAGCTATAGATGAGGCGTATCAGAAAATGCGCAATCGTGAAGTTGATGGCCGTTTTGTTATAAAGATGAAGGACTTTGATAAACCAGAAGATAAGGAAGAGATCACAAAACACCAATAGGGCGGACAGATTGAAGAAAAACACGAGCCAGAAGTGTTTAAGAATTACAGAAACGCGCAAAACTCATATATCGCTGATGAGTTGAAAGATTACGCTTCTAATCCTCACGATGTTAGATACATCGGATAAAAGGGGCCTGATGATTGGTACCCGAACCTTATATTCAACGGCGGTTGGTTTATAAGGCCAACAGAGGGACAAGTTGACGAGAACGGTAAGCCATACACAAAAGAGGACTATATAAAAGCCACCGAGTGGTTGCCTGCTAGCATTGACTTCATATTCGGAGATGATGAGAAATACCGCGGAAAAGTACGAGCCGCTTATCCATTTCCCGGAAAAAAGACGAATGAACAATATGAGGCTTTCCTTGATATGTTAAGAGATAGAGGTATTGATGTTGATGATGGAACGTACGATTATCACACGTTTTTCGAAAATGAATACGACGAGTGGCAAAAGAAAGATCGAGAAGCAGCTAAAGAAGCACCAAAAAATAAATTCTGGAACTGGCCGCATATGAACGGAGACTATAAACTCGAGCCTCATATCACATGGCCAGGAGTAAATAAAGACGCATGGAAACAAGACGGGGACAGGTGGATCTATACACCACCAAAAGATCATAAGAAGAAAGACGGAACACAATATACAGATGAGGAATATATTAGATATTTCCAAACTAGAGAGAACCCGGAGAATTGGCTAAACTTAAACGGAAAGCTTATCCAAGGAGGAACAAAAAGAGGGGAGAAATAATTTGAAAATATACGCTTAAAAGGAATTTGGTTTTGGATAAAAATATTATTATTTAGATTCGTGCCAACCATATCGATCGATTCGTGGCTAGTCTATATAAATAAAAATTCGTGGCAATAAAAACAATAATGATATATGTCTATAAAAACAATTTCAATTGAAAGCGGTAAGAAGTATTTAAGCGAGGTTATTGAATTCCTTCCATCTCATTGTCTGATAAATAAAGGAATCACAGGATGTGGAGGCACAACTCTCGAACTAACATGCAAGAGAAATAGTGTGATTTTAGTCCCAACAAAAAACCTGGTAATTTCAAAATGCTTAAATTCTAAAAATTATTTTGGAGTTGTTGGAGATATAACAAAACAACAAATAAGAGAATACGCTAATTGCCAAATAGAATTTAAAAAAATAATTGGTACATATGACTCTCTGGGAAAAATAATGGATGCTATTCCAGAATGTACGAATTGGTTTCTGTTAATTGACGAGTATCATTTACTTTTTAATGATTACTCTTTTAGGTCTTCCGCAATTCTTGGAATATTAAATAATTTTAGGCGGTTCACTAATTGGTGTTTTTTAACAGCTACTCCATTAAATGACAAATGTATTTTAAAAGAATTAGAAGGTATAGATAGAATTGAATTTAAATGGGAAGATGCAACAAAAGTAAACATTACAATTAGAAACACACCATATATACAGCGTGAAATAATAAATGTTATTAATTCATACCCGACAAGAAATATTCATATTTTTTTGAATAGTGTTGGAACAATAAAATACATTGTTAATAAACTTAGCATATCTGATTTCCGCGTTATTTGTTCTACAAATCAAACTACAAGAGTAAAAAATAAGAGAGAAATAACATCTCCTATTTGCAAACTAAACTTTTACACGTCATGTTCATTTGAAGGAGTAGACATTAATGATGAAAATGGAATGTGTGTTATTTTATGTGACACAAAAATTGCTTCTACAGTTCTAGATATATCAACAAAAATTCGGCAGATTTGCGGAAGAATTAGGAATTCAAAATATAAAGATGAATGCATAGTTATTTTAAATACAAAGACACATAGATATTTAGGTTGCTCTCAACAAACGTTTTTTGACAAAGTTAATTTAAATGAAAAAAGAGGATTAAGCAGGATGGAGGTTATAAACCATGAAACAGATGAACAGTTAACAACTGACCTTCTATGGTTTAAAGCCACGCCTATGAATTATATGTCAATTTATATAAATCAATATGACACAAGATTCTTTTTTGATGAAAATTTAAAAAAGATAGATATTTATAATTATGAATTAATCTCTGAAATTTACAACAGCACGATTAGCGTTTTAACGGAATATAAAAAACAAGATTTTAATGCTTGTGGATATTCCCGATCAGAAATATTTAAATCCGACAAAAAGGGTTTAGAGTGGATTAACAAAATAATATGTGAGTCAAAGAAGGCAACCTGGACGTATTCAGAAATAGAAGATGTTTTTCCACCTTTATTTAAAGAACATTATTTAGAGTGGCACAAAAAAAGTTCAATTAAAACATTTTTCCCAGAATATGTAAAGAAGCGCGAAATAATTAGTGGCAAAAGACAAATAACATATTTTTTCCCGTTAGTATGTAAAACTTCGTCATAAAAAGTGTGTTATATAAAATTGTATTTAAAAACAGATAAGATTTTAGTTTAGCGATAGTTCACTATTGATTGATGTGTGTCCAAGTGTACGCTTAAAGGTATGTCCAGTATATAAGTAAAAAGGGTATGTCCAGTATACATTTAAACTTGGACAGTATACGCTTAAAGACTTGGACAGTGTAACTTAAACATTTTTTTTATGTCAACCATAGCGGTCTTTTCGTGTTTAGTATATATACTAAGTTTTTCGTGTCCATAAAAACAATTTATATAATGTGATAATTTAATACTATAATTGTTGCGTTGTTAATTCGAAACGTTTAATTAAACACAATAAAATATGAATATTCGATTTCGTAATGTGCCCGTTGTGGGCGTTAAGAAGTTCCAGCAGGGCGGTCCTGTAGACGCACCAGCTGAAGGTGGAGCTCCTGCTGAGGCTCCCATGGAAGAGGAACCCGCAGAGCAGCCCCAGGAGGGTGAAGTACCTCAGGGTGGCGGTGATCCAATGGAAATGTTGATGCAGATTGGACAGATGGCAGCTCAGGCTTTACAGAGTCAGGACTGCAACGCTGCTATGCAGGCTTGCGATGGCATTGTGCAGTTTATCCAGATGATGCAGCAGGGTGGAGGCGCACCACAGCAGGAAGCTCCTCGGGGCGAGCCCGTGTATCGCAGAGGTGGTAAACTCGTAGGCTACACCCGTAGATAATAAATAGAAATTAATGGTTTAAGGACGGAGGAGGTATATAATAATTTATACCTCCTTTTTTAGTTTAAATGCAAAATATGAGTCAATATATTAAAAAATTACAAACAGGCGGAACGGTAGAGACATAGGAGACTGAAGATCCGAAGTTCAAAACTGCTACTGCTGATTATGACGCCAGACAACTTGCAGCTGATTACGAACACAATATTCTCGCATATGCAAAACACTTAGGATTAAAGCCAGGATCAAAGAAATATGACGAATATATAACTGAAGCTGCAAATATCCAGAAAGGCATAATGGATGGAACTTTTTCACGCGGCGAAGGTCTGATTTATACCGGAAGTATTATAGGTGATAACAACCCAATGCAATCATATGCCCTTGGATTGTTAGATAAAGTTATCGCACAAAAAACAAAAAATGTGCAAGAAGCTGCAAGTCAGGCAAAAACCCAAGCTGATTTTGACCCTGCTTTGTTGAAAAAATATTTTTATAAAAAGTTTTTCGGCGGACAAAGCACTCCAGATTTGCAATCTTGGCTTGATAGGGACACTGTTGACGAGAATGGAAACCGTGGAAGTTTCAATAGGCTGACAGCGTTTGCCGACATGCTTGATAGTTATGCAGACAGTTTTGAAGGTTCAAATTATAACTGGTCAAATAGTGCATATTTAAATAAAGAAGATTATCAGAAAAAGCTTCGTGATGTTGCAGTATCTTTAAGGAATGGAGTATACGACAATAATATTGCTGCAAAGCTTGACACTATCGGAATTGGAGCACAGTTAAGAGAGTATCTTTTTGGTAACGGTAAGAAGTTGGACGATGCTCCTGTTGAAGGCTCTTATGAGGCGTTATTAGCTGCAAAGAAAAAAGAATTAGACGCTGATGTAAAAGCAGGAATATTAACACCAGATGAGGCAAACCAGAAGCTAAAGGAGTTTGCTGATGATTATAAATATTCAAAATACGGAGATTTACAATGGGATCGTGATTATCAGAATTGGGCAAATACAAACTGGGCTTGGACTGGAGAAACAAATCAATAGATCGGAAGTCTTGGTCCTGGTGCTCTTGATGATTCAAAATTATTAATTTGGAATGGTAATCCTGGAACATCTGAGGCTGATAAAACAAAATCATGGTTAAGTAGTGCGACAAATGCGCAATATGCCGCAAATTTAATGAATCAGCTTTATGCTGGAAGAATGATAGATCTCAACGGTGGTTTTGACAGATTGACAAATTCAGATATTGTTCGCGGAGTATTGGCTACTTTATCTTCACAAAGTGACAAAGTGACTCCTATAAATCAAGAGGAAATGTATCTTAACGATAGTATTAATTACGAAAAAGGAACTGCTCTAAAATATAATGCAAAGAGTGGCGCTTTTTCATTAGTACATGTTCATCGTACAGATACACCTGTCCTTTATGGAATATTAAAAAGCCAATATCTTAAAATACATCCGCAGCGTTCAACTAGCGACAAAACAAGATGGGCAAAAGATGGTGCTAAATTAATTTTAAAAGCCTTGACAGGCGCAGAATTGCAGGCTATTGGACAGCAGCAAAATCAAGCTAATGATTACATCAGGCATCAGCAGTATGAGCAGGAAGCACAGCAGAAAAACATATCGGCTGAAAGAGTAATGGCCGGTAAGGGTAATGCTGCTAATGATACATCTCTGGCTCATAATCTTAGATCTGCAGGAACATGGACTGATATCGCAAGTGCTGGGGTTTCGTTTGTTCCAGTCGTTGGTAATGTTGTGGCCCCTATCATGGGATTAGGTGCAACTGGTATGCATATGGTTGCTGATATGCTTGATCCGACTGTTACAAGGAACGAAGTTGCAACTAATTTAGCTGTCAATCTTGGACTTACTGCTTTGATGCTTATCCCTGGTGGTGGAGCCGGCAAAATTGCAAAGGCTGTTAAACTCGGAAAGGGCGCACTTCAAACAGCAATGGTCGGCTATGGCGCTTTTAACACCGCTAATAATTTTGATAGAATAAAGAAATTAAGACAGAAAGAAGAAGCTGGAACGCTGTCTGCAGAAGAAAGGAAAGAGTTAGATTATATGTATTCTATAGCAGCAGGAACAGTTGTCGGTGTTAAAGGTCTTGCTGGACAAGGTGCCAAAGCACTTGGAAATAATTTCTTCGGTAATGCAGCAGCATTAGCATCTGATCCATTACTCGCTATTAAATCTTTGTATAATAAGAACGCTAGGAAATCATTTACAAATTTGACAAAGCCATTAACTGTAGCAAATACTGAAGTTACCAAGGGCGAAGGCAAAAAGACATATTGGATAAATCCGGACGGAAAACAAATTGAAATAACAGCTTCTCAGAAAAAGAATATGTTAAATACATTATAGCAGTTATAGAAAGAAAAGGTAACTGATGTAGATGTAATTAACAAACGTCTTGGTGAAGCATGGGCTAAAAGTGGCGAAAACGGGGCATGGTATAGTAAAGATAAAACAACATAGCCAGGTATCAAATGGGATAGTGAATCATTTAACAAAAATGAATGGTTGAAAGTAACATCTCCCGATGATGTTACTGGAGAGCTTAAAATAACTGTAAGAGGCGCAGATGGAAACGATGTCGAATTAGCATTTACTGAGGCTCAATAGAAAGAATTGATAAAGGCATATAATGGTTCGCACACTGATGATGTCAAGAATAAAGCCATGCAAGAAATTACTGGTGATAATACTAAAAAATATTCAGCTGTTGAATATAACAAGTTAACACCAGACTAGAAATCTGATTTCGATTCTAGAATGGCAGAAATTGGATTAAAGGCAGCTAGGGATAAATATGAAACATTTGAAGTTGCGAAATCAAAAACCATTGATGGATAGGTTAATCCAGATGCAGTTTAGATTGCAGAATCTGACGCAAAGACTGGGTTAACTAAATTTAATGATTCGAAGATAAGCACACATTTTTCCGATATTGATCATCCTGACCTTATTACACAACAAGGCGCATATGATATAAACACACCAATAGGAAAATAGAATGCACTTGCAAGAATAAGAGCTAGACGTATTGATGAAACTGCAGCCGGTCCACTTGGTTCTATGTTGCTTGCTGCTGGATTTAATACTAATAATGAAATGTTCAGCGGTCTTGGCGTGTTTGGCGGTAGATCTGCTGCAAGAAAAATGTCAAAAGTATTGAATGAAAAAGAGCAATTAAGATAGCGACAACTCAAAGAATAGGCAAACCCATGGATGAAAGAGGCTTTTGAACAAGCACTCAACAGGAAAATAAAATCAATGGAAGCAGAAGCGGCAAGCCACGGTGAAACATTGACAGATCAAGATAAAGCTAAGATACATCTTTCTGATACAGAAAAAGCATATGCAATTGAGACATATCTCAAAGAACAGCAATATTTAAAAGATTCCTTTGATGACGGTGTAACTTTTGATATCGATCCAGAGACTGGATATTTTGATATATCAGAACCAATTTATATTAAAAAAACCAAACGATCAGTCGTTAATGATTTAATTAGAAAAGGCTTTGATAAAGATAGTTCTTTAAAAAAATATAATGCCGATTAGCTTGAACAATTAACTGGCCGTTTCCGTCACGCATTACCTAATGGAAGTAAACTTTCATATGCCGAAAGCCAAAATTTACTTGATGGTATGTATCGGCAATATGTTGTAGAAGAATCAGCTGCTGGCAGGATTCCTGTGGGTTTGTCTGATTTCATTGATGATTTCCAAATTAGAAACATTAACGAAAGCGGAATACTTCACTCTGTAAAAGTTAAAGATCCACTGACAGGTGCGGAAATATCTCCATCGGAATTAAAATCAAAATATGCTATTGATGTTTTTGATGAATTAAAATCAGAAGCTGCAAGAAAAGGCGTAAGTATAGCAGATAGCGATCCAATAGAAATAACAATAAGAATATTATCTGATTCAGACGCATTAGATAATGTCCAAAATAAAATATAGGGAGATGTTGCGTTGCATGCTGAGGCTGAGCTTAATGCAAAAAAATCATCTTTAACCACGGATTTGTTAGATGAATTTAAAACAGCTCATGATAAATGGGTTGCGGAAAATCCAACAGAAGCAGCTGATAACCTTAAAAATCTTGCTAAGCAAAATGAACTGTTCACCGAAATTAACAAACGTAATATAGGATTGAATGGTGAGGCTATGGTTGATAATATATCTTCAACATAGGGAATAACCAGAGAAAAAGCAAGAGCAAATATCATTGAGTCAGCACATAGGAATGGAATAACTGGAACAGATAATGAAATCTTTTCAGAGTTAGATGCAAATCCATATAAAAAGCAGCTCGTTGAAAACGACCTAAATGCTAAATATACTGCAGCATTATAGGAAATGACAGATAAATTAAACGAGCTTTCAACTTTAGAAGGAGCACTATCTAGAAGAGATCATGAAAATTATAATAACTGGCTAGCTAAAAACTTTGCAAAAAGAGGAGATTTAGATGCAAAGTTAGAATATCTAAGAGGCATTTCTGTATCTGGAGATAGCAAGACTTTATTAAGCAAAATGAGAAGAGATCTTCCAGCGGGAGCAACGGATAAAGAGGGCTTCGACATAATAACAAAAGCAGCCAAACGTATTGGTTTGGATACTGCTGATGAATCACATTTACGTTTAATGCTTGGAGATCCTGATGCAGAAGCAAATTTAAGAAAGACAATTTAGATAGAAAGAAGGATAGAATTATTACGGCGTGCTGGATATGATGAAACATCATCTGCTGCTCTTAAAAATGCTATGGAAAATAGTGGATCTTTTGACCAACAAATTAAAGATCTTGATGCACAGATCAACGTTTATAGACGGAGACTCCCAAATGTTGTTATTGATAAATTGAAAAATCAAAAACGTTTGACTAAAGCAGATCTTCCATTTATTGAACGAAATGCTGGGATCACTATCAAAGATCCTAAAAAAGCAAAAGCAGAACTTAAGAAAATCAAGTTCGGAGAAATAGACGAATCAAAATGGATAGATACAATAAAGGCTGCACAAAAGAAAGCAGGATTCCGCAATGGTGGTATTCTTGATAAAATGATGTTTTTAAGAACCGGTGGAGAAATTAAAAAAAAAGTTTTGAAGGCGGAAGAGGGATTGATTGTTCCAGAAGATTTTAATTATGATTGGTATAAAAAACTTTATAAGTAGACCGCATTATTAAATTCAGAATTAAAAGATCACAATAATTTTGCAGGAGATAATTTACGTGGTAATAATCATAATCAGAATTTTGATTTGGCTATGGCTGCGTATAAAAACCAAGCATATACAAGTGATCATGATGCAACAGAACGTGATATACAAGGTTTTTATAATTCAGATTATGGACAATCTTCTCTTGAGGATTTTGTGAATCAATATAATGAAAATGCCGCTAAGATACGCGGGACTTGGGGAGTAGGTAAAGATGGCGCATTATCTAATACTACACATTCTGCAAATACAGAATACGGGCTAGGAGAGCATAATCGGCTTTTCAGAAAAATGTTCGCAAGTAGAAGCAATAATGCAGCAAATACACCAGTCTATAATATCGGATACCAAGACGGGAAAACCGCAGACGGCCATGAAATGGATGATATAATGGGGACTTCCACGTGGATGCGCAGAATGGATAGACGAGAAAAAGAATGGAGCGATAATCTGACAGATGAAGAAAAGAAGGCTAGAACATTTAAGATTACTTTAGGAAATGGCGAAGTTGGTTATGTGTACAAAAAAGCCAATGGAGATATTACAATTTTGAACCCATCGCAAGTTGTAGCACAAACTCCAGAACCAACAACATCATAGCAACAGAAAAAAGAAGAGCCAGTACGTCTTGACGGAGAAGTAGAAGGTAGTAATTACGGATTATATAGAACTCCAAAAGACAAATTCAAGAAAGGGATTTCGACAGTAGGAAGTATGATTTCAGAACATGCTCCTGACTTCATGGCACTTGGACGTTATCTTTCAAACAAGAAGAACAATAAGCGAATCCTTGATTAGATGATGAAAATAAGGGCGAGCCAATTAAGTCCAATGAATTAGCATATGTATGTTAGAACTGGGTTCTCGTTAGAATAGGCTGCAAACCAACAAGCTGCACAAAATCAGAGTTAGGCAGGAAAAGCTCAAACTAGCAATGCTAGCCTTAATAATGCAGTTGCATTAGAAGCAGCAGATAAAGCTGCAGCATTACGCCAGCAAGGAAATCTTAAATCTGCTGATGTTATGTATACTACTGCTAAAGAACAGCAAGCACTTGATAGGCAAGTTGCAGCATATAACCTGAATGTTAAAGATAAGAATACAGCAGCATTAACTAATCTTCATAATGAATTAACGAGATATAAAACAGGAGAACTGTCTTCTCAACAGACAAATCTTAACACATATTTATTAGAGCTTGAAAAGAGAAAGAGAGAAGAAGATATATAGAAACAAAGATATAGAGATGCATTTATGACTCAAAAGCAAGATATAGAAATGTCTATAGAGTTAGAAAACGATCCAGAATACAAAAGATTATATGATGCATTTAAATCTACATCACCAGGAACAGATGCATATTCTAATGCATATAACGCATTGCTCGAATATAAGCGTAATTTTACATTGTCCCATAGTATAAACAACTTAAACGAATGGGCGAAGTCCAAAAAACTGCATGATAGAATAAATGTATCAGATAATAATGACTATATTCCAGATATTATATCTGCTAAAAGAGGAAGAAAAATAGACGACTCTGAGATAAAAGCACAAGAAAAAGATAATGATAGAATCATAAAATAGATTTTAGAAAATATAAAAAATAATCAAAAAGCACTTGACAGATTATCAAGAAGCGAACTGTTGGCTATTAAAAGTTTTTTAAAATGATTAATGAAATTCAAAAGATACAAAGTGGGGGCTCAATGCCCCCATTTACATATTACTAGCCAGTATTTGTAAATACAGGCAGGGCAACTAGCACTTCTGACACATCATCCAGTAGCAGCTCATCTAGTAGCAAAAAAGATGATAAGCTAGGAGATAAGGATATGATGGAAATGTTAGGAAAAATTGATGGTTTGCCAAGTGATATGAACTAGGTGTTTTTGATGATGCAACAATTCTATGACATGAAAGAATTAGGAGGAATGAGCACATCATCATTATCACAGCAATATCTAAAAGCCATGTAGGCTTTAAAAGTTGCAACATTTAATAAGTCTTAGTTTGATGATACAAAGAAAAATATAATTAATCAACAGGGACTTAATGAGATAGCTGTTTCAGAAGGAGGATATGTTATAGTTGCTGATAAGGATGGAAAACCAAAACAGATTCATTTAACAACATATCTAAAAGATAAAAGTAAATATACACCATATACTAATTCAAACTTGTTAAATTATAGGGCTCAATATGCACCATATGATCAGACAATTTTGAATATTGTAAATAATGGCATAGGTATGCCATAGATTGACAAATTGATTCATTAGTATATGGAATCACTTGGTACATCTACAAATAGTTCAAGCCAGATTATTGCTAAAAAATTTTCAGGAATGGCTAATAGCATTGATGCATTAGTTAAATTATCTGATGAAGGAAAAGATGTAACAAGCAAAGGAATTAGTGGAATCTATGATATAGACCAATTAACTAAAACGCAGAAAGAACAAGCAGCACATGCTATACGATATATTTATTAGATGCTTCCAGATAATGCAAAAACATTATTATAGGCAAAACTAGGTAGTGAAACAGATGCCACTAATTATGTGTTACAAGTTATAACTGATAAAGTACAATCTACTGTATCAGATACAAATGAGCATAAAGAAACGATGCTTACAGATCTAAAAGGCAAAAAAACAGGTGGAACTGGCGGATCTAAAGAAGCAGAGCCATATCAGGATTTGTTTTAGAATATTGTCCAAGGAGAAGGAGGTACAAATGCTAAATTCGCAATGCAAGATAAAGATGGTAATACGTATACGATAAATGGAATGTCATTCCCTAGTCTTACGAGAGATCCAAGCAAACCTGTGGCTTCAACCGGCTCGCTCGATTAGTTGCTTTTTGATAATCAATTTTCAAGTATCATGAAAGGTAACGGAGAAGCTATAACATTTGGAGATTAGGTTTTGGATAAATCCGATTATCAAAATGTTGCTTTTATGAATGACGGCAACGCCATGCGTGTTATTATACCGGTTACAGTCGACCCAAAGGGTAGTGGAAAGATGGTTCCGGATTTGAAGTTCATGGAAGAAAATAAAGAATTGCTAGACCTTATTTAGAAAAAGAAAAATCTAGAAGATCCTGAAGTTAAGAAAAAACTTGTAGAAGCTAATATCGTTGACCCGTTCACTGGATTGCCAGATACAAAACGATTTAAACCTTATTTTATCGTTAACGGATTAGCTACAAGTTAGGAGATTAAAGATAATAACTTCGTTACAGAATTAAAAGGTGATAAGCTTGATAAATATATCGACATATTTAAAAATAGCGTTTATTTAGATAAAGAGCATAATTCCGGAAAAGATAAAAAATATGATTTTGACACATTCACAACACTTAATCCATTTGATTGGTTTGGAATGTATGATAAATTATTTAAGGGAACAATTTTTATTCCTATTACACAAAATGTATTATAGGCTAAAATTGGTGCTGGAACAAGTGTTAAACAGTCTACTGCTGATAATATGGAAGAAACATATCAATCTGGAGAGACTAGGCAAAATATGAATCCAACAACATCTAATTTACTTGGTTTATGAATATGAAAGAAAACGACTGGGTTATTGCTAACATTAATAACCCAGAAATGAATGCTGGTGATTTTCGAGTTGCAGGCATGGATATGGATAACACATAGATGCTAAGTAAGGATTAGTATCTACAAAGTGATTATATCAAAAACAATCCTATGTTCTAGGATGAACAAGGAGATTTTCAACAGTCTAAATTTGATGATTTCTATAATGTCGCATTGTAGAAATATTAGACTTTCTCATCTATTGGTGATGGATTCTAGTATGACATGTTTGATTATAGACGCTACCAAGAAAATAATGCATAGGTAAAAAATCCAGAATTACAAATCGTTCGTGTTTCAAATCCTGACGAGCAAACAATTGGTGGTGGCTGGATTAATGATATAAATGAGTCTCCTTTTTCTTATAGAGAATTGGCTGAGAAAAATCGTATCTATGATACAGAGACTGGGCAATTTGTTGACTATTCGCCAAATGATCATGCATTACTACAAAACCCGATCGAATGGGCAAAAGATATATTTAAAGATCCGTTAGTTTTAGCTGTATGGGACGAAGATGGGGAGCATGAGGATCCTGTAACAGGAGAAATAAAGCAACACGCAAAAGGCGACAGAAAGCTTGATGAAAACGGAAAGTATTATTACGAAACATTAAATGGTCGTTCTCTTGCCGGGAAAGAAGTTTTGTCTGGCTTTGATACATTAACAGTAGATGGGACTGCATTAAACAAAATAGATTTTTTTGATTCTGATGATAAGGAGAAATCTATAGGCGGCACTATTATGAAATCTGCAGCAGCAATAGCTCCCATGTTTATGGGACCTGTTGGAACTGCATATTCAGTAGTTTAGGTTTTGCGAGAGTTTGGAAAAGTCCTTCCTTTTATTGAAGGTTTGACTCATATCGCTACAGGTAATACTCCAGATACTGCATTTTCAAAATTTGCAAATAATATAGCCGGTAAGATGATGGCGGCCACATCATCATAGGATGACTATAGCCTACAGCATCAATTGTCTCTTGGTAATCTTACAACACTAGCAACTGACGTAGCATTACAATGGGGATAGCAAAAAGTTGTTGCTAATGCTTTTTAGAAATTAAGAAACAGCAAAAAACTTGTCGAATCTGCAGAAAAATCTGCTTTTGAGAAGTGGAAAATAGAACAGCCTAAACTTATTGCAGAAGCAAGAAATCAAGGAGTATCCGAAAAAGATATAATGACATTATATGGAACTGCTGCAAAATGGAAATAGAGTAATCTCGGATAGTCTATTTTAAATAAGGCTATGCAAGATGTCATACCTTAGATTGATAAAATAAACCGTCTAGGTGCAGATATGTCGCTTGTTTATATGGCTCTTGTATCTAATCCAGATGTATACACTACAATGCAAGAGCATGGCTGTACAAAAAGAGAGTCAGCACTTGTAACGCTTGGCTCTACTTTGGCTATGTTTGGTGTTGACAGATACCTTGGCCTTGGAGAAATGTTTTTCGATGATCTCACAAATGACGGTATTAGATCTATTCGTGCTACATTAAACAAAGAAAGAGCCACGTGGGCTAAAACTTTGGCAGAAGGTGTTAAAATGGAAAGTAAAGACGCCAAGGGAATGCGTCGTATACTCGGAAAATCTATAAACAGTTTTAATAAGGTTTACACTGATTTCTTTGATAATTTAAAAAACCATTCTCTTGGAGCTTTAGGAAAAGCTGTCGGCGAGGGTCTTGAGGAAGTATCAGAAGAAGTTACAACCGATTTGTCAAAATAGCTATATGAATTAGCGGCAAGTTGGGATGTTACTGATAAACTTTTCGGAGATCTGACAACTGAAAATGTCAGAGCTTTTGATGATGCATTCAACAATCCGGATTGGCTTAAATAGATGTTGGCGAGATATGGAATGAATTTCTTAGGTGGTTTTATGGGTGGTGGTATATTCTATGCAAAAGAACGATTTACCCGTAAAGACTGGAAACGAGACACTTCTAACGATGACCTTATCCATAATATTAGGCAATATGGCAAAAACGAAGTGATGAAAGTCTTGGATAATTATCACAAGAACGGAAAACTTGGAAGTACCAAATTATCAGCAAGAACAGAATTTGTGGAAGGAAGTGACCAACCTGTTTTCTTGTCTGCAGAAGCTGATGACGGAAGAAGTCAAAATGATGTAGTATATGATCTTTTAAGAAAAGAGATAGATAGCATTGATTCTATTGTCAATGATAGCGCTGTGTTAAAATCAGACAATGCTTTAATGCAAAGCATGACTCTTGGAGATTTTCGTTTCATGCATATGAATGACATGCTCGAAGGCGATTATTCGAGAGGCTTGCAATCTAGATATACTGATCTTGCAACTGCATATACGAAGGTTAAACTTCAATAGCAAAAAATACAACAAGAAATATAGACTGCGGATTCAAATATTGAATTAAGAAAACAAAAGGAAAATATACTCGAACAATTACAAGAAAGAGAGCAGACTCTAAAAGAACGCATGGAAGAGATGTATTCTGGAGATAACGCTGTTGATTATATGGGAAAAGTATTATTTAATATAGACTAGCGTTTTCAGAAAATATTTTCTATACCAAATTTTAGAGCATGGTTAAATTCAGTACACGTAAATCAAAGTGGCGAATATGTATTTAATCCAATAACAGATAAATAGTATGATGCACTAAGCCGCGCAGAGCAAGATGCATTATACAAAGAATACACGGAATGGAAAGCAAACAATAAGGGGACAGATCAAGAGTAGGCCTGGTAGGCTTTTAAATATATCAGAGATATTATTTCTCCAGAATTCGCAAATATTCAAGATAGGCTTGTTGAATATTCTAAATAGATGGAGGAGGTAGAACAACTTTTTGACAAGGATAAAAGTCCATTAATGTCTAAGAATATTAAAGAATATAAGCCTAAAGAATTCTCTTTAGATGCAGAAGATCCAATGTTTAAAATAGATTATGACACATAGCTTAGAAATGAACCCCTTGAAATATATGAATTTAGGAATAAAAAGTTTGATGGCGAGAGTGATGAAGATTTTGAAGCAAGAAAACAAAGGAGAATATAGCTTTTACAAAAGCAATATGCCATAAAGAGATCTCAAGAAGCCTAGTTAGCAGCATTAAAAAAGGCACGTGATATTTTAGCTACTAGCGGCGGACTTATTGATGCGCCAACAAAGAGAAGGTTAAAGCTTATATTGTATAGTTCTGATTCTGAAATAGTTGATTATATTAGAGATTCATATAACTGGGCTAATACAAGTAGACTGACTGGCTAGTATATTGCAAAGAAAATAAAAGATATAAAACCTGATCTTAGCAATTTTGATGAAATATTAATAGATATACAAAATAAAGTTAAAACAGATTTAATATCTGATACGAAAAAGAAAATCGCAAATGCCGGTAAAATGTACGCAGCAATTGCTAGACGATTTGGTGGTATTAGAGGTTATTTAATCAGTACAGAATAGAAAATTAAAGATGAATCCGCTCCTGAGGTTTTACATGATGAGTTAAACATTCGTGGAATGTTCAATTTATATTAGGAGCAAAATGAAAAAATAAAAAGTTTCTTTTCTGATTATATCGAGGATGGAGAACTTGACGAGAAGAAACTTTTAGATTTCTTATCAGACGGATTGCCAGTAGCAAATGTTAGAGCACTTACAGCAGATCAAAAAGAAAAATTAAAATAGAGTTTAAAAGCAAAAGGCTGGTCTGATGAAGATATCGAAAAAATAAATACTATAAACACATTAGAAATAAGTAAAATTAAGGAAGTATCAGATTCATTAAAATCACTTGGATATAATGCTGCGACAATACTTAATTTTAAAAATCTAACAGACTATCAATATAATTACATTTTAGCTAAATTAGAAAGTATTAAAGGGAAACCTGCTTTTGATGAAATCAAAGATTTAGTCATACAGACTGATCCTTTTGGACCTACTAAATTAGATATTGATCGAATTAAGATTTCTGCTTACGATTTTGTATAGAGGTTGCCAACAGGAGAATTTGATCAAAAAATAAAATTAAAAACAAGAAGTGATGGTAGTATTGATTACTCATATTATGTAAACCTTTTCAACAACTTATTTGAAGCTCCTGGATATAAATTTTTATTAAATGATATTAAACGTTTAATAAAACCTGATGGTTCTGGATATTTGGATATATCAAATTTGATGTATAATCTGAACTTTGTCAACGGGATTAATCTTAGAGATGCAACATTAACTACTGATGAATATGATCAACCAGCTTTATACTGGAATGTTGACGACACAAAAATAGAAGGATTAAATGAATTTAAAACAGCTCTTAATGCTTCAGTCAAACATATAGGTAAATTTATAAATATGTTTAAAGACGAAGTAAAGCATGATCCAGTTTATGATTATATTCAGGAATTGAAAAAGATGCGAGTAATTGATAATCCTATAATAGATATTATAAAAAAACTAGGTCTCGCAACTAATTCTAATGTTCAGAATATTGAATAGTTATTTGAAAAGATAGATCGCGCTCGTGAGGAAAACGGCTATCAATCTTTTACATTATCAGATCCAGAATTAGAAGCATTAGACGATGCAAAAAGATTATTAAATATGACTTTGTCATTTGTATTTGCAGCATCCAAAGGAATAACTCTTAGTAATCCATTCCCACATAATGAATTGTTAAATAATCTAACAGAAAAATACGGAATAACAAAACAACTATTCCCTGTATTAGATCCTGATGTTGTTAAAGTATATGTAAAACAAATCAATAATTTGCTCTAGATGATAGGCGAACCAGATGAAAATGGCGAATATCTTGCAAACACATTAATGTGGTGGAATATAAAAAACCAATATAATAAAAGCAAAATGTTTGTTAATGCAAGAAATCAAAACATTAAAACTAAATTACAGATTTTTGCATTAATGAGAAACGGCACTGATTTGTTTGCTGATACTGAAGGAGAATTTAACTTATTGCCGAAGTATGATTCAATAGTTCACAGCGAACATACGGATGCGGAGAAGTTAGCTCTTATTGAATAGAATTTTTATGAATCAACGCAAACATTATTGGCGCAGCACAAAGATTGGACTATAAAAGATATATTAAATCGTACGTCAATAAAAAATTTATTTGAAGGTAAGGTTGCATAGTATCAGCTGGAAGAACAATCAACATCTCAGTTAACAGATAAAGTTGAGTATGGGCAACTTACTTCTATGGATAAAGCCATGTATTTAATGACTATTCTTAATGTTTCTTCTGATAACTATAACAAGTTCTTGGCAGATTTTTGCGAGAAGCATAAGGATAAGGCAGCGCTTGATATACAACAGCATGTATCTAGACAGACTATTGCGTATATGCAAAACCCCAAGTAGTGGCAAGAAATGCTTGAATGGTTATATGATGCAGTAGATGATGTGAATAAAGGCTCTATCATGTATGCAATGTTCCTAACTGGAAATGGAGGCGCAGGAAAAACATCAGTGTGTGTTTAGTAGAATATCGATTATGCTAAAATTGTCATGGGATATACTGATGAATAGATAGTATTATCCGGACCGACAAAATCACAAATAGATAACTTATCCAGCTTAAAAGGCGGTAAAACTAAAAGTATTGATGAAATATTAAATGGTCTGATTGGAGCGGATGTTAATAAATCTCTCCATGAAGAGCTAACAGATAAATCAAAATGGAAACGAATCGTTAATGAAAGAAGTCCGATAATAGATCCAGCTCAAAAGATTGATTTTAAAGATACAAAAACAAAGGTAATAATAATAGACGAGGCAACTTGGATTCCTTTATTTGACATCTCTATATTAAGTAAATGGGCAAAGGACACTGGCGGAACTCTTATTCTTGTCGGCGATAATTTCCAGTAGGGAATACTTGATAAGAACAACGATTATAATAACATATCAGATTCATCTATCGCTTTTTGTGGACGTACTTCAAGACTTGGTATTACTTTGAGGGATTGCAATATTCAGAAATATAATAATACAATCGATATGGTTAAATATATGAATGGATTATTATATATAGACCATAAAGATCCGAATGCTGAAATATTATATGGCAATGCTATCAAAAACTTCATGGAAAATTTCCATTTGAATTATTTTAATGGAGATGTGATAAATGGAGATTATATCACACCTGAGTTAACAGATGATATATTAGAGAAAATTGACACTAACACATCAATTGGCGCAGTATAGAAAAAAGAGAAGATAGCATATCTTGGAACAAATGAAGACACGTTAAAGAGACTAAAAGCAAAATTCGGAGAAGCCAATGTTGTGCATTTTGTAAACGAACAAGAAATTCAAGGTCAAGAGTTTAGCAATATTATAATCGATACAGATATTACGCTTACAAAGGCTGAAAGTAATGCAGACTCTGCTCACTGGCTTTATCTTTGGTTATAGAGAGTTTATACTTTGTCTACACGTGGTAAAAACGCGGCAATCTTTATAGATCCAAATAAAAAGATGTCTTTTGTAAAAAACATTAAAGATAAGTTTAAAAACAATAAATCAAACTTTAATACTGAAGCTGTAGAGAATCTAAATAAATCTATGATAGATTTTTTAACTTCTATCAAAGCATCAGAAAAGACATATGATAAACCAGTTAAGACTCCGGTTAAACCATACACCTATAGAATACCTAAAAAACGAGGAGCGTTTGGTCGAGCTTCTGTTTCGGTAAGCGAGGAGTCTGAAGTGGATGATGATATAATGTCTCCAGAATATGCATCTGAAGAAGATGAAAGAACAACTGGAGGAACATATTTAAATAGGGAACTCGGCAAGCGAGTGGAAACAACTGAAAGTTGGAGAGAATGGACCCGTTTTTCTGTTGCAAGTACAGAAACAACTATAGATGATGAATTGAAAGCATGCCCTGATCTTGATAGTGCTATGGTGTATACGGAAGGAACACTTACAGGAATGCCAATTAGTACTAAAACAAAAAAGGTGACATCAAAATCAGGAAAAGAATTTGATAAAACATATCGTACATATACATTTGAAGATGCGGACACTTTGTACGATGGTGCTATTTTCGCAGCATTAAATGGGAAAGCATCAGGGAATACTTTTGAATATGATAAAAACATTTTCGATCCACTGATTCAGTTGAAGCGTTGCTTCATGTACAAACTAAGTTGGAAAAATGCTAATCATCTTTTTGGTGAACAACTAGATAAAATAATTTCGAAAGAGCAATATGAGGAATTTATTGGAAATAAACCAACAAAGCGGATGGCATTAGAGATTTCCGAATATGACGATACACGAGATCATTTTATTGGATTGAGCCATCTTAATGATTCTGAGGACGCTATGTCTATTGCAACTGTTAAGACAATAGATGGAGAGAAGAAGTTAACATTTAAATTAGTCTTATCATGGGATGCTCCAGGTAGTACTGCGGAAAAACCAAAGACATACAAAATAACACTTGGATTATTTAATAATCCTTAGACATATGAAAGCAACCGTGAAACGATTATCAAAAAGATAACCAAACACTTAAAACGTCCAAATTTAAGTGAAGAATCAAGAACACGCTCTGAAATATTCAGAAAAAGAATAAATACAGACGGAGAGAGTTATGATCCAGCAAAAGATCCAATAGAATCATATAAAGCTCAGATTCAAAAGTATGCGGAAAATTTTGCTCAAGCATATAACAATGCCCCTTCTGGCGTTAGTACAGAGGGATACGATAAAAACAGCAAAACTTTATCTATACAGCTTGGAACAAAACCAAATTAGATTTTATCCACAATTGTACGAACAAGTATCAGAAATCATAAAGGCACAGTTCCTACTTTAAAATTATCGGAATTTAAAAATAAATATCCGGATTTAACAGTTTCTCAAGTTTATATTTACAGACCGCCATCGGCAGAATCGGAAGATATACCAATGTCAGCCGGCAAAGCTTGTGTATTCGTTACAAAAGATCCGACGCTTAGCGCTGACTAGCTCTTAAATGTCTGGGCTGGCGAAGGACCGGGAAGAGTCAAATTAATAAAGCTTGATAATATTGGAGTTACTATTTCATAGTTATGTCAACGGCAAGCTCGTCGTGAATTCGTTTATGGAAAATATATTAAGAGTGAAAAAAATAATGACCATAATATATTTCCATTTGTAAGCGACAGAATGGCTGTTAGATGGTTTTCTTCGCTATGGAACTGGAGAGCGGATATTATTTCTTTCAAAAATAAAATAGTTGAGGCATTTAAAGATCCTGAAATATTTGATATTGATGCATTAAAAAAGATAGGATGTACAAATTATGAGTAGCTTATAGAAAGTGATGTATTCAGAGATATATTAAATGATATGCATAAAGCATATCAGAAATATCAAGAGGAAGCTGGAGATAATGCATCAGAAGCAGAATTCAGGGGAAAATACGAGCCTGAATATACTCATAAATTGCTTACGAAAGAAGACATCAAATCTATTGCAAACGCAATCTTTAAATTCAACGATAGCCTTGATACTCAGTGCCGTAGATTCAGATTTGGTATAGGTAACGTTACCGGAAATATTGAGGGTAAAGAATAGAACGAATGGCAAATACGTAGAATTTACGCCAAAGAAGACGATCCATTCTACGGAAAAAGAGTAAGGAAAGGGGAAACTATTTATGGCATTTATCTAACGCCCCAGCTTTTGAATAAATATATCGAAATCACAGATGAAATTTTCGGATTTATTCGTGATGGCCTTGGTATAACAGCTAAAGAAAAAGATGGAAAAACTGGTTCGTATGTTGAAGTCAGCAAGACAAAGAGACTAGACACACGAAGAAGAGCTGACGGAAGCGTGATTAATGCTATCTGGAACCAAAACGGTAATGAGCCATTTAGAATTTCCGGACCAGATTCAGCTGCAACAGACATGTCGCATATTAGGCTGAAAGCATTGCCTGCTGTAATTGTCAAAATGATGTCTAGGGCTATGGCTTATGAGAAAGTTGTCGAGGTTACGGATGAAAAAGGACAGAAGAAGCTTATTTTACCAGCTACTAATGAAGAATACGAAGGACGAAAAAAGAAACTTGGAAGAGATCTTGAATGGAGATGGGCTCAGTAGGGATTCTTATTTATTCCACAGTACGAAAAGCAAGGTGAAAAATATGTTCTTCTTGAACGGGAAAAACAAAATCAAAGACGTACTATTAGGTCAATCGTAGAGCAAGGATATAATGTTGCAACAATGCTTGAGTTATGTTTTCATGGGTCTACAGAAAATGTTGTAGAAGCTAGATTAAATAGTACACAGCATAAGTATGATGAAGAAACCGAGAAACAATTAAGTGGTCAGCCTATACCTCAGGCTACAGATTCAGAAGCTAGATATGGCTGGTTTTCTGATCCATTTGTAGCACAGAGTGCAAGAGGAAACGACAGGAATAACTCAACAACAATTTCATCACGTTTTGTACCGACTACGACACCTGATATATTGTTTGGTGTTACAGCATAGATAGATTCCCCAGCAATGAGGATATACTGGAATTCGGCAGATATATCAACCGAGGAGACAATAGAAGAAGAATCAAGTCATGCAATCGTAGAAGGTAAAGGAGAAACATTGTATGATATATTGACAAGCAAAGAGACAACGCTAAGCGATAAAACTGAAAATATAAAAAATATAATCGATCAGAGGACTTAGATGTACTTAGAATTACTTAATGCTTTTAGATAGGCTAGTGGCAATGAAGTATTTAATTTCGATAATGCAACGGTTATATAGGGCGATAATAATATAATTGTCAAGATGCTCAACGGGGATAGTTATAAAATTATTGCCTCTGACGATACGGTAAAAGCAGAAAAAATTATTAAATCTACTAACACAGAAACTGTTGAAACTGACTCTGAGACTCTCGAATTAAAAAAGGCTCAATTAGAACCAATCTTTACGAATGATCTTTTTGAAATTCTAAACGATATTGATCCAGAAAATATAGATTCAATAATTGACGCAGATGAACGTATCGCAGAATTTTTAAATATTGCTCAAGATGAAGAAGATTACGATGAGCAAGCCGAATATATAAAAGATCTATTTAAGACGTTAAAGTTATTAAAAGATAATTATGAGGAATTTATTAAAAATTCAAATGCTGAATTATTTAAAACAATTCATGATGAATTTGATCATATTAATGAAAAATTAGATAATGATAAAGGAATTAGTGATATAACAAAAATAAAACAATATAAAATTAGATCTTATATATTAAGTTATCTTTCTGAAAATCTTGAAGAATGGCGGTATGATTTACCTGAAGATTTTAACGAGTGGGGTGAATATGATAATGATATAGCAGAAAAATCAAATTAGATAATTCAAGATATTCTAACCCAGATAGATGAAGACGGAAGTTGTAAAGTTAATTAATAAATGAAATATGAAATACGGATGTAGCAGAATTAATCTGCCTTTTGGGTATACTGCATCAAGGATATACCGAACATTAGACAGTTTAAAAGAAAAGCTTTTTAAAGAGTCAAAAACATGTCTTGAACCAGAAGCTGCAATTTATGAATGGTGGGCTGATAATTATGATTCTGTTAGTTAGTTTTTTGATTTATCTGGTAAAACAGAACAGCAATTAGCTGATGAAACAAGATTTAGCGTAAGTGAAAACACGGGGGATGATGAACCATCCCCCACTATAAAAACTGCAGAATTAGATAAACCAGACGAAAATCCGGTAGATCTAGAAGCATTAACATATGATCAGCAAGCTGCAGATAATTGGCTTTATGGTTCAAATAGTATTCTGACGACAATTCGAAATAATGAATTTCGAAAAAATGTAACTAGATGTTTGTTCTCTTATCAAGAAGGCAACACATACACATTAGTGTATAATGATGTAACATTAAATAGAGCTATATAGAAATACAGAAACACACTATTCGAAACGCTTAAAAAATATCTAGATTTAAAATTTGCCGAAGATGACGAATCAAAGAAGCGTGTAGAAAAGCTATATAAGTTCAGAGATAGCGATGGCATAGTTGACAAAAAGAAAGCTAAACTTTTCTTGAAATTAGTTGAGACTATGCTTTTGCGTGAAAATAATAGTCTTCCATCAGGTCAAACAATCACAGATGTGCTGAATCTGTAGGCATTAGCAAAACTAGATTATGAACATGATAATCCGGAAAACTATGCGCTACTCGATGTTGTGAATGCTTACACGCAAGTTAAATTTTTTGATTCTCTCTTAATGCAAGAAATGAAAAAAACTATTGTGTTTGATGAAGCCCAAATGAACGTTGAGTGCGATAGTGCAATCGTCAAAGGAGAGGGAGAAAATAAACAAGTTACTCCTATTTATAAATACACTATTGGTGAAGATAGAGAGAATGCTGTAAGAAGCTGGAACAAAGGAGAATATCGTGATGCTATAGCTGAAATTTCTAAGCTTTCATAGATCATGTTGGACTTATTGGAAGTTAGGGATGATAACAATCAGAAGATTAGTGATAAGACCAAAATTTCAATTATAAGTCTCGGATGGAACACGTTAATAGATATATTAACCACAAAAAATTTATCTGGTGGTGATAGATTAGACGCAGCAAAAAAGGCCGCTAGCGAAATCACGTTAGACCCAAATAAGAATATTAAGATAGTTTTAAGGTATATAGACTTTATTCGAAACAATCAAAAATAGAGATCTCAACTTTTTGAAAACGGCCTCGATTCTTTAACATATAACGTTCTGCTTAGTATATACGATACATTTTTTACAAAAACATCAAAAAATACAATTAGTAATATCGAAGAACGTGCTATAACAGGTGCATATTTTAACTAGGATAATGATATTGTAGAGATGTCTAATTTCCCTGGGATATAGACTCTCAGTAGAGAAAATCTTATAATCAATCTGCTGTATCAAATGTCTCCTGCAAATTATTTAAGAGCTAAAATTTTTAACGGAGAAACAACTATCGGATATATTCCCAAGCAGAGTGATATCGAGAAAATGAAATTCGATTATCTCACAAATCTCGAAACTAGTTATTACAGAGAGACGCAGGCAGAAATGTAGGCGTTGACAGATGGAACAAATCATATAACTGTTGCTTATGATCGTAAAGCTGGAGATAGTAGCGAAAGAAGACTAGATAGATTTTATTTAACCATTAGAGATACGGAATATCTCGTACTTGGTCTTAGCAACACAAATGAAGAACAAAACATAACTGAAAAATTTGCTAAAGTTTCGATATTCGAAACGCTAGACGAGGGCAAAATAAAAAATATATAGGCAGAGATCGATGGGTTACTCGAACGTATTAAAGACTAGTTTGCGGAAGAATAGCAATTTGAAGACTTTAAAACAAGTATAAATGACGTAATTTCTCAAAATATATATAATGTAAAATTACAAGATCTAATAATAAATAAAATAAGATCATATTTAGAAGAGAACAACAAAAACATCATTCTTGATGAGGCAATCGAAGAAATCGAAGAAACAAGAAAAGAAAATAACTCAAAAGGAAATATTTATGGAGTTCTTTAGAGACTTCGGCCTGATGTCTCAGATGAATTTTCACGTTCAATTGGTAGCAGAAACTAGCAATAGTTGTTAAACGGAAGCGGCCAAGAACTTACAGTATTGAGAGATTTTCTTTATATTGCCAGTTAGACATTACGTCTTCCTTTTAATACAAAAGAAGGATTAGAAAATTTGAATTATGCAGCAAGATCAATAAAAGGCGATCCTGTTAAAGCTATCATGACAAGTGCATTAAGGGCCCTTTTTGTTGATAAAATAACATCAGACTATTATAAGGCAGCTGATGAATATGCTGAAAATGAAGAAAATAAAGGCACTTTATCATTTAGAGAATTTTATGACAAAACTTTCGGCTGGAATAGTTTTTAGAATTGTCAAACAGCTGCATTTGGTAATGTCAAATCATATGGCGGAACGGAAGTAAGAATTAATCCATTGCCACCAAGTGAAGGTTGGATTGAACCTTACTTTATGGCTGATACAACATTAAATGGAAAAGGTCTTCCTTCTACAACTGTAACAGTATAGGGAAATCGTGTTGCCAACTATCGAAATCAATCATTGGCAGCACTATGGAATGAAGATCATGCTGCATTGGCAGCAGATCCTAACTCTGCAGCACATAATAACCTCTTTGTAATGAATAGAGGAGAACATAACCTCGTGCAAAGTATTGGATATGATTCCCAGGTTGAAGTTGGATATGAAGGAAAAGATGTTAAAAATTTTAGTCAAAGAGAATTGTTATATCATTCTATAATGAACAATTTCTTTGACAGTTTAGTTTCAAATGGATTTTTCAATATACAGCCAACGGTTTATTCTGATAGGACATCATTTGTAATTTATCAAATTGGATATGATAAAGTTGTTAATTATAAATTGGATGGTAAAGAATTTTAGATTAATTTAGCACATGCTTCTATAGACCAACTTAAAGAAGCTTATCGAGCAACGACCGGTGATTATTTTAAGAGATCATATAGAGCCACGTTAAATAAATTTGTGGATTTGTTTAAATTTCATGATATAGCATTCCCTGAAGAATCTAAATTAATTGATATTTATTTCAATGATAATGCAGACGAAAAAGGAAAAACTATTTATATTTAGCAGAAATTAAAAAAAATAACTAAAGAACAATTAAAAAAATATATAGATAAATATAATGCCGCTGTAGAGGCAGCAAGAGATGAGTTAGACGGAGTAACTGATAAGGCAGCAAAAGAGCAGATCCTCAAAAAACACAATATTCCATCAGATAAATATATGAAACTTGCCGTAGATGCAGATTATCGTATACGAAACGGGAAGTTGTCATTACATGAATTAGGTTTTGCATATTCTGAACAATTACATGATCCTATTGCACTTAATGGAAGATTTAACCGCGAATTAAAAAACACAATCATAACACTATTGCAAAATGGTGTTGATTTTAGGGTTGAGTCAGGAAACTCTCTTAATCACATTATTAATGGTGATGGTGATGAATATTCCCAATTTAGGAGAGGAATGAAATCTGAGGATTTTAAGAATAAATGGGTCGATAAAGCAGGAAATTTAATTTTAGCTAAAGTAAAATCCGGATCAGTATAGGAAGATGTAATTGATATTTCTCAATTAAAAAATACAACACTCGATAAAATTGAAGTCAACCCAATTATAGAACGCTGGTTTTATTTAGAGAATTTACTTTCTTCTAATTTAAGATTGGCTTAGATAGGTTCAGAAGTTGCAGACCCAGATAAAACATCCGGCGTATCAGTAGAAAGTATAGCTAAAGAATTTGAAAAAACAAATCCTAGATTCCGCGATTACATAATTAATAATTTTGATAGTGTAACTGATATCGGAATTTATTTATAGAGTAATCCGCTGACATCAGAAAACGATATTAAATTACAACTTCTTTATGATGAGGCAATAAACAAAATTATTAATTCTTGTGAAAATGCACAATATAAAAGAAATGTAATTATTCCCGCGACAATGATTCCTATGAACGTCAATAGCCTGAATGGCTTAGGTATGTATACTAAAATGGCTATTGTTGACGATGAAAAAGGATCTGTTTTTAATCTAGACGGAGATGGGAAAAGTGTTGATGCATGTGATGGTTCAGCTTACAGATTGGGTATTCAGGCGATTCTTGAAAATGGAAGTCTTGGCGATCAGTCAACTGGATATGAATTAGCAAAAACTATCTGGCATTGTATGGATAGAGAAACCGGCAAGGCATTTTTGGCTAAGTGGGCAACATTCACAATGACAAATGCTATGATGCGCGAAAGCCAAGGTAGCACAAAGAAGCTATATAACATCTTCTATAAGATGACCAAAAAAAGATGGAATGGCAGATTTAATCTTACTGGATCACGCAAGTTTTTGCTTAGTGAAAAAGACACTAACCGAAACACTAATATTTCTTTTGCTAGAGATATTTTGATGCATGTACCAGGAAATAAGATTTTCTATAAAAGTAAAGATACAATTTATTAGATAACCGATTTCAGAAATGCTAAGGATGATATTGAATTTTCTGAATTAGTAAATGGCACATTAGCAGGAGATCCAAGAGGTCAAAATTTATATTACTCTGTTGAAAAATATAAAGATGGAAAAGATGAAAAAAGTTCATATTGCATAACTTTGTTTGATGAAAATTCAAACGCTATATAGCTTAGGGCTGATTCATCGCAGGAAGTTATTGAAAAAGCATTAGCGGAATTAAAAAATAATTCTAATTTACATGTTGCCGATTCAATTTTCGAATTACATTATGTGATGGGAGGAATTAACAATGCTACTAGTTTTTCAGATGACACTGTAACAGAAGCATCAAACTATGCTGTTGCTTCATTCTGCAATAACGTCGTTGGTAAAATTGATTTCTCTGTTGACGGGAACACTCAGACAAGATATCAGCAACCATTAAAAAGCCAATTCATAGGATATCTTGCTCATGGTTCTGCTATTAAACGTATGCAGTATAACATGAATCCGACATCAGCATTATATGATGACACTGATTTATCTTATATAGAACTTGATAATAGAAGACTCGGGAAACAGCAAGATCCAGATCATGAGGCAGATGAAGCTAAAGTGTCTGAGATGTCTCAGGTTGTTGCTTCTCTTGATGCTGGCGGAGAGAATCATCTTTTTGCTAAACAGGCTTATGAAGCATTAGGACGATTAGCTGCGAATGCGTTGAAAATGTAGATTGAATTAATATCACAGGAATCAACATCTGATAAAGCAACACAGAAAAAAATTTCTAGTAAACTTTATCATATTCTTGGCAGGAGTATATTTAAGATTATAAAAGGTATTGACACAACTGTAGATATTACTAAAACAATTATGGATACTGCTAGAGAAGATTTCAATCAACAAGGCATATATAGCCATGATTTAGAGGCTAATATGGAAACGTATCTTCCATTATCAGATCCAAATATGTTTGGTAATTTGATTAAATCAATCGTAACGGATATTAACAAAAATGCTCTGAAACGTAAATATGATGGTCTTCCTGCTGTACTTGTACCATCTTTTAACAGTATGCAAATGTACCATTTAGATGGTATGACATCTGGAGCAACATATACAGATATATACAGATTAGCATTAAATGGAGAATAGGCACTTGTTAAAAAATCAGGAAAGATATCTCCTACTACAAAATGCACTTATAAAGATTCTAAAAGTAAAATAGGAGATGCAACAATACAAGTTGGTGAAACAGATGGGAAATATGAAATCATAATTAAAGATTCCAGAATTAAGCCGATTAATTTTTAGAAGCTCACGAATCTATTAATTGGAGCTATTGACGATATAGGCCACAACAAGCAGATAATAATTAAAAATGGCAACGAGACGGTCATAAAAGATGCTTTAGAAATTCTAAAGCAGAATAAAATAATCTCAGATTATACAATCGATTCAGAAAATGGTATCTCTTGTACTAGTAGTATTTATTCACAAAATCAAAGAATGAATGCTGTAGTTGAGGCTTATTTACAATTAGAATAGCAAAAGAATATATACTATCATGAAATAGGCTATTTTATACCAACCGATATTGTTGATGTAATTTTTGATGGTAATATAGAAACTGTGTCATTAGATTCTTTATCTTCATATTATCAATTCAAATATGCTTTTAAAAATGCGCATTATGACGAAGTTTCTAAAAAAGCGCAAGAACGATGTGGAGGAGATCCAAATACAAAAGAAGGATATCAGAAAATTCAAGATGAGATTGATAATCATTTTGTAGAATACGCTAAAATGTATTTCGGCAATTTGGATATTGATCAAGCAGATTATAAGCCATACAGCAAAATTATAGCCGATTCTAAATTCAGCAAATATAAAGAGTTCTTCAAATATTTGAGAATGGCATGGCATAAGGATGTTAGATTTAGAGATAATATTATTAAGCCGAAAAATTTGAGACCATAGAGATTGTCATTTACGCAAAAAGGAACAACAAAAAGATATAACATGTTTGATCTTGATGCCGTAGTTGATAAGTATTTGATGTCTGCTAAACCAAATAAAACTTTTGTTTGGAAGTATGTGGAGAAGTCAGAAAGCAGGAAGAAAGCCTTGCACGACTCCATTTAGGAGTAGATGAGAAATATAACTGGTACAGGAGAAAATAATTATCATGTTGTTATTGATGGCCAAACTATAGAGATTGATAAAAATTCCATCAAGAACGAAGCGGCAGAAGCTGTAATTTCAAATATCTATAAATCTTTGTTCAATTAGGGTGATCGTACATTGTTGGATATAGAGAGAAATTTCAAAGATCAAATTTCCAAAGAATATTGTGTGACTGAATCAGATCTGGTATTATGCACTCCGCATTCTCACATAAATATAATGTGCCATACACCAGAGTCAACTAATGTAAAATATAGTTATGTTAACGACGAGACAGGAGAAAAAGAACAAACAGAATTCCACAGAGATGTTTTGAAAGATGACTTTGAAGAAGAACACCAACCATAGGATATTATAGAAAACGAAGAAGGTGGAAGAGATATCTTCGCTATAGATAAAAATGGGAATCCCAAGTATTAGATTGGAACACTTGTTTTACGTAATGATGTACAAGTAATTGGAGATCAATTCTTTACGAAAGCTAAAGGCTCAGAAGATGGTGTGGAATTACCTAAATCTGATTTCGTTTTAATAGATAACAAAATCTATGAAAAGAAATATTATATGCGGAAACTTTCAAAAATAATAGATAACAAGAAGGAATATTTTATTTATTTTGATAAGAGTGCAATAATTGGTAATTCAGGAAACTAGAAGGCATATAATAAATATGTTGGGTAGACTATCAAACTTTTGCAAAAGACAGAAGGTTGGCAGTGGTTACAGTTAAATGGATATTTTGATTTTTCTCAAAAAGGAAATATCGAAATGATGCTTGATTATGCTAAAGAAAATTCATTTAAATCCGAAGCGTTTAATCTTAGTTTGGAATCTGCGATATCATATTTAAATGAACCAGAATTCGATGGAGATGATGCACAAGTGAAACTATTCGACTAGAACACTCATCCAAATTATAGAGACAAACTAAAGCAATTATAGGCTGCAAGGAAATATTATGCAAAAGGTCAATTTGCACTTAGCAAATATATAGTAGCAGCACGTATTCCCGCACAAAACTTACAATCATATATGAACATGCAAGTCATAGGATATGTTCCAGTATCTACGAACCAGGCGTTTGTTTCCCATTTCCAAACTTGGATATAGGGTTCTGACTATGATATCGATAAATCGTATATGATGTCTTTTGGATATAACAAAGACGGATCGTTTGCTGATTGGTCGCCTTTGTTTGATTATTCATCAATAGAATCTGCCCGTGAAAGTTTGAAATTACCAATGCCTGAAGGAATTTAGATCAGACAAAACGAGGGAAGCGAAACAGATTAGACGGGTCAAAATATAATTGAAATCGTAAAAATAAATGATGAATTAGATTCAATTATAAAACAACAATCAAAAGCATCAGAAGGAAAGAAGATATAGCTAAGTAATGGCGAAATCCTTACAGAAACAGAAGTTTCGTATAACGAAAAAGGTATTCCTAAAATTACATGCTAGATTAATAATTTGACATTTACAATTGAATAGGATGTTGCAAATGTTGTAGTTACTATAAACGGCGATTAGTATCTTGATATAAACGATAAGTCGCTTATATATGAAGCACTACCACGTATATTATCGGAAAATCAGGATTCACTCACAAAAACAGATAAGATTAAATTTAAAATATCGACATAGCAAGCAGATAATACGCAAAAAATTGAAACTATATAGTTGTCTTCGATTTCTGATTCAGAAGCTGCACTTCTTGAAAATTATGGTTTCAAGCTTAATTTTAATGATAATGTCATTTCATATAATCAGGATAGTTATATAAGTCGATTAAAAGCAAACCGGATAAGATTATATGCAGAGATATTAAATAATGCAAGCGAAAATAATTCTAACGGTGCGTTCGATTTTTATATTTCAGAAGATGATTTCCAAGAATATAAAGATGGAATAAATGAAGTAAGATCTCAACTTAATAAACATGAGCAATACGAAATTCCAATGACGGAATTAGAATTGGCTAATAAGAACTATGTCGCCAGTCGTATTATGCAAATTGTTAATGATCCAAAAAGTATATAGATGGCTTACGATCCCGTAACTGCTGACCCATTAAAAGCATTAGCAAGTGGTACAGCAAAAGCCAAAAGTAGCGATTAGATGACAAGCATGAACCCATTGACTAAAATGATCATGCAATACCAAAACATGGACGGTAAGCAAGTGATTGGTATCGCGGCAATCGGAGAAAAAGTATTTATGGGACTTAGCTATTATTTCAACGAAGGACTTGTAAGTGATGACGCTGACTATCATAGATATATGAAATTTTTCCATACTTCTCATCGTATTGCTGGAAGAGCGAATGGAAATCCTCATTTGTGTATTCGGACAGAAAAGACAGATAACAACTACACAAGAGCCTTAAAAAAATATGGCGACAATTTTGAATAGTTCCAAAGAGATCTGCTGCAAATGGATCAGGTTATAAAAATAGTAGAAGCGGAACCATCTATACCAGGAATGACTCTTTAGGAAAAAATCAAAAAATACTATGGAGAATAGGGCAAATTGTGGACATAGGCAGATGCTACTATATCTATGCTGCTTACCGCTGCAACCGATAATGCTAAAGAGCTTATATTAACAAAGATAAATGGAGGTCAGGCTCTTGCTAAAATATATCTGCACTTATTAATTCTTGGTTACAGTATTGATGACACGGTTGCATTTATGTCAAGTAAATCTATAACTGTTATAGACATGCTGACATCTAGCAATATTTTTAGTGGAGATGATGTTCGAATAAAAGATATTTATGATATTGTGAAAAATGATGAGTTTTATAAAGGAGATTTCAAAACTCTTACTGAGGAATTAAATAAAGAGGGGTCGCCGATTTCAAACTTGAAAGACAAAATAAATAAATATCAAAATAGTATAGATCCAAAAAATCCGCATGAACCGAAACTGCTAGAATTTATTAGGACAAGTGATTTGACTTTGTCTGAAAAATTGCAAATACGAGATTTGTTATTATCTAAATTGCCAGCAAACTACAAAGCGGCTGAGTATATAAGATCTAAAGTTATTTTAGGCTTCAAAATGTTGCAATTGTTAAAAAATAACGATTGTGATTATAGTGAATTTGCAGCGGATTTAGAAGAACTTTATAATCTTGATATTCAGGCAAATGAAATGAGTAGCCTGGGTACTATGATGGGTATCGCTAAAGGTATTGATCCTAGATATTCTGACTTATTGCAGCAAATAACAAAAATAGAAAAAATATATAATCGCAAACATAATTATTTTTCATATACTTATCTTGATGAAAAGTCAAAATCTGAAAAGCCTTCTTATGGAATTTATTTAATGGATGAGAAATCAGATGAAGATGCATTAAAAAATGCTGCAAGAGAAGATGCATGTATTAACAAAATCTTAGAAACACATCCTAATTATACCAAAGAGAAAGTAAAAGAAATAATAAAAACAGCAATTAGGCATAAAATAATTAAGTGGAATTCTGGAGAAAAAGCTTATAAATCATCGTTTGATTTAGAGCAATTTGTTAGTGATAATGCATATAGAAAAGCTGCAACTGATTTCTATGATATAATAAAAAGTCAATATAACATATTTGATGTTATACATCGAATACCACATTATTGGCAAGCGATACGTGGATTATATGCAGCAAATGGTATAACATCAATAGCTACTGTAAAAAACCAAATTGTAAATATTGTTAAAGGTTATGTGACAGAACAAAATGCGCCATTTGAAAATTACGAAATATCACGTGCATAGAATTATGCTAATGAACTTTTGTTATTTAAATGGATTCAACAGTATTAGTAGACATCATCAAGACCTCTTGTTTTCTAGATCCATAAAGGTGAGTATATGTATGATAAATATATGAACCTTGTTAAGGCAGAAGAGGATCAGTTAATAACCATTAAAACATTGGCTGATTTGTAGACCTTCAAAATATGGATGGAAAAGTCATTAGTTCCAGCTTTACGTTCTGGCTTTGAAGATTATTTAATTGATGGCTAGTCTATAGTTACAGATGCGAATAATGAATTTATAAACAGTTTGATGTATGCAAAGGATAAGAACTTTATTTACATGAAGCTGAATTTTATAATGACAGACGTGGATTCCAATTCTCGAGCCATGAGTAAATTCGCTAGAATGGTTAATGATTTCAATCGTCTAGATATTGGAAATTCAGGACTGCCTGTTAAAATTACCGATTATTTTATTTTGTATAATCTGCTTGTTAATAAGAACCAGCAAGGAAAAGATAGATTAACTACCTTATTTTCATATAATATTGCGCAAGGAGATTCTATTCTTAGCAGCTATTTTAAATTTATTGCACAAGAAGACGAAAAAATGAGGAGATTCTCCTATGAAAAAGACACAAGAGCCGGTGCATCTGATGAAGTCGAGTTTAAAAAAGAAAGATTAAAGCAATATATTGAAAGGAGATATGGTTATTCTGACACAGACGTTAGATTACAACTCGCAAAATAGCGTAAAGAAGGATCTAAAAAACATAATAATGAACTTGCATATATAGAAGTTGACGCTGCCGGAAACATGAAATTCAAAATAAGAAAAAATGATAGAGGCAGGAATTCAGAATATGAAGATGCAAAAGTGACATAGTCGAGTGTCTACCCATTCCTTGAAGGAACAGATGAAAAAACAAAATAGAAACGATTAAGAAATTTCGTTGAAGATGGAATATTTTTCATACCAGCTGCTGGAAATTCACAAAACCTTAATGTATAGCTGAGATCAGACAGAATGGAAGATGTTATGAAAGCTTTGTAGTATCTCATGACATTACAAAAAGTTAAAGCACAAATTAGATGTTCGTAATATGGAAAATGCTAGTATTAAAATCAAGGATTGTAAAATAATATTGTCCATTGCTTCAAAAGGTAATGATGGATCCGACATAGAAACAGACATAACTATTGGTGAAATTAAAGACGGTGAAAACTAGTTGGAAAAAATCGCCGATATAATTGCGAAAAACAATAGAAACGGTACAAATGATCAATTAATTTCTCAATTAATCAATAGTCTTTTTTCCGGAACTTCATTTACTGAATTTAGTAAAGATGCTAGATATGTTCCTAATTATACAGAGGAAGGCATTAAAAGTGCTTTCCCCGATTTAAAGTGGGGAGAATATGTTGGCAATGTTTTAGTGGTTCAAGAATTGCCAGCTGCATCTGGTGTTAGTAAAAATGCATTTGGATTTAAAGCAATAAAATTAAATGCTGATGGAACACAGAGTGCAGTATATGTTATACCAACGTCAGAACTTAGAAACTTTGCGAGATATACCAGAATTCAGGAAGCTGCAAGAAAGCTTCCTGAATATAAATTTTTGACTGAGGACGAAATCTATAAAATGAAGATATTTATTGAATAGACGGAAGCCAAGCTTAAAGATATAACTCCAGAAGATTATAAGACAGTATTAAATGAGGAAGAATATAACACATATATTGCATATTTGGCTGCTTTATCAAAAGACGAAGCAAACAGGAAAATAATTGAAGATATAGAAGATTTGAGAACATACATTGAATCAAGTAATCTATAGCTTAAAACAACATAGACTGATTCAACCGGAAGAAATTTAAGTGCAGATATCCGATTTTTAATTGATAGCTTAGATTCTGCTGAACTTAGATTTATTAGTACTAAAAATGGATATAAGAAAAATTTCAGTCGAAATTATTATAATGCCATTAGCGTGTGGCTTAGATCTGGTAAAGATGAAAATGGTAAGGTTGATCCATTTTTTTTAAGGGTTGATGATCCGAACTATGTTTCTAAGGTCAGTAAAATAGGATATGCTGAATTAAAATATATTGTTGACTATTTACAAAGAGATGAACATACTGGAATCTCACCACTACACCATGACTTGAGAAATCTTTTAGATAATACAAATGCGGAAGAATTTATTAAGTCATATAAATCACTTAAAGAACACATAACATAGATTGAACAATATGCTTATGAATTCGAGAAAGAGCCAGGATTTGAAGATTTGCCTGATATATTAAAAATACAAAGAATAAAAAAACTTTTAGATGACTGTCTTTCTTTAGGCACATATGTTAAGGTTCTAGAAAACAGAATGGCAGATTATGATAAATATGGATATAGAACAATTAAGGGCAGGGATAACTCTTTGAAAATATTTAAGGAATTTATTGCAAATCGTCCTGGATTATAGGCTATTGCTGCAGATGAAGAAACACGATAGTAGGTTGTTGAAAATATCGAAAATAAACTTCAGGAAAATCTTATAAAAAAGGGCTTAATAGTACAAGAAGAAAGCGAAAGCAATGCTGAGAGTATAGTAGAAAATGCTCAAGCAGAAGCTAAAATAGATGAAAGTAAAAGTCAAGAGGAAAATCTTAAAGTATTTCTAAATAGCATCATAAATGGAGACAGCAATATTTCTAACTTAGCATTAAAAAGTTACGAAGTAGATGCTAGAATAAATGATATTTTAATTTAGCTCTCAGGATACAAATCAAAACGAACTTCTGAATCTGATTTCGTTAATTTTTTGACCTACCTATTACAAGGAACCCAGAATACTAAATTTATCCCGTATAATATAATGGGTAAATACATGGTAGAAACAGGAATAATTCAAAAAGATGATATTAAAAATATCAATTTGATTAGACAGAAAGTTCAAAAATTATTTCTGGAATCTGATGTTGGATTTTACGAGACAAATTTTGGGAAGTCTACTTCTGGAATGTATTTTAAGAGATAGTCAAAAACAACATATGGATTATTGTCGACAAAAACAGTTGATGCAATACGGACTAATGAAGATGAGCCTATAATCATAAAGAAATTAAATGAGGTATACAATATAACGCCATTAACAGATGACGACACTGGTGAAGTATTAAAGCCATATGGATTTTATGTTTATAATTATGGCGGAAAATATTTCATAACACAAAACCCATGGAGTAGATACGACAAATACATTAAACTATTTAGCTCTAAAGCAGAAGCACAAAAAGCCGCCTATGAAATGTTTTTAAAATCTACTGTCTTTTCTGGTTTCTTTATTAATAGAGCACTAAAGAAAGGCAGAGTCGAGTACGATCCCATGGAATCACCAAAATCAAGATGGTATAAAAAGGGACAAATTGTAGAAGTACTTGATGCAGAATTTGGAAATATAGAAAGTGTTCGTCAAGATCTTACAGTTAAAGACTATTTCGAGTCAATTCTTAAAACCGCTCCGAAAAACCTTGGTGCATATATTATATCAAAATTAAACACTGTAGAAAAAGTTGCTTTATTTTATTCTAGATTTGGACTTAATTTATCAACTGTAAGTGATAATAATATCAGAGTAGTACTTGATGAGTTATCAAAAGCAAAAACAGATTCATATATTGCAGTTGATGATACAGTTGCAATTGGCTATAAAAGTTTTGGAAGTGAAACGAGATCTTTTTATACTCGTTTCAGAAAAATGAGTGATGAAGATTTTCAAATCAAAGAAGAAAAAGTTTCCGAAACAGCTTAGATAAAGAAAGGAAGAATTACACGAATTGTAGACTGGCAAACAATATAGCATATTTTTGAAGAAAATGGTATAAAAATGGTCCTCTTAACCGATGAATAGGTTAAAAGTATTATCGGACAAGACAGCAAAGAAAAACTCCGTGGTTTTACTTAGAATGGAATAATTTATGTTAATCCTAAATATGCATCTTTCTAGTCTCCATTTCATGAGTATACACACATATTGTTGTCGTTAGTTAGACATAGAAATCAGGATGTTTATGCTTAGCTTTTAGAAGCTTATTGTTAGGAAAAATATAAATTAAGCATAAAAGATGTATTGACATCAGGCAAGTTAACAACTAACGAGTTTTATAAAAAACAAATAGAAGAGCAAGGTCTTAATGAAAAAGAACATGCTGCTGAAATTGCCATGTATATATTGGAAGAAGAATTTGCAGATGATTTTGCCAAATTCATATCAGAATAGAATATATCTTTTCCGGATATATTTGCATCTATGAAAACAATTATAGAAAAAGATAATATATTTGGGGAGACGTTTAATCTATTTGATGTAGCTAACGGTCAATTTAATATATTCAAAAGTTTGCTTAATGGATTTGAAAAAGACAGGAAACGTATAGGATTTGGAATTAGAGGGATGGCAGATACTAGTGGATTTAAAACAGAACTAATTTCACAAATTCAACAAATGCTTGAAGACGACAAGGATAAAATATATGATGTAAGCAAAAATGACCTTGAAAAACTGCAAGGAGTTAAAGAAGATGGTATATACAGATATTGTAAGTAATTTATGTTGAAATAAGAAAATGGAATCAATAAATTTAGCAAATTGCAAGTTTAAAATAAAATCTGGCGAACAAGTTTTACCGGAGATGACTTTGGAATAGTTGATTCTAACATTAAAGATGACTAGTGGATCAACATTAAGTGAAAAATTAATTTCAATTGGAGACAATCATGTTAAGTTTAGCGTATCTTCTACTGAAGTTGTCAATAAACTTAAATAGGTTAATCAAAAAGAGAAAGCTGAAATTTCCATAAATGGAAATGAAGTCGGAGGAGAATATACAATCAAAGATCCGAATCGTATAACACCACTGCAATGCATAGAAAAACTATATCAAGAACTTGGGAGTAATATCCCATTTGAAGCTTCTGATGAAGAATATATTTAGTGGTATATAAAAACATAGATTGAGTCGGGAACTAAAACAGAAGAAGAGATAATAAAAGAAGTCACAGAAATACGTGATAGTTGGAAGCGTTCATGTGCTGATGGTATGGCTTTACATAACTGGATGCCATTTGGAATCAGTGCTGGTTTAGCTATAGATGAAGACGCAGATGCTTTTGTGAATAGTTTAAAGAAATTTAAATTAGAAAATGGTGAAACACTATATAATCGTTTCGCCATGCCTATGAAAGACTTATATGCCAAAATTGCAAAATTGAATTATTATCTTCACCGAATGTGCAAAGACGTGCGTAAAGATAGTGAACCAATGCTTCGGAATATACATTTAAGCACATCTATTCGTCCAGAGTTAAAAGAACGTTTAGGCGCAGATAAAGTTGGAATACATGTTGATAATGTTTAGATTGATAAATATGGGCATTATCACATCTTTAATTACAAATTTGGTTTGACTCCATTTGCATCATGGGCTAAAGTGAAGCTTCAAAAATACGATCTTGAAATGGGTGCAATTAAAGAAATATTTGAACAAAATGGATTTAATTCAGAAGGTTCAAGTTATTTTAATATCCCAATATAGATTGTATATAATAAAGAAGGAAAAATAGTTGATTTACTATTAAAGGATGAATCGGGTAATGAAAACTATGGAATAAACTATAACGTACAAGATGGAGTATCTAGTCCAGTTATTAAAGCATAGCAGAAATTGCAAGATGATTTGTTTAATGCTATGATAGAATAGAAAGTTAATAACATTCCAATGTTATAGTTGCAAGGAAGATTGTAGGCAGAAGATGAATTTTTAAGATAGATTATCCCAGAATATGATGCAACAGCGAAAGGATTAAATATAAGCGCTAAAGCTTATATCTCATAGAATATAAACGTAACAATTCTGAAACCAGAAAATGGTATAGGTTGGGATGTTATTGATCCGGATGGCAATACGCACCACATAGAGAGTAACGAGGAGTATTATAAGAATCAAGAATTATTACAATATGTAACTGATAATCTTAAAAAGCTTAATTAGGAATTACCAGTTGTAACTCAACAAATTGTTAAATCAATTCGTAATTCTTATGAACTTGGATATGCTAATTTTGAAGGATTCGGATTTAAAGCTGCTTAGAGATTTCTAAATGAAAATCTTGGAATCTATTTTAGAACTCATGAAGTAAAAGGTGAGGTTGTTCATGAATATACACCATTGTTAAATGACGAATTAAACGAACTAGGAATTTTCCTTTTCCAAAATAATGAGACAAATGAGATAGATGTCGTGTGCTTATCATCTTTGAAATTAGATGAGATGATACCAAATAAACACTCGCAGAGTAATCTTTTGGCTTATTATTGTATGAATTTGGAAGATGCAACTGACCTAAAAAGCTGTTATGGCCACATGGAGATGATGCGAGCAGCTAGCATTTTGAATTCAATATGTGATCTTGTACCAAATATGAAGCTTGGAAAAATTAGTGCTTATTCTCCTTATTTTCGTGGCTCTGGAATGACGTATTCAGCATCATATATAATATAGGAATTCTCGAAAATTCAAAAATTCATTAACAATAAATTAGGAACATCATATAAAAATAATTTCTCTAATACTAAAATTGCTGATTCGTATGATATTGTATTATCTCTAATAGAAAGTATAGCAAATAATAAAGGGTTTGATTTACCTGGGATGAAATCTGCAGATGATTATGAGGCTAAATACTAGCATATCAAAAGAGTTATGCAGATGTTGGAACATGAAATCTTCCATACTGCAAATCCCGAACTAATAGAAAGATATCGAAATCATGATAGCCCTAAAATGAGGACATTATATCAGGTATATCATCATTGTGCATTGTGGATGTTAAATTACAACGGTGTGCGTGCAGTTTCTGTAGAACATGTAAATGAATTATTAAGAAATGTTTTACCTCAATATGCTAACCCTGATGAGAATGTTCGATTTTTTAATAACGCATATGCAAATGCAGCCAATAGAGCTGCTAATGATTTCGTACACAGATGGTCTGAGATAAAGCCAGATATTGAAAAATACGAATCTGATGCTGGTGTTACTATTATTGATACAAAAATTATAGGTAGCACTGAGCACGTATATGATAAATTTTATAAAAAAGATCCAGCAACTGGAGCTAATACTTTTATGTTTGTTAACCCATATAGTGATAACGAGTCTGCTATTGCTGGATTAACAACTGAAGATAGGATTTTCTTAAAAAAGATATTATTCCAATTTGCTAAAGTGCGTGCAGAAAATAACCCTGATTTACATTTTGATTTTACAGGAATTAATGATCCAAGACTTATGGAATTTATAAAAAAACCATCTAATCACTATTTCTTGGTTCCATTAATTAAAGCAACAAATATAAGGCATACATATCAAACAATGACCGCCAAGGTGAGCAAAGTCGCCAAACAGTGCTCCAATGTTGATGGAATTGTAACAGTTCTTAAAAATAGTCTTCATAGTAAGGGATCAAAAAGTGTAATGGGAAGCGATGATTTTGTTTCTATCTATGACCTTGATGGCGATCCATTAATGAGCACTAAAACATTACTTTTATCTGAGAACGATCAAGCACGTGCAAGATTATTAAAAAATCATGATGCTTCTTATTTTGAAACAAACATAGGAAATATACTTGCAGAATATTTAACTCAGCAGTGTTATTATAATCGCATGCGTGATGTTGAATTATTAGGTAAGGCTTTGCTTTTTGAAATGTATATGACTGGTGAGCACATGGGAGAAAGAGCCAAACGATTGCTTAACGATTCTGCAAAATATCTATAGGAATAGATGATGGTAAATCTATATCAAAAATCTATTATGTCAAAATTTGGGCAATCTGTCCAATAGGTTATGCGTCCTTTTAGATAGATAATAAACACTATGTACCTTGCAGCAAACTTGCGTTCTATGTTCCGAGATTCATTTGAAGGTCTATGGCAAAATACTGTTAGAACATTAAGTCACTATCATAATGATTTAAGTAGCAAAGAAGTGGCAGAAGGATATGGTGAAGTTTTAAAGCATATTTTTACTTCTGAGAGGTCATTAAATATTATGTCTGAGCTTTGTCTAAAATATAGACTTTCTAATTGTGATACTGCAAAAATTGCCGAACGAGCAAAAACCGGTAAGGGCGGAATTATGAATCCTATGTACATGTCATTTGGAACATTGCGTGGTCCCGATTTTTTAAATCGTATGACATTGTTTGTGTCTCGATGTATTCATGATGGATGTTGGGATGCATTCGATATAAGAGACAATAGGTTAGTTTATGATCCTAAAAAAGATAAACGTTTCTATGCATACTTTCACGGAACCCCAGGAACGGAAGAGTATCATCAGGCATAGTCTCGTTATTTCTCTGCTGTTATAGCATATAATAAGGAAAATCCAGATAGAAAAGTTAAAGTAGGAGAAGATCTTCTTCCAGAGCCTTATAATAATCAGGATATTGCATCCTTTAAAGTTTTCGCAGATGAAATATATGGTGCATATGATAGATCACAGAGAGCAAGGTATGAGCAAATATCACTTGGACAAAATCTTGGAATCTTTACTACTTGGATGAATGGTATCGCTGCGACGTGGTTTAAGAAACAAGGAAAATATAATGGATATTTTACAACTCAAACAATAGACGGCAAGCCAATGATACGACAAAGTCAAGCAGGAAATGATTTATATTTCAGAGATGATGGCGGTATCGTTGAAAAAATTGGAGATAAATATTATAATGAAAAAGGAGAAGAGGAAGCAAATGATGGGAAATGTCCAGTAGTTGAACAAGTGCCAATTCCTGTTTAGGGTATAATGTATACATTCAAAGATGTTTGGGATGTGTTTAAAGAAGACGGGTTTAGTAAAGAATCTTTCTTAAATAACATCTGGAGATATAGAACAAATAGAGATAACCTCAACAAGGCATTGGCTGATTTGTTAATGATGGGATTGTTCGCGCTGATTTTCGGATGTGCTCTTACTCCTTGGTACGAAGACAAAAAGAAAATGAAAAATACAGATGATGTTGTAGCAAGTGGTATAACAGAATTGTTATATAACTCATCTTATCAATCTTTCGATGGTTTCTTTGGTCCTTGGAATATTATTAGTTATTGTGTAAATGATCTTGAGCCAACGGTAGCAACAACAAATATCAAAATTGTAAAAGATGTATGGAAAACCGTAATGGGTAAAAAAACATTTAACGATTTTATATTTAGTAATGCTCCAGTTGTTAGAATATTTAAACAAACAATTAAAAATAATAATCCAGATTTATTTAAAGTAGAAAAGAAAGAAGAAGCTTGATTCCATTTTTAAAAAAAAAGGGGGTGATGAATACCTGGATTTTCCCAGATACTCACCACCCCCCCTTATATTTTATTTACGTGTTTTTATTACTTCGGATTTTACAAGTATTGAAGAATTCAAAGCGTCTATCGCTGCGTCTAATGTATAATATATTCCAGTATCAAATTCCGCCATCCACCATGGGATAGGTATGAATCCTATTGGTTTCTATTACATACTCAGATCTTCCATCTGCATATGTACGTTTCACTATTCTTCGTGCCATTTAACCGTATCTATAGTTGCTCGTGTTTCATAATTTGGCGGAAGAGAAATTTCAAGTTCTACAAATTCTTTATCTGGAGTTATCGGTTTCTCATATTCGCACGATGTCAGACAAAGCAAAATAAAAAACGCAATGAACAAACTCCAAAGAAAAGCCATTGCGCATTTAAACATATTACATCTTTACATTTTATTCTATATAATAATCTGTATATAAAATTACGTATTTCTTATCGCTAAATAATCCCTCGACAAGTTTAACTCTAGGAAAACGTCCTTTCATAGACTTCTTGATTTCTTCTACTTTCTCCTCGGAAATTCCAGGCAGCACTTTTTCTGTCCCTGGTTCGCATTCTTCCATTTCGAGCACTTCTTCCCAATCCTTGTCTTCCATCCAGTCCTCACGTTCTACGATGTATGTTTGATCAGGGAATACGTCGTGCAAATGCTCTATCAGATCCTCCTTTGATTCTGCACCTATCAAATGCTCTTCTGTCTCGAATGGCTGGAATGACATATCAAGGCTAAATACTTGGTACATTTTCTTTTCCATCTCTCGCTTTTATTATGTAAGTAATTTCAAAAATTAAAGTATGAATAGCTGCGATTGCCATGTTGACCAATAAAAGATAAATTCCCAATTCATTAAATCTCCATCCGGCTAAGATACACATCAATCCAAAGATAAAAATAAAACATTGAATGCTTCCAACAAGTTTCGCGTTTACTTCAAAAAACGCGATCCATGTCATACTGGAAACAAAACACATAAACAATATCTCAATTTCTCTTATTATTGTTTTCATATATTAGTAGAAAAATTCCTCTTTTATTTTCTTCAATATCTCACCTTTGACGTAAAACACAAATCCGAAAAATGCGAGTGATGAAAGAATGTTTGCAGCACCAAAAAGCCCTGCAAGAGCAAGAGCTAAAACATAACCCGTAGATGTGCCTACAATCAAAAAGATCATAGCAATCAAAAGGCTAATCGCTTGTGATATTGCCAGAATATCTATTCCAAGAATAGACCACCCCACACCGAGCATATTAAACACGAATAGAATAAGCCAGCCAAACGCTTCTCTTATTTTTTCCACCATAGTTTATTTTTCATTTTAAATATTAACCACTTTGTGTTTACCATAAACAGAACTAAGCCAAACAGTAAGCAGCTGATTGCTTTGGCTCCAGCTAACAGTGAAACTATTGCTCCAGCTGAGAGTACTATATTAGCCACATTTTCCAGCTTTTCTTTCTTTGTCATACTCTGCTATTTGCTTTTCTATTTTCTCTTTTACCACAGCCCAGCTTACCGGTCGGTAGTCGTTATTATCAACTCCAACGTCATACTGTGTAGGGAAAAGATATTTCAATCTATTCCTATCACATCCCGTGTTATTCTCTCTTGTGTGTACATGCCCGAACAATTGCCACATATGCGGGTTATATTGTCCAGGAAAACAAAGAAACGGGTAATGATTCAGTATGATTTTGATGTCGTCAATCATTATGCTTTGCTGCTCTGTTATTGACTCAAACGCATCCCTTATAGTTGCTAGGTTTATTTTTGGGATATCATGATTGCCAAGTATCAGGTGAATCTTACCGTTTAGGTACTCCCTTATGTGTAGTACTCGCTGTGTACCTTTCATTGAAAAATCGCCAAGATGGAATACTGTATCACCTGATCCGACTGTAGCATTCCAGTTTTCGATAAGCTTGGCATTCATCTCACCGACACATGTAAACGGACGGTTGCATAGCCCGATAATAGCCTCGTGGTCAAAATGGGTATCTGAGGTGAAGAATACCTCAGACCCATTGAATACTTTAAGTTTCATTGATTTTTCTTTTTATTGCTCTAACTTGTACACCTAACAAACGGAGACCAGATCCGGAAATGGTCATTTCTCCGTTCCCTCCATCAACGACTGCCACGTAGGCTTTCATCGGGTTAGGTGTCAAATCAGCCGTCATATAGATCCCGCCTTCTCCTGGACACTCTACCTTCCCGTTAGCGCACCATCCGGGAACTGGGAAATATATTTCCGCATTGTTTATTTTACTCTTCAGTTTAGCACATTTGTAATTGTTAAATGTCGCAATACTGAACTCTGTATTTTCTATTAACTCCTGGAAATCATCTTTCCCTGGAATTGAGAACTCGGGACCTAATAGCTGCGTTGCTATATCATCCTCTGGTTCTAACTTTTCAAGGTGATCGTCCAGATTATACTTTGTTATGATGTTATTTTCTGCGAGCCTATAGTCATGGCCATCATTGGAAAACATAGTGAACTCTTTGACTTCTTTATCGCTATGAAGTTCAAGGCATCCCCATGCTGCCCATTTACCATTCTCTCCTATCTTCTCAGCTCCCAGGTTTATTTCACACCATAGATTGCCAGAAGGCAAACCCAAATCAATTGATTCCATTTTTTCTTATTTCCATTACTGTCATTATGCAATAGTTGGCAAGATCGAGGAGGGTATCCTGTACTGATTCATCATTTACTTCTTGCTTCTTATGAAGAATAAGACTTTCGAGTCTGTTAAACTTGTCGCTTATTCTTGTGAGTGCAGAGACGAGGCCGTATTTTTCTACCGCTCTAGAAAAAGAGTTCCCGTAATCTGCGTTCTTCTTTCTGTATGTGTTTGTGAGTTCGGCACATATACCGGCATGGTCGACTAAGTTATCCATATTTTCTTTTGGCTTTATTTCCTTATTTACAACACCATCTATATCTGACTTGATCATAGTATTACGTGGTTCGTCATCTCCTGTTGCGGAATTAAAAGTTCCGACATCTCCTGTTTTTGCTTGCTTTTTCAAGAAATCGACCAAAGCATGATTGCAGATTTGAGTGATTTTTTCAACATCCAGATCCGCCGCTTCCTTATCGATGTCATAATCGCTAGCTGGAAATTTTACCTCTTGCTTGTACTTGAAAAGTTCACTGTTGTCACGAAGGAAAGACTGCCAATTGAAGTTGTTCATATTTCAAAAATTAAAGGTTTAAAAGTCAGCTCATGGTTCTCATCCATAAGGCAGACATTGTATATATCGGTATCTTGTAGCTTTTCCTTGAAATGTGTTGCCGAGTGATATTTTCCATGTATCACTACCTCAGGTTCCATTCTCTGGATGTATCTTCTCAACGCTTGACTTCCATGATGTACTCCTTGATATCCTGCGGCTTCCGTCTGGTTATTCGTATCGCTAAAACCATACGGTGCCTCATGGCTTAGGACTATATCAACAAACTCGTTGTTTTTCATATAGATCTTGTTAAGTTCTCTATCTGTTTTGCTGAACGAGTGGTTGCCATTGTTGAGGTTATACTCGGTACCATATACCGATAACTCGCGACCTTCTTTTCTGAAAATCTTGATCTCATTATGTAAAAATTGAACTTTCATCTCATTGCTGTGGAATGTCTCCCACAACATAGGATAGAAATTTTCGAGTGCATGATCATGCGATCCAAGGATAAAAAACACCTTCTGTGCCGACACGTAGCTCTTACACCATCTATAGAACTCGCGAGTATACCAAGAAATCGCGATATCTGTGTTGTAATCCGTATATTCCGGTGCTATGTCTCCTGCTATAAGTACAAGGTCGACAGGGTGATCTCTAAGGTCTGGCAGCATGCCATGCATGTCGCTTAGTGCCATGACTTTGATTTTTGTCATATTTTGTAATGTTTAAATGCAAACCTCTCGCGTGTTGCGAGATAGTCAGCTTGTCTTTCGTTAGCGTACGCTTCAGCCTCGAATGGAATTTCTAAATATGCAGTTCTAGCGTTCCCAGTCTTAGCTAAAAGAAAGAGATAGTAGAAAAGATACATAAGATAGAACCCTATAAACCACAACTCTTTCATTTGCGCGGTATGGATTGATTCGTGATTTATTACAATATTCTTGACTTCTGCGTGCTCGTTCATATCGTCTTCGTATTCCTTGCGGACAAACAAAACACCGAATAGATTGATCGCCATAAATCCCTTGAACGGGATAAATCGATTATAGATTATTTTCATATTGTTAAGCTTTTAATATATGACAAAATATCTAGCGAATGGTTTAATCTTAGAGTCCTAAAAATTAAATATTTTGTGCTATTTTTAGGACAGTCAAGGGATAAAATCACCAAAAAATACCACTTTTGTATGTCAAAATTAGGACATTTCATTCTCATTTTTAGGACAGTCAGCCGTTTTGTGTGTCAAATTTAGGACCTAACTATAATATAGAAACTATAATCTCAACTATAATTAGGCGCGTAGAATGAAAGAATGCGCCAAGTATGCCTTGCAGGCATACGAGACGCACCTAACATTTAAGCGACTCGCCAGCAGATCTTACGGGATGTTGGCGTGTTCTGTTATGTTATATTTTTTATTTTATGGATAGTGTAAGAGTCTAAACAGTCCATAATTTTAAGACAATCGTAAGTCGTCCGGTGTTTTGCACACCACAGTATATCACAAAATTTCATTTATTATATGAACAACAAGTGAAATAAATAATATAATAATTGAAATAGACATGCATAAAAGCAACGTGTTTGTTACGAGCAGTTTAATCCTTGAAGCTAAACTCTGATTGAGTATAGTTTCCCGAGCGTCTGCCATACCGTCAGAATATCCACGCAAATAATCCTTTGACTGTTCCATCTTTATTTGTTATAAAGTTTATTAAATTCTTCATCTGTTAAGCCTGTCAGTTTAAAGAAATCGATAAGTGTACATAAAATAACACTGGCGAAACCTACAACACTGATAATATTAAGAAACTCGAATGATGAAAGGCTACATAAAAATGAGGCTATAAAAATCCCCACTTTAATTTGTCCAGCAAGGTTTCTATTAAGGTAATAATCATGGAATCCTATTAGTCCACAAAACTAGGCTAGTAGAAGTGCTACAATTCTCGTTTTCATTTTATAATTTTTAAAAGTTAATAATTATCAGTATATCTTCTATGGTAAACCTTTATCTTTTTCCGTGCATGTACTCTTTGATGGCAATAAGAGCATAATGTGATAAGTGCATCGTCTGGATAGTTCCACGGATCAACAAGAACACCATTTGGATATGCTGAATAATATTTGTGATGAACGTGTAAATGGTATATATTGCCACAATAGACACATCAATGATGATCCCTATCTAATATTTTTATTCTTTTATTTTCCCATTCTTTAGTCTGCAATAAAGCTTGATAATTACGAACATGTTCTTCTCGTATTTTTATTATATTCCTTTCGATTTTCTTTTTGGAAGATAAAATTATATATCTACAAAGCAAGAACATCAAACCGAAATATACGAATACACTAAGAAATGTTAATAAAATTATACATATAATAGGCATCTTTATAAATTTATGGGCTCATCGTCCCAAGTTAAACTTTTAATTTTTTCACTGAAATATTCCTCATTTTTAGGGAATACCATTTTTGAACCTATCCATTCCTTAGGCTCTAGTGGCTTTGCTTCATCGATAACCCAGCACTCTCTCATGCCGTAAGGTGTATCTTTCAGCTCTTGTTTTGATTTATAGATTTGGTGTCTTTTAAGGTCTAATCCTATCACAAGACGCCCCGACTTGTCCCTTGCTATCTGTACCATGTGATCCAATTATTAGTTCAGAATGCGGTAAATTCTCGATCATCTCACATATAGCTCCCCAGTCTTCTTTCAGCTTATGGTGCTTGCGCTGGAAATAGATAGTCTGGAGTTGCTTATAGTTTGTAGATACACGCATAAATAACTCAAGCCCAAGCGGGCAATTGCTCACCATTTCCATAAACAGACGGTAAGCTTCATCTCGCCATAATTCCCATAGGTCAGGATTATTTGGCTCGTTCTTCATTGTTATATTATATGCGTCAATCTTCTTTTGCTCAATCCTTATAATCTCCGGGTCAACGTATTTGTTCGTACATTTTGAGAGGTCCATTTTGCACAACCTGTGCATCTTGGAAGAACTGCTGACAATATCAAAGAAATGATAGCGTTGCATCTCTGGGGTCAGGTATTGTGGATATGTTATATCAAATGACACACGGATTCCTACAAGATAGTTGCTATGACAACTGATGCCTGTTTTTATCCCGCTATCTGTAAGCTTTACTGCTCTCTCGAGCGACTTATTGAATTCTTCCTCTGTATACTCAGGAGGTGTAAGCCTCATGGCGTTTCGCGCTGCTATCACGCTCTCCTCCAAATCGTAAACCTTAACATTAGAAATTGTTGTCATCAGAATAAAGTAAGTTGTGAACTAACTACTGAATCTTTTATTTTATTTGCTTCGGAAATATAAAAACTGTAATCTATCATAGGCTTTTCTCCCAAATTTAAATTGAAGAGAGCGCAAGATTTCCCAGGATGGACTAGCGTCTGTGTTCCTGACTCTGACACTTTAAGAATAGAACCAGGCCCCGACTTCGTGATGTAATACCTCGCAAACTCTCCTAGATTCTTTGTTTCTATTTGTGCGTGCTGTATTGTCCTATATAGGATAGAGCCACCAGTTAAAGGTTTAATCTTCAAACAGAAATCATAAACATCGTGGTTGTTTTTTATCGACTCTTCGATTGGTACACCGTAAACAAAAAACTCCTTCAGAGCCTTTGGAATGGCACGTTTTGAAGTGTCCCCGTAATAGTCAGGGGAAGTATCAAAACATCCCCTGAGTTTTACGTGTTCATTCTCTCGCGTGCTTCCTGGATAGATTGCGATATAGTTGTTGACATCCTTAACTATCAACCGCTCGTATTCTTCAACACTTATAAGAAAGCCAAACTTTCCGTATATCTTATCATTCAATCTAAGTATCAGCTCCTGTTTATTCCTTGGAATCTTACAACATATGCCGTCTGTATTTACGGATATAAATTCTACATTTGGGCATATAGTCACCAGCATTTCACACCACATAGCAGTGAATACTTGCCCTGCTATTGTTGTTTTGTATGTGTACAATGGATCATACAGAAATGATTTTGGTTCATTACTGTTTCCATATATAGCATTCAAAACGAGTTTGAGAAGTCCGATCTTTGCTTTGTCCGGGTTCTCTTTCTTTGCTTCTTCAAGTTTCAGATCTAGAAACTTAGAGTAGAGCTTAGTAAAGACTGGACCAAGATGTTCCGGGTAGAGTTCAAGAAGTCTGCCAAGCGAAGGATACAGGGATTGCACGTCATAGTCCATAATCACGAAATCATTATCTGATTCATAAATTCCAGGCTTGGCTACTGAGTGCAAACCTCCTAGTGTAAAAACAAACTGAGTATCATGAAATTCTGCGGGAATCTTTACGTCGTTCTCTGTGTCCGATTTTATCACTGTCTTTTTCCATGTATCCAATACATTGGTGAACTCCGGCGTCTTTACATTACAGAACCAAGGAATACATGATCCAAGGTTTATTGTATCCCTTGCTGTCTTCATCTCTCGTATCTCAGTAATAGGTAAGCCTACAGCTTTTGAATACAAAACAAGGATCATCTTTTTACCAAGTACAGCATCGGCAGTATTCAAACACTGCACACCATACTCTTTTCTCAACTCTTCACGGAACGCGATTTTGTTGATCCCCTTGTATATAGGATAATCATCTCGTCCGATAGTTGTAAGAAAAAACCGATGGATAGCTTCAACGTTATTTTTACTGTATACATCCACTGGTTCATTATCCGCTATAAAAGAGTCGTAGCTATAGGGCAATGTGTAGATTTTCGACATTCTGCAGCTGAACTTTATATCATTCAGTGTTGCGCGCCTGTTCTTATTGTACAAGTGCCACATGCGGAATAGATCGATCTGTCTAACTGTAAACCTGAACTCTGGGATTGTCTCAATAGTCCCGTCTTTCATTCCTGCGATCCTTAGCATCATCTGCCCGCAGATACTGGTTCCATTGCTTCCTTGAAACATCTTCCGACAGTCAAGCATATTTTGCAAGATCTGCCAATCGTGGTAAATGTTATCAAACCCAACCATCAAAAGCCCACTCTCTAAATGCTCCATAAGAGCCTCGTATTCGTTAATCCCCTCGCCTATCCTGTATATAAACCACTCGTCAGTCTTTGGTCTATATCCAGTGAAAACAATGTAGTTTGGATAGGCTTGAAGATCATAAATTTCCAACGTCATAATCCATCGCGTCTTATTTTTTCTTTGAATTCTGCCAATACTTTTGCTTTTATTTGTCTCACTCTCTCAGGTGTTATACTGATGAGCTTAGCGATTTTGGAAACGGGTAATGCCTGACAATCAAAGCCGAATGAATATTTGATGACCATCCTTTCACGCCAAGGTAAATCAGCCATCATGTCGCGTATAGCTTCACTTGTTCCCTGGTTATCCATATCGTCTTCAAAAGTCGCATTATCCGCAACCAACGTCTCGCCTATCTCTCTTTTATCATGCTCATCACTTCCTGCTGTATCACTCAGAGAAGCGAAAGACACAAAACACATCATAGCCCGGCTGTATTCAGAGGGTGTAATCTTCGCGTGTTCCATTACGTACTCTTGGTCTGGTTCTGTGCCGTGTTGTGCAAAGTACTCGTTCACGACCCTCTTGATTTTGCTGAACGCATGCCTTACAACATTCGGAGCTATGACAGGCTTAACATCTATACTTAAACCATTAATGATAGCCTGTTTGATCCACCACCCAGCGTAGCTTAGAAATTTAACGTTGTAGTCTTTGTTGTAATACTCCACAGATTTACAAAGGCCAAGATTTCCTAGGGAGATAAGGTCCATAAGTTCCAAACCGTTCCCTTGGTAAATCTTGGCTATACTAACAACAAATCTCAGATTCGCATTTATCAACCTCTCTCTTGCTTCTGGATCAGGCAATCGATCGATTAGCTCCTTCTCCTCTTCCGGAGTCATTACTGGTATCCTGCGTATATCCAGAAAATACCTTCTCAGCTGATCATCAACATTTGTGTACAGCTGTTTTATTACAATTTTTCTCACATATTATTCATTCACAGTCTAAATTCATTGCATCTTGTTTTTGTAATAATCTGACAAGTTTGACTGCCTCCTCGTAGCTTGTGCTTGATTTCAAAGCACTCTCTGCCCTAGGCTTAGAGCAGAGAGTAGCAGCTGCTAAACGATCTATGATGTTCATGACTTCTTGTCTGTTGACCCAAAACCTCCAACGCCTCGTTCTGTATCTGTGAGTTTATCAACCTCACGCCATATAATCCGAGGATATGGCAAGATCATGATTTGAGCCACACCTTTACCGTTAAGTTCAAAAGGTGGCTTTTTGTTTTTAGGATCTCTGTTTTTATAACAGGCGACAACCTCCCCCCTAAAATCTGAATCCGCTATGCCGGGTGTGTTTGGCATATATGCGTCGCATTTCCTGCTACTACTTCGCGGTTGTATCGACATGAAAAATCCTACCGGAATCTCGAAGCTCAAACCGGAATGATAAACCCAACAGTCGATGTCTTCCTTATATTCTACACTCACAGGTACCAAGTCCATGCACGCAGCCCCTTCTGTTTCATACTTTGGCAATACTGCACGTTCGTCTAACTTCTTGATGTTTACCTCTAACTCCATGATTCGCTGTTTAAAAAATTCATCATTGTAATTTCTGGGTATTCCTTCATAAAATCCCGTCCTTCTGTATTTCTCGAACTCGATATTCCTAAGCATTTTAGCTATGGGCTTCTGGTGTTCTTCCCTATAGTAGACCCTCTTGATACTCTTATCTGGATTGTATACAACCGCAAATGGTGTTTTCTTCGCAGCTGTCAAGCTCTTCAACTTTGCCATCTTTGGAATACCTCGAAGACTTCCGCCGTCTATTATTTCATAGTGTACGACTTCATCATCAACAAGACGAGACATCTCGTCATCAGTGATCTCTTTCGGATCAGCAAATACGACATCGATTTTTACCATAGGTTATTCATAAATAAAAACATCACCAGACGCACGAGACAATGCCACATATTCCAGTTGTCTCAGCTCGTCTCTTATCTTCTGTTTTCTTATATCTCTCAGATCTACAAAGGTTTTGGAGATAGACGACCCCTGTGATTTGTGGACTGTTATAGCATAGCCATAATCGAGCCTTTTTTTCATAACCATACGACCTTCGTAATAGAGATCGAATGGCAAAACAAACGTTTCAGTAAGTCTAAAATACATACTCCAAAGCATAGACTTCCTTTTTCCCGTAGAGTTTAAAGCTTTCACACGGATTCCTTCAACTTCTGCTGCTAACATATCGAATTTTTCCTCGTCGTTGTTCTTATCCATCATGTACACAACATCAGAAAATCCGGATAGTGGATCCTTTAATGTCAACATGTGAACGAGGAATGTTTCTCTAAGATCCTTAACATACGCCTCAGTTGTTATAGGTTCCTCAGCGATGATATAATCCATGCTGTTGAAAAACTTAGTTCTCTTTCCGCTGAAATTGCTGTAAGCTGTCAGGATTTCACCTTTGTAATATGGAGCTTTCCCAAAGACGAGCTGATGCATAACGCGGTTATACTCTGCAACTCTGTTGTTGGTATAGGCCAGCGCTTTTGCGTACAACACATCTTGGCGTTCTATTCCTTCCTTAAAACACCGCACCATCTGGTCGGCGTATTCTTTGATATCGTCATATACATACAAGCTGCCATGCTCTGATTCCTTCGTCTCAATGTCGCCTATCACGTCATCTCTCAATTCAAGAAGCAAAGGCGCTATGGCCGACCCGTCTTTTTGTCTGTAGATTTTAGTAAGCTCAAATCTGTTTTTCAGTTGGAAGACCTTTGAATAGTTGCGACCTTCCACAGGTTGCAACTGCTTGATATCTCCGCAAAATATTACCTTTGTGTTAAGTTCCGAGCATTTCTCAATAAGGATATCGTACAGGTCGTCATTTATCATAGATGCTTCATCACAGATAACAACGCCCTTGATCGGTATAAATTCTGAGCTTTTACTCTGAAATTCTAACTGGTTAAGGTCGAGCTTCAAAATCTCAAGGTTTGGAGATAAAGCCAACAAGTAGTGTAGAGTATCAGCACGTTCTCCTGTGTATGCTCGCATCACGAGCGCGGCTTTGTGTGTAGGTGCAACCAGACAATACTGCTTCTTCATACTCTTTACAAGATTTATAATCTGCTTGATCATAAAAGATTTGCCAGTTCCTGCGCTACCATACAAGCAAAAAGCAAAATCATCACCGAGTAGAAACTCGCGGATCTCTTCCAATGCTTGCGCTTGCTGTTCTCCTAGTTTTACTTTTTCCATGAAAAAGAATTTCTAGTTTATAATTATGTCATCTTTTGTTTTGACTATTTAAATCATTAAAGGTTTAAAGTTCTAAATTACATTTTCTAGTTTCTAATCTCGCGATCTCTTTAACTACATCATCAGATGTTCCTATTATAAATTTATGACTTCTGTATTGATGCTTGAAATACTCGAGTCTTGTTTCTCCGTAATATCTGCTATGTGTTTTTGTTTTCTTGCTATAAAAAGAACCGTCAAGGAGAAATATGAACTTTACGTTTCTCTCTCTGTTGTGCTGTGCTCGTTCTGCAAAATGTAGCAAGTCGTCCATCTGTGCCTCATTGTAGCAGCTGGTATATTTTGCATATACATAATACAGATAGGATCCGGAAAACTGGAAGTCTATTGTGTGTGTACTTGGACGTGATCCGCTCACAATACCGCCATCATCATCTACCGAATAACCGGTAGCATTTAGCCTTGTGAATTTCATATCAAAATCATCCAGGTTTTCACGGATAAAATCAAACTGTGCAAGCTCTGCCTCGTTCTGCTGAAGTGGACGCTTGACGTATGACGTACAAGTGAAATCGTCCTTTTGTGATATACGAGTCAAAACTTCGGCTATATATTCCTCCTTTGTCTTACTGTTTAAAAGCAAACTATCACGCTTATATCTGCTAGATGCTAATTTCTTAACACGTGCATTATCTAATCCTAACACCAGATCTTCATAGTTCATTAACGTGCGACTTTCTAAACGGTTCTCTATATACTCCTGGAATGTCATATTGTTTGTTTCTGTATATTCTCATAATCTTCTGATCTTTTAAATGGTTAATCTTTAAAATAGAAACGGGCACCCATTATAGGCGCCCGCTGTTAGTCATCACTCCGCGTAATCACTCACGAGAATGATTTGATTTTCACTTTTCGTTTTCTGCCAGTCGATGATTCGCTGGTTCTTACTACCTTTAAAAATAAGGTCATGATTATACAAACCTTTTTCAAATTTTCCATCTACTATTACGTCTGCTTTATCTATCGCTTGTTTCTGGCCTTCATTAAAGCCTTCGTAATTGTAGCCTGTATAAACCCAGACTGTCTTGTCCGGGATCGCCTTGACTATATCACATAGTGCAGCGACAGTTTGCAGGTTCTCTTCACACAATGGCTCCCCTCCAAGAATAGACAAGCCTTTGATATATGGCCTGTTTACCAAAAAGCGGATAGTATCAAGTGTTTCATCGTTTACTTCCCGGCCTCCGTTAAAATCCCAAAGTTCAGAGTTAAAACACCCGGAGCAATGAATAGGACAACCTTGGAGGAAGATGGAAACACGACAACCTGGACCGTTTGAAATATCAAGATCTCTGATTTGGTTATACCTGTTCATATGTTCTATTGTCTAAATGTACAAAACGGTTTCCGATATCTCCAGCTCTGCCTTTATTTACATCGCCGACTTGGATATATCCACAAATTCGGCGAGGATGGTATAGCTTGGATGAGTCGGTACATCCACACACAGGACAGAACCAATTTCCGTCATCGTCAAGCTGCTGCTCTTCTGTAGATCCGCAAGCTTCACAGAAATCATTTTTCCCGTTTATCTCAGCATAGAGGCAGTGGTCATTTATAGCCTTCATAACATCGATAATAGCGTCAGGGTTCTTTCGCATGTTGGCGCTCTCTATGTAATTCACATTACCGCCTGTACTGTATACCTGAAGTTTTCCCTCAATCTCCAACTTCTTAAATGGATCAATGTTTTCAAAGACTGGGATATGGATGCTATTCGTGATGTATTCACGATCATATCCGAACTTCTTCAAAGACTTTGCAAACTTCCATGTAGTCGACTCGATGGGAGTTCCGTAAACGCTCCAGCCGAGATTATCAAGTTCTGCCCACTTCTTGGTCTTATTATCAAGATAAGCCATGACTTGCTCGGCGAACTTATAGCCTTCGTTTTCACTCTGGCTTTCTCCTGTCATGATCTTTACGCATTCATAAAGTCCAGCATATCCAAGACTGATGGATGCATAACCGCCATAGATTATTTGGCTAAGCTTTGTATGCTCAGGTAATCTAGCAAATGCTCCATGCTGCCAAAGAAGAGGTGCAACATCAGTTGTAGAGTTTGCAATTCTATTGACACGTACAAGCTGAGCCTTACGTATGAGCTCTGTGCGCTCATCCATCAATTCCCAGAACTTATCAAAATCTCCACCTGACGAATAGGCAACATGTGGAAGGTTAAGAGTACAAACTCCAAGGTTGAACCTACCCCAAAGTTTAAGTTTCCCATCTATCCACATAGGCTTTAATAGCGATCTACAGCCCATCGCTGGAACGACTGCGCCCTTGTACTTCATCATAAGCTTCTCGGACATATAATCAGGAACCATACGCAACGCCGTGCATTCTGCGCACTTATGAATAAAAGCCTTAGTCTTCTCGTCAATGTCTTTTTCGAAATACTTATCTCTGAGGACAACGATGATTTTTGGAAATGTCGGTGTTATATAAATGCCGAGTTTATTTTTGAATCCTAAAATTCTCTGACTCAAAAATTCCATCGCAATCTCATAGATCTCTTGCGTATATTCCGGGATTTCCTCAAGATCTATATGTACAGTTAAGAACGGCGACTGGCCAGTTGATGCTGACATACTGTTCACTTGATAGTTGAAAGTCTGGACTCCATCTTCAAGCTCTTTTTTGTATAACAGATTTGCTTGTTCTGGATATTTTTTCTGATAGTACTTTTTCGACTTCCTAAGATAAGGTGCAAGGTGCGCAATGCTTATAGTACAACCGCCGTATTGATTGGATGCTACTCCCATGATTATCTGGGTTGCTATGGTACATGCTGTAAGGAAACGATGCGGGCTTTCGATCTTGATGTCATTGATAACTGTGCCATTATCAAGCATGTCCTGTAAATTGATAAGACTGCAATTTGTCTCCCCTTTATGGATAAGATAATCGATATCATGAAAATGGATAATACCTTCATCGTGCGCCTTTATTACATCCTCTGGCAATATCAAACGACGTGCCACATCTGTTGATGTAATGCCTGCAACATAGTCGCGCTGTGTACTTGTACGCTCTGCTCTCTTGTTTGCGTTTTCCTTATTCCAATATTCATTGGTTCCATCGATCAGTTGAGCGACTGATTGGTCAGTGCTGTTTTCTTTTCTCAATAGTGCCCTATTATACCGGTATATGATATACGCTTTAGCTACGTCATAATATCCCCAAAACATTAGCTGGCTTTCATTCAAGTTTTGTATATCCTCAAGATCAACTACTCCGTCTTTCTCCAAATCTGGGATCTTGTCTTCTATAGACTCAAATAGGTCCTTCTCTTCATATTTCGACAACTGAACACCGCACTCATTGAAGGCTTTCATAACGGCACACCGGATTTTGTTGAAGTTAAAATCCTGCAATTCTCCATTCCTCTTTTTTACTTTCATAACTCGTATTATTTAAAATTAAACATATATAGACCAAAAAAGCGGGGAAATCCCCGCTAGTTTAAATGGACAATATTTGTTTCAATAATACGGTTTTTTCTGGAATATTTACGATGTCTTTTCCATTATAGATCACATCACTCATAGCTGAGAAGATGTTGAGATAATCGGTATGAACTCCAAGCCCTTTGTAGTAATTGCTGTCTCGTGTTTCGAAAAGATATTTGTATCCGGAAACGATATCAGCATATCCTATTTTTATTGTTCCGTAGTCTGTGCTTCTCTCTATATTCAACGCAAAGCGTACCCATTGCCCGAGTGTATAGTTGACATTATCATTAGATGCATCGAAATCCTTAGTCTTCAAACTCTCCATCCACTCGTTAGTCTTTACCTCTTTTGCAATGAGCCTATCAAGAATAGAGTAATCAATAGGAGTATCTGGTGTAATGTCTCCATAGACTATATTGTTTGTGTTGTCTATGTACAACTGCCCACCTTCCAGGTTATCCTTGACTCCCTTGAAGAACTTGACGACAGGATATCTAACATCCAGTGCATAGGTCATACCCACAACATCAGCGATATCAAAAGCAGTAGGAATAACCGCCTCAATGAGTACGCGGTTATATACTTGATTTACTGTCCCATCAGCAGATACTGAAAGTTGCGAAGGTGAAATGACACGTATTCGGAAATCATCCGTCTCACTTTTGAATCTATCAATAAAAGGCTGAACATATGCCTTTGTCTCGTTAAACTCTTTTCCCCTAATAATTGTTGACTGCCCTTCGAGCAGATCTTCCATTTCGATTTCCATCAGCGATTAAACATTTCAGTTTTTACAATTTCAACAACATCTGGGTCTGTGTCTTGGTAATACTCGGTGGCTTTATTCCAAAGGTCTATGTCAATTGTCTTGTCGATATACTTATGGATAAGCTCACCCTCTGTACTGTCCAAATCTTCATCTGTCAAATTATTCTCCGAATAGAAAGAGTTTAATCTATACTGTAGAGCGTACCATTTACTATATGGCAATCCATCGAAATTCTGGGATTCTTGCAACTCTGCTTGGATTCTCTTGGCTATCTGTGGGCCTTTTGCCACACAATGCACGTGCTTGTCTTCTCCGTCTCCAACAAGCACAACGTAAACCTCTGGTCTGTTCATTCTTCTTTCTCTACTATTGGTTTATTAACAATGCCAAAACAAATCCAAATTCCCTCATTGGCAAACTTGCTAGGTGCATAATCAGCAGCAAAGCAAAGCTCAACACAATCCTGAGGTACTCGATAGATATGGCGCCCTTCAATATGTCCTTTGAAGCCATCAGCGAATGCTTGACGTGCTACCTTCATGGCGTCTTTATAGTGTCCTTTAAGCTCTCCCAAAAGGAAGGTGTGCCCTTCATTATCGTATCCTATGACCTGAATCACATCCTCTAACTTCCTACGTGTTAGTCTCTTATACCCTGGGATACTTGTAAACTTCCAGGGTCTAACTCGTGTGTCTTGGTGTGGTTTGTCTATAAGGATTGAGTAGCCGATACCTGGCGCATTCTTTGACATCTTAGCAAGATAGTCAAGCATGAATTGATTTTCGGCCATCTCATTCATAGGGTGCTTATAGTTTTCTTTCCATTTGTTGAATGCTTGCGTGGCACTCCCGACTACCATAAACGGCAGCTTCGAGAATGCCTCGCCTTCATTGTATCCGCTCACTGTTTTTCTAGTGAACTCTCCGACTGTGTACAACATTCATCGCGTATTTTCATTTTACTTTCTGATCTTAAAATGGTAACATCTCATCGATTATATCTTTTAGAGTGTTAATTATCTCGGAAGGTTTAATTCCGAATGTAGAAAATTTCGTGCATCCGTACATAAAGTCTTCTGAGATAATTGCGATCCTCTCCTGTAAACTTTCCTCGATCCAGAACTTTTTGTTTAAAGCCTGGACAATTTCTAAACACGTAGTCGATGGATTCTTCTCCCTTGCCTTATGTGTAAGATAACACACAAGACCTATTAGTACAAAACGTTTCTCTATATCAGGACCAATATATCCTAAACCGAAACGTTCGATATACTCAAGTTTTTTATCTTCATATTCCATAGCATGTATAATATGCAACCATTTTTAATAATCTTTGAAACTCTTCAACACCAATCAGGAAATCTTCCCTGCGTAGTCTGTGGACTTTCGTATAATACGGCGGGATAGTAGAGACAACTAAGAAGTTAGCCTCGATGTCTGTTCTATCCATGCCATAGAACTTTTGAGCCACAAGATTCAGCAATGTGGCATACACCGCCATTTCTCTCATATACCGCCAGTTGTTAACAGCATCACCAAACTCTCCGATCTTTCGGCCGTGTGTTTTGATATCGTTGATGATGAGTTTGTTATTCTCTTTATCTATCGTGAAGTTATCAAGCTTTGCCTTCAGCTTTAACACTATCGGCTCATGGCCTTCTACATCAACATCTAGATCAACAAGGATAGCTTGCTCATTCTCTGATATTGGATTTGTCAATAACCCGGTAGGATGAAGGAGTGAATAGATCTCGGCATTCTCTAAGAGGTTAGAAACACAGGCTTTGACCTTTTCCCTCATAGCTTCACCAAGAAAGATTAGCTCTTTATCTCCTGTATACCTTGCCTCATAGTTCATTCTCTGTTCACAGTATGGCAACACTTTGGCTTTCAACTCTTTCATCTGTATAGTGTTGAGATTTCCGCCGTAGTAATCAACCTCTTTGGCAGCAGCTATAAGCTCTTCGTCTGTTGGCAAAACAGTTTTCTTGTAAACAATATCTGAAATGAACCCGGGTTTTCCTGTTGGCCGGTTTATTGTTTCGACTAATTCGAAATATTCTGGCTGGAGTACTAGCTCGTGGACAGCCGAACCTTGAATCAAAGCGTCTGAATAGATCCCAGAGAATCCTTCGAAATATTGTTCAGGACTTCCGCCCTGATCTGGATTGATAAGCTTGAGCCTGCTGTTACTGATATAATCCGCGTATTTCTCGCTGAAATATACCTCATCCGTTATCTTATCAATCACGAGTGAGTCCATTATAGGACTCACTCTAATCTTAGAAAAATCAATATCACTCATCGAGTTTAAATTTTAGTCGTTTCAGTTCTTCCTCAAATACAATTTGAGATTGTGTCTTTATATAGTCAGACATAAATTCCCAGTCTGGCTTTCCATCGGAAGTAATAGGGAGAGGGATTTCGAGATTTTTAATCCTTGTTAATGTTGCGCCATATCCATAGTTGTATTTCTTTTTTATAATCTGGTCTAATATCCCAACTATGAAAATTCCGATGTATTGATCAACGTTTTCGGACGATAAAGAAAGAACATTGTTTCCACAATAGAAAGCTTGTTTTTGATAGAATACAGTTTGTGTATCTACCCCAATTGTTATGACATTGCCAGGATTAAGTTTTTCGATTCCCTGTTCACATACAAATTTCAGGATGCCGTTATTTAATCCTGTTCTTGTAATATATGGAATATTTCCAGGTGTACTGTTTAATTTGTTATTATTTATAGACTTCGACATCTTCACATTAAATATTTGATCAATATGAAAATCGGCAGTAGCTTTTCCTACTATTGTTGGCCTCGGAATATTTGGCTTTGGCAGAACTTTAGCCTCGAGTTTTTCAATTATTTTTTTGAGTTCTTCTTTTTCTTTGTCATAAGGTACAAATAGATTATCAATCATTTTTGGTTTTATTTTCTTTTGTGCACTATATATCCAATCATCATTGAATCCAACGGTACACTTAGTACATATTGAATCATCTTCTATTTCTTCATTCCAAATTTGCAGAAAATGCTTTTTCTTTTCCTTAACAGAATCTGACGCAACCAATCCTTGTTTTATTTCCACAACATATCCATCATTAGAAAAATCGATAAACTTAACAAGCTTATCTTTACTATGTGGTACTCCTGCAGTAAAGATACAAATGCAAGGATTAACCCCAACACCAAAGAAAGTTTGAGGATTTAATGTAATCACCCCCTCTAACGTGTGGCGTTCAAGAAGCAAATGTTTTGTTTTCAATTCTGCTTTTGAATTTCCGGACATTGTAGATTGTGGGACAATTGCGATTCCTCTTCCTCCTGGCGCCAAACAATCCATCATTCTCAATATGAAATTAATTTCATAGAGTTCCGGATTCTTTGCTGACCCTTGAGAATACGGCGGATTAATCATTCCAACACTGAAACCTTTGCTTCCCAAATCGTTTGCTTTTACTTTAAAGAAACTATTGCACAACAAGTTTTTTGTGTTGCACTCTCTCAAATATAGATTTGAAAATGCGATGCTGTACATATAGTCCTGCATCTCTATTCCAAAAAGTGAGTGGTTTTTTATCCGCCGAATCTCTACGTCTGATTTATCGCATCCTTCAATCATTCTATGTAAAGCTGCAACCAAGAAGCCACCAGTTCCACAACACGGATCAAACACGCTATCATCAGGTTTTAGATTTACAAGATCGCAGAATAATTCCGTGATATGTGTAGGCGTCAAAATAATTCCCAAAGTCTGTCCATCACCTCCAGAGTAAGAGACAAATTCATTGTAGAATTTGCCAACTAAATCATCGGTCGTTGACTTGTACTTTATGTTTTTGAAAACATAGTCGTAAATCAACTCTACAAAATACCTCAAGGGAGTTTTCCCAAGGTTCGCATTTATAGAATTGATTTGTACGTTTGTACTTATAAACGAGTACTGGTTGAGAATAGTTGAGTTTTCAATCCTTCGTCTTTTGAGTGCTGTTTTAATTGCCAGCATAATTTTCTCGCCATCTGTATTTTCTGAATCTCCAGTCAATGATTGAATGTTCAGATTCCCAGATTCTGTTTCTGTTAATGCAATCAGAATTCCGGAAACGATACCTGGCTTTTGTTCGGTAGTCAGAGATCCATAATTCCGGAAATGTTCATGCAGAGCTGCGGCATCACGTCTTACTTCTGAGACGCTCTTATCCACATCAATCTCCTCTTTCAAAACATTCATGCAATAATATGTTCCGATATTGCTATGAGAGAATGAATTGAAATCATTGACCGGTTCAAGAATCATAGGTTTCGTTTCTCTCGATCTCAGAAAGAACGGAGTGATACGATATCCATCTTCATTTCCGGAAACTCCGAATCCGAACAGTTGCTCATATGGTGCGCTTGCCATTATCTTAATGGCATAATGAACAGCACCATTGAGTGCGTACTTCTTGATGGCTTGCTGGGACATATCGAGTTCTGTCTCTTTATCGTCAAGATACTTGGCGTGATCATAAACGCTCGCCTTATCTTCTATGACGAAGACATACCCGTTGACAATTCCACAATAATCAGGATAACCTATATTGCCTGTTCCGTTCTTGGATGCAGTTTGCAATGCATCTCTTAGGTCAATATTTATATCTGCATCTTGTGATGAGAGACTGATCCCTGACTTACGCAATAAGTCGTTGACAAAAATGTCTGTTTTTCCTTCCTGCCTAGGCATTTCATATATACTTTTTGTTTCATAATGATCATCTTTTTAATTTGTTATCTTAAAATTAGACTAAAGAAAGAATGAAAAGTTTAAACGTCAATCGTTAAATCTTCGCCATAGTCTTCTTGTGTGTTCTCACATCTACCATAGAGCGGCACAACTACACAAATCAGTATAATCCAGGTAATGAGGAAAAACAAATTGAAAGAGAAACCCTTTTTCAATTTATTGAATAATTTTTTCATATTGGATTTTGATTTCTTCATAGTTTAAACTTTCTATTCTATAATCAAAACGTATGTGAGCATTCGCTGGGGTTGTCAACATCAAACAAGGGATACCTTTTTTGTTCAGATCGAAAACATTAAAAGGGCTGTCGTCAATAAAGACGTCAACCCTTCCCTTTATCAATGGCGCCTTGGATAACCCAAAACCAAAACGCTGATATATCGGCTTATTCGGAAAATCGTTTTTCTTTAACCAGTTTCTCGTCCATCTCTTGTTGTTTACTCGAGATGTACAATACAATTCCGGAACAAACCCTACCAACCTGTTCTTGATTGGCAGGGTCTCCCAAAATTCCTGGTCATGCCTTAGCACATTCCAGACATTATACGTAATCTCACTATCAGATTTTGGTATGCCAAACCTCTTGACGTACACGTCGTACCAATAGTTTATGGTATCATCTAAATCTAGCCCTATCTTTATCATTTATAATAAAAGTATATGAATGGTTTATCATTTACTAAACACTCAATGTCCCCGCTGCCATTTTTAACCATAAGGAGATCGGGGAAATCGCAATCTTCAAATACTGCTCGGTCTTCTTCGATTTTCCCGTTTCTGATAATGGCACCATACTCGGATTTGTTGCTGTAGTAATCCGTGATAGTTATCTTATCTTTGAAAATCTTGACCGTTGATTGCATGTAATCATTAGCGACATCGATCTTGTCTATATTATATGCCTCATCAGCACAAAGCCTGTATTCGTATGGAACGAATGTTTCAAACTCGAAAGTTCTGAAACTTAACAAAGCAAAAATCAACACACCAACAACAGTAAAAATGACAAGTATCATAGCCGTTATTCTCATATTAAAGGTATTGTATTTCACCGATTATAACTCCATCGCATGCTGCGTCTTCGATTAGTTCATCGTAGTCGTAGCTATGCATTTTTGCCTTTTGTGCAAACTTTCTTGCCCAGTAGTTATCAACAAGGAAATCCCTCACGGCTTCCTGTGCTTTCTCATTGTCTACATGGTCAAACTGTCCTAGCTTTTGTACGTATATGTCATCGTTAGTGTTATCATATACTGCTATTGTTGCAATCATTCTTGACAAAACTTTTTAAAAGTTGAATAAAAAATTCATAGTCTAACATCGCAATTGTTCCGGGGCTATTGCTCCCGTCTCTGGTTGCCTGCTTCCAGATAGTTACGAAAGGCTTATCATTAAACGGGCAGGCGTTCTTGATCTTTGTATACTGCGGCGTGCTTGTTGTATACTTCGCTTGAATATATACCGGGAGCTTACCGCTTGGATCGCATACATCAATCTTTGCCTTATCCATAGCTCGAGAGTACTGGCGAGAGGATACGCATTCCTCGAACCCTTCCTCTTTGAGTCTATTGATGATATCGCGCTCGAAAGAACAGCCTTTGCTTCTATTCGCTTTATTACGAACTTTGCGGAGCATAGCAGGGTTGAGATACTCGCAGAGTATCCCGTCTTTCGTTTCTTTCCCTGGGTACTTGCAGCGCTTCTTCAAGGCTACGAGTGATACACCGGTTGCTTCTGCTGCCTGTTTGATTGTCTTAAATTCCTATGTGTGACCATCTGGGAATGTTACCTTGCACGATGTGTCTTTACATGATGGTTTAAAAAAAGGTGGTCTCATAATTCATTAATTTTTACATTATTTAAAATTCGTTGTATCTTTTTACTTTCTTCTTCATTTCTCGCTCCAATGTGCCAGTCTATAGTTTCGTCTGGCTCTGCTTCCGTCTTCCAATCATACACACAAAAAGGCATATCGCCGATTGTCTTATGCCAGATGCACCGACTTTTTCCGTCTTTGCTTGCATTATGATCAAATCCAAGCAATATATCAAGCTGTTTTTGCGTCGCTCTGATCGTATGACCAAAGAAGCTATTCGGAATTCCTAATGTGTTTGACGTATTCATTGATTAAACTTTTAGCTTTTTCTACTCCGTTTGTTTTCACATAATCAGATAGATCTTTACAGCCTGAACATTTAGGAATCAACGCGTAAAACAACTCGGGATGTTGTTGCCGTATCTCTACGGTTCGCCTCATACCGGTGTGATCATTATCATATAAGACTACGATAGTCTTGAATCTACGCTTTAGATTCTCCAGTATCTCATCAGATACGAATAAGTGTTCACTGTTAGGAGCGACTGCATAGATGCCGAACGATCTAAGGCACAATACGTCTTTTAAAGATTTCGTAATGACGCAAACATTTCCACGAGGTGGAAGCTCACGATATCCTTGTATCGTTTCATTTCCTGTGTTGCAAATCCATTTCCATTCCGTCCTCTTTGGCATGTATATCTTCCATTTCTCTTCTCCGTTTTTCTTTCCGAAGTAATACCCATAGATCGGGTTTTTATCCGTACATTCAGCGAAGACTCTGGAGTTTAGGAAGACATACTTGCAAGAATAGACATGGAACTTTTGCAGCAGTTCAACACTTATGTTGTATTGTCCCCACCATGCAATATCTCGATCTGTAAAATCCTGCACTTCAACATTTATAATTGAAGGCTTCGATTCCTCAAATCTTGTATTGATTACTTTGATCGGTTTTGTTGCTTCCTGACTCTTTCTTTTTACAAGTCCGAAGTCTTCGGCAATCTTTCGTATCGCCTGGTAATAACTCAGCGAATACATCTTCATCACAAGCCCGATAAAGCTAACGTGTGTATTATCTCCGAAATCCTTATAGATAAGTTGTCCATTACTCGTTCTATAAAAAGCGACTGATGGTTTCCTATCCTCACGAAGCGGAGAAAGAAACAGGCCCTTCTTAATAGGCAGGCCCGTATAGTGGGACATATACGTTTCCTCGGTATAATGTTCAAGCAAAAAGTCCTTATTTAGGATTGGCTCTATTTCAAAGTCAAGTTGCATAATATCATGATTTTGACAATGATAATATTAAAAAGGGAGGAGCGAACCCCTCCCTAAAATAAAACCATAATATTATGAAAGCAAACTGTCAAGATCGATCACATCGTCCTTCTTAGCTTCCTCAGCCTTCGGTGTGATTGCGAGCGGATCAGCTGCAAGGTCAGGCATAGATGTAGGCTTGGCATTCTTGAACTTCTGAACTAGGCCCTCCTCATAGGTAGAGAAGAACACATGGTCACCAATGAAGTTTGTAGATATGTAAAGCTGGCCATCTCGATTGTAACTCAAGAATTTAGGCAGCGTAGCATGAACATTTCCACTTTCATCGGTACGACCCATAAGCTTCAGTTTGGTCTCCTTGCCCATTGCAGGCTCGAGAACCTTAATGAATGCATTGGCCATCATCTCGAAATCCTTAAACTTAGAACTTGCTTCGCAGAACTTCTTATATCCTTCGGGATTCAAAACAGTCATGACCTGAGCCATAAAGAACTTAATCCTATCCCAGTTACTTGGGAACTTCTGTTTTGTTCCATCTGGTCTTTCGTATTCCTTAGGTTCACCATCAGCAGGAGTAGGAAAGAAAATTGTTTCCTCGTAATATCCGTCAGCATTACTAAACCGAACACGGAGCGTCTTATAGTGCTGGCTTGGGTCTTTCTTTCCGTCAAACTCTACGATCTCACTTTTCTCATATTTTACGTCATAGATTGCAAAAGGTGCGAGCTGCTTAATACTGTTTGATACTGGTGAAACACTACTGTTAATTGAAAAATCCAACATAATTTAAACTGTTTTTTTTGTTTATACTCAATGATAAGACTAACCTAAACATAAAAGGTTTAGTCATTTAAAAGAAAAATCAAACGAACTCATAGTGAAATCGTCATCACTTCCTACAAGATCAAAAAGATCGGTAGCTATAGAGTTATCGGTTTTCTCTGGCGGCTCTTCATCAGGCACCGCTTCCTCGACAACTTCAATAGGCTCACCGTTGGAAGTAAGGACTCCTATACCTTCGCTGTCTTCCTTAATAATGAACTCATTACCAAACTTGGCAAGCTGCCCATTCATCTTTCCACGGAAAGATACAGTCTTTGACTTAGTCAATTTGTTCCCTCCGTCTATGTGTAAGGAATCGGCAGACCCGATCATAGGCCTACCGATTGAGTCAAACACTATAGCGATCTTATCGCCCACACTAACACGCAAGAGACGTATAGCCTCGTCGTTCAACGTGAACTTGTTATCGCTCAATACAAGCTTCGGCTCTTCAGAAACAGGAAGCTTTACGCTTACTGCATTCTTTGGAGCTTCAGCATCTCTAATTGTAAACTCCATCGTGTCAGTGTCGATAGAGAAAATGTAATTCAAAATCATGCTTTCAAAGAAGGGAATATTCTTTCCCAATGAGAGGTGAACGTTCCGTCACCATTGTTTTCTGCAACTACAATATCCTTATTGGCCAAGTGCTTAGGACGAGCACCAGCGGTAGCAATTCCTCCAGTTTCGAAATTGAGGCAAAGGTTAGAATCCTTATCGCGATGAATCCAGGAAATACCGTCTGACTTGGCAGCCAAGATCCTAGAAATTTTTCCTGTCATATCAAAGTCTTTCAGAGATCCCTGTTCTTTACCCTCGCTATCTACGATTGCCTTATCTTTTACATGTCCAACAAGGATTATATTGTCGGCACACTTGGCGACCATATCAATAACTTTCTCAATTGCGTTTCGTAGCCAAAGATAACCGCTACCATTTGGCAAGGCAAGGATTCCTTCACCTCCTCCTGTGTAGTTTTTACCCATTGGCGTTGACATATATAACTTGGCAGCCAGAGGCTTGCTCATTTCTTCCAACGCTGTGATAGTATCAAGGACAATAAATTTATATGGCTTGCCAGCTTCTATTACCGCCTTGCAAACTTCACTGAGCTCTGTGATATTATGAGCTTTTACTTTTACCGCATCAATATATGTTGAACCTTCTTCCAAATCTATTAGCAAACTATTTGGTAATTCTGCTAACAGAGTCGTTTTCCCGCATCATCAAATTAGGCTTTTTATCCTAAACCCATTATGGTATGATTAGCATATCTTTTCATCCATTGAGATATGGATGTTGAACACTCGTGGCTTTTCAGCTATGCGTTACATTACATTTTTAAAAATGTTAACACGGGATTTGTTTGAATTTTTCATATTTCCTGATTAATTTCAAATCGGAATTTTCATATATATATTCACCAAATTTTTTCTGATCGCGTAATCTGTAAAAATATAAAATATATAATGGCTATTTACGTTTGCCTAACTCTTCTTTTATTGTAATATTAGAAAATAAATTCAAAGATAAAAGTTTTGTTTTTAATGATTCTAAAAATACAAATGAATTACAATAAATTGAAACCATAGAATAACCAGTCTTTTTAATTGTTATACAGCCATCAAAGTATCCTCTAACAAAAGAGTTAAAAAATTCATCTTTGATATCTGGAATTTTATAATCCAGATTAGACTTCCCAATATAGACATTTAATTTATTCAATTGGTCAATATCGGCTTTTGTACATTGTATTTTACAACTTACAGAATTTTTATAATGGTGCAATTTTGCTGAGCTTTGAATTGCATTTTTAAACGATTCAACTATATACTCGTCCTGCAACGTTAAACCCAACGTATATGAATAAGTGTTTTTATAAATAAACCCATCCGACATAATTAAACCAAGAAGATAAGCCTTGTCATGTGAATCTATAATATCAAAATAATCTATTGACTTTTTATTAAAATCTTTAATTTTCCTATTCGGTGTTCTTAAACCATATTTAGTTAAATTTGTTTTAAGAGTTCCATAATTTATATTAAATTTTAAAGATGTTTCTTTTAAATTATGGCCTTCCATTATATAGTCAGAACATGATTTTAAAAAATCAAATGTGTACAGATTCCTGTTTGGCTTCATAACATTTCCCGTTTTTGTTCAATAATAATTTATACCATTACTGATATAAACGGCCAGTGTTGACCTTTGGCGCCCCATAAATGATAAGGTTCTTTGGATCCTGTGTTTCAGCTGCTACTTTCTTTGTTGGCAATACTACGCTCATAACGTAAAGTTTAAAGTTTTAGGTTTATCATCTTCATCTTCTTCATCTTGTTTTGGCTCCAATGTCCACAGCGGACTTTGGAACTTACTGTAATCATAAATCTTGTCAGGTGTTGGTGGTTCAACAAACATCCCGATCTTACCGTAGAAACAAATGCAATCAGCAACTTCTGATTCACCATATCGATTTTTCAATACAGTGATACTTCTGAATACATCCTGCAATTGTTTGATGTCATAGCCTCTATAGTTAGCGATCTTATCCCTAAACGGGTTATATATACCAATAACTATTTCCGCGTCTTGTGAGGGGCCAGCGCTGTCTCGGATGTCTGAAATCCGACAGTCGCCAGAGCCTAACATGTCACGGCGAGACATAGACATAGAGTCCCTGTTTGCCTGCATGATAGCAACAGGTGAGATTCCGCACATATTCCTAAGGCCAACGAGTTGTTGACTTGCTAGGTCAATCTCTTGTTTGATTGTTCGCCCCATTGTATGTGTTAATAGATTCATATGATCAATAACTACGACGACAATTTGTTTGGGATTATTAGGGATGTATTTTTTCCTTCCCTCTTCCTCCACAAACTGCCCGGCTTTTGCTAGCTCATTTACGAGCGTCGAATATAAAGTCTGAGCATTTAAAGAGCCATCGAAAATCGTAATCATACTTTCTATTCTTCGTAGCCATGGGATACATTCTTCGACGATATGGAAATATTCATCAGACAAAAGTCCGCCTTTTGTGCGTGATAGGATATCTTTCGTTGAAAGTTCCACGTGATACTTCTCGAAGATATAAATGGATAATAATTTCGCCATTAGTAATTCGGCGCTGATCTCTAGCGAGTAATAGATCACGTGAAAATCTTCGTCTTCTAAATGTTCCATGCATGGACGATAAACATAAGCATAAATGGCTAGACTCGTCTTACCTGTTGATGACTGTCCGAAAACAATGCTATATGTTTGTCTGGTCACTCCGTCAATGATGCCCTCCAATTTAGGCAGGCCCATACTTATCCCTTGACTATGACCAGCTCGTCCATTTTCTATTTGTGCAAGTAGTGAATCAACGACCATCAGAGCATACGGATTGTGTCAAAATTAACGTTGCCCTGTTCACCGTTTCTCATCGACTCGATGAATTCCCATCTATGGTCGATAATATAACTACTGAACACGCAGTTTATCATTCTTGTATTCTCAGCTGCCCATTTTGTAATCTCTACAATATGGTTGTGAGTTTCCGGGTTCCATCTAATTTCTCGACCGTAGAAATTGAACGCGTCTTCTTGAGAGTTGAACCGTTTGCTGACACCGGAAATAGAAACGCAGTTTCCATCTATCATTGCATACTTGGGATAGACATCGAAAAGTTCTTTTCCCATGTCAAACGCTGCACGATAGAAAAACTTAGTCGCGTTTTTATTGAACGGTATATCTGCTGGAACGATCTTCTCCTGTTCTGGATCGAAAGATTTGAGGATGATTCCCTTTTCTTGTAAGTTCTTCAACACTGGACGAACTATCTTTCTTGCGTCTTCTGATGTCTCGAGGTATTGATTCATATAGTTGACACCTATACTTGAATCTTTACACATTAGGATCAAACGCGCAATATATAACTCGTCGGGTGTTATTCCATAGCGTCGCATCGCTGCGAGCTCGTTTTCAAATGTTAAAGTATAAGTCAGCAATGGTTGGTTTGTTTAAAGTTTGATGTGCTGATCTAGTCCCCGCATTTGGAGTCTATGGTTTAAATGCGGTATGGTTTTAGGAATTCTACTTTTAATTCGCGGTATCTATCCCACATTCTGCTCTCTCTATATTCACGACCTACTCCTTTTTGAAGTATATCCTGTAATATCAAAAGCTCAAGCATTCTTTCTGTTGTCATCTTGTCAAAATCTATAGTTAAACTTTTCGAGTGGTCTCTTATAGGTTTCGAAAGGCTCATGCTTCAAAACCTTTTCAAGATTAGCCTCATCAATCCTGACCATTTCAGAATTCTTGTGGGCTGATTCACACCATTTCGTTTCTTGCGTATCATTGATAACAAGATTAAAAATTTCTGTGAACTTATCACCTTCAACACGTATGCCTCGACCTCTTGCTTGCGTTGCTCTTGTAGTGCTTGAATCGTGCCCGAGGATGATAAGACAATTAACACCTGGAATATCCGCGCCAGCTACCAACAGTTTGCTGCTATTCACAACTCCGCTATCTGCTTTAGCGAATTCTTCAAGTGTTGTCCTGTTCTTCTTCTTCGATTCTTTACCACTAACAACCCCGCCAATACCGATAGCTTCCGCCATCTTTATATTGTTTGAGAAGGTTATGATCTTCGCATTAGGTCGTGCTTCAATTATCTTTCGTGTGAGCTCGATCTTTTTTGAATGGTTATTCAGAAATGCTTTCTTCTGTTGCATTGCTTGCATTGCTCCTATAGCATGAAGCGTTACAGTTTTCAGTATCTCTTTATACTGCGCAGGTTTAGTACATAGAGCTTTTGCGAACTCTTGCCTGCACTTAAAACCTTCTGGCCCATTCATTTTCATCATAAGCTGGAAATCAAACGAGAAGAACTCGAAATGTTGAGTCCACTTTCTTTGTATCTCCTCATACTCGCTGAGATTATCCACATCTATGAGAACCTCATATTCAACATAGTCCGCCACCCAGTGGTTAGCTATGACATCTGACATTGTTATTTCATCACATACTGGACAGTATCGATCCAGTAATGATTCCCTGCCGTCTAACCTTTCATAGGTTGCGGTAAGGCCGAGCACGAGTTTATACTCGACCTTGTTGAATACACTGATGCGGTTCTCACTAGGTATAAGATGTAACTCATCTATGATAAGAATATCACATTTCCACCTATGCATGATGACCGTATTAATCACACGAACGACACATGACTTTTCGAGATTCCATTGTCTCAGGTTTTCTTCCCATTGGTCTTTTAGGTTTGTAGAAGGAACAACCACAAGAGTTTTGAAGTCAGGATATTTTGTAAGGACGCGCTTAATTGCCAGAATAGCAACTCTGGTTTTTCCGAACCCAGTGCTGCCCACGATGGCGGCCCGTCCTCCTGCGCGTATCCAATTGTCAACGCACAACTCCTGTCTCTCACTTCTTGTCATCAGTCTTCCTTTTCAAAGCTCCAACCATGAGAATTTGCGACAAGCTCCAACTCTCTCATCTTATTCATCCAGAAATCAATCTGATAGCTGATCATATTCTCCACACGGAAAAGGATCTTCTCTCTCAGAATGATAAGCTGGTTAGTCGTGAGGTTGTTGAATGTCTGTTCCTTTAACGTCACCATAGACATAAACTCCTTATATGTGAGCCCTGTCTCATTTACATGCAGACGGATTGTCTGCTTCAATCCCAACCTTTCACGGATAACTTCCATACGATCGCGAACCTTTCCAGTCTTCGGATCTTTCTCTGTGAGATCTCGCATCTCATCAGGAGAAAGCCAAATTCCCATTCGCGTCAGGAACGTCAGAGTGATAGGCTTTTTGTGAATCTTACCAAGCACACCTTCACAGGCATCCTTAACCATTGATATTTTTAAGTTAGAGAATTCAACAGGTATCCCTTCGGTAAATTCTGAAATCTCAATCTTGTCATAACTACCAGGCGCATACTTGTCAGTGTTGCGACTGAGGTATTTATTGAGATCAGAAAGATACATAAACCGAGGATATCTTGCTCTCTTCTCATCGGGAAGATAGGTCCCATCAAGGTAACGCATATACAACTCAGCGTTACACTTCTCGCGATCCTCCTGGATCATCTTAATCAAAACTGTCCTTCCCGGATTGTTAGAATCTGTATTGTACAGCATCGACTGGCAATGCTTGTAAAATATGGATAGCTGTTCATCAGACGCGTCAATCATTCTAATCTCTCCCTGATATCGTACACCTTCGACATCTTCCTTCTGTCCCTTCCACACAAATTTTGTAATATCCTGTGCTTCTGTATTCACTACATCATTACGAGACTCTTTCGCGCTGTTCAGCTTGTTTTCCATAATTGTCATAACTGTTTTGTTCATTATAATAAAACCTCTTTGGTATTCAGGGCTTCGCACTTCACAAATTTTTCAAAGACCACGTTGCTGTATTTATAGAAATTGTGCGCAATCCCATCGTACCACTCATCTATTCCTGCTCTCACCTCTTTATATTTTAGATATCCCTTGTCGCCAAGTTCTATCTTGTCTTGCTGCCAATTCGGCCATTGGACACACATAACATAAAGAGATTTAATCTCATTTATTATAACTTCATCTAAAACTCGAAAGACATATGTGGTATAATCCGCATAGTCTGTCTCTTTAGCCACTAACTGCGCATAACATATCATCGAACGAACGCAAAAATAAAAACAAGAGCAACGCTCAGAACTCCAAGAACGAAATTCTTTCGTCTGTTTTTCTTCTTGCTCTTGATCAGCTTAGAACTCATATCATCTATGGTCTTGTTCTGATCTTCTACTTGCTTTTTGAAACTTGACAACTGCTGCTTGTTTATGGAATCGATGCTGTTATAAACAGTAAGCAATCGATCCATCTCGTCAATTTGTTTGATCATGGCAGAGTCTCGTTCTTTGAGCCTTCTGTGTTCGAGGAATATAATGTTAGTTTGCTTTAGTTGCTTCGCCGTTATCACCACCAAACTGTCCTTGCAAATACCTTGTGAAAAACAGGTAGTCGGAATCGACAGGCTGGCTAATAATAACATCATAATCAGCCCGAAATTTTTCATCTATTCTTATTATTGAATCCCGAATCGTGTCGATCTTTTCTATCAGCATATCACGTGTGATATACAATGTATCTGTTCTTGGTTCAACCTTCCGCTTGGTATATGCAAGATGCAAGGTGAACGCCATGGCGATGTTGATAAAAACCAACACCACCACGGCGATTTTGAGCGATTTATTTTTCATTTACCAACTTGATCATTAGCTTCAGTTTATCTTCGTCCAATGATCTAAGGTAATGAAGAGTATCAAGTTCTACACTGGAGAGTTCCTTTTCCTGGCTCTCGGTCTCTTTGGCTTTTTCATATGCTTTTTGCATATCGAGGTATCCGCTGATTTGAAACTCTGGGTTGCTGATGAAATACTTGGCAAGTGTTTTGAGTATTAACTCGCCTATCTCGCATGTCATCATTGACCCATGGCAAACCATGGTGAGTTTTTGATCACCGCTGATAGCTTTGTTGTATGCGATCTTCTTCCCAACCTCAGGCGAAAACTCGTCCTGTTCGTGGCAGATAGCAAAACCAGCGACAACATCACGAAACTCCTTCGCTAACTTCACAGGTCTTGATACAAGAGCGATGCAAAACGATCGCTCATTCCCCTTGAAATCCTTGAACTTATCAGTATAATACTGAACGATTTCTTTATTCATAAATCCTTTCTCTTGTTTTTATATACTTCACGACACTCTGGTCATCTTCTATTTCCTCAAGTTCATCTTCGTATTTGATGTTTGATCTGACGATGATTTCACTCATGGTATAGATTGACCCGTAGTTTTCCATACTTATAGTGATCTTGTATTTGTACATAATCAATGCCAAAATGGAAACTCGCCCGGGAAGTAAGTGCGGCCATTCCAGAAGTACTTGATAAGCTGCTTTTTTCTCTTGTTCACGATCTCCGGAATATCAGCCTGTCCACACTTGAACGAAACGGTAGATTTGAAATTCTCTTTGTCAAGAGGTCCGGGCTTCAGGTACAGGATAACCTTTCCGTATACTGGAATCTCTCTCCATGGAGCGGAGGTTTTACTCTTCAATGAATGCTTGTGGATCCTCCTCTGTGTCCTCAAAATCTTCTTCTCCTTCAAGGTCTTCGTCCAAACACTCGGATCCCTCGAGACATAACTCTCCACTCTCTCCACATACACATTCGCCATCCGTACTGGCTGACTCACTGGCTGCTGATTCTTCTTCCTCGGCATAATCGTCAAAATTAAATTCGTTAATATGTAGGTTGGACATTTCGTCCATTAAAAGGTTTAATTCTCTCTCAATAAAATCTGACTCATTCATAACCTGGTCCCGATAATGGCATCCTCAATAGCCGTATCTTTGCCATAGAGATCACCGTTTGTTCTCTGATTGCCTACTGCTACATACAGCTTGTTGACGAAATCCTCGATCTTATCTGCCAGAGGTTTGGGATAAACCGAGCTGGCAATCAGATAGATAGAAGTGTTGTCGTCATAGATCAACTGCTCAATACCCTTCTCTGTCTTGTCACTCTTAGCGAAGAGATCTTCGCTATATTTGAGTATGGCATTGAAGATTGCGAGCCAGTAATAGATCTTCTTGAAGTTGTAGGTAGGACGCAAGAATCGGAACTCTGCAGTCTTGCACTTGTCATAACACATGAGGTTCAACAGGTTGACGCATGTGTATCTGCTTGTACAATCCCACTTGTGACTTCTCTCCTCATCTCTTGGATGCGGCTGCTCCAGGCTTCCCATGAACTTCTGCTGTGCGATATTCTCATAGAGCTCGCCAAATGTCTTGTAGTTTGCGAGCTTATGGCAATAGTCCTTCCCGCTCTTCTTATACTTGGAAGTCTCGAAAGTCCAGTCGGGCAAGAACTCTGCCATCTCTTCCTGCAAGAAATAGCAAACTCTATATAAAGCATAGATCGCCATAGGATCAATAGGATAGCCTCCCATATGAACATGAAGGGAACACTCCTTGTTGAAATAGGTAAACTTGCGCAAAGCCTCAAGCTGTTGATAGACGAGGTTAAGTCCATCGTTTCCCTGCATCACGGTTGTTGAATACTCCAAGCCAGAGATGGACCCATCCCGCAAAGGGATGAGACCATTTCTGAAACAAACATCCTGAGGAATATATCCCATAGACGTTTCGTATTCAATACCGAAAGTGTAAGGCATGAACTTAGCCAGCTCAAATTCGATATCCTTCTCTATCACCTCATGACCATTGAAGAGGTTGAAGCTGTCCATTGCTTCGTATCGCCTCTCGAATGTATACGGGAAACTGCCGGTTCCCATAGTGTTCATGAGATAGAAAAGCTCATCCTCGGTATACTGTGACTTGATCACATATACACCTATCGTATTAGCAAATGCTATATACGGGAGAGTCTTTTCTGAGACTTCTACCAACATTTTTGTTGACCTCTTCTTGTCATGCAAAAGTGCAACTTTGTTGTCTACAAACTCTGTTCCCCTTTCAATAACAGGAGCGCCATTCTTAAAATCTGAAATAATTTCTGCCATTTATACTTTCATTAAAACGTCTATATCTAACTTATCGTCTTTTGTTTTGTTATACGCTTCAAGCGATTCAACAAATGTTGATGTCCTTGTTGATACATAGGAACCACTAACATATCGCTTGGAGTATGTAGAAAACGGATAAAGTACATCTCCTGTGTACTCTTCACCGCCTGCGGGATCATTGGTCTTGAACATGAAGGGAATTCCTCCAATCTTCTTCTCGCGATAAGGATAAGGCGAGAGATAATAAACCAAGTCATCATACCATTTGAAACACTCATCAATACTAATACCACACTCCTTGCAGAACTTTGTGAGATATATGAACGCTTGCTCGTTCTTCATGAGTATACCATTGAAGAACCACATAGTCATATAATTCGACCCATTCTGGTTGACGCTTTCTGATATGTTGCCATAGGTGCTGATTCTATAGCTACCATGCAGAAGATTTGCACCTCTGCGACATTGTCCGGTGTGTGTGTCTGTGTTTACATAACCGCTTGAATAGCAAGAAGTGCCACGATTAGTGCCATGGCTATAAGTAGTTGTACTACTCCCATAGTTGTTGTTTCCGTAATACGTGGTAGTGGTTGCGACGTATGGCTTAGTCTGAAAGCAATTCTTCCTGTCATACTCCTCAAGTGAGATAAATTCCTCAGTCTCTGGGTCATACTCTATCAGCAAGTTAGGAGTCGGTACCAACTTTATTGATTGTCTCCTGAATGCGTCGAGGTATGTATCAAGAGATGAAAACATCATCTCGCCTTTACTCTTCAAGAAGAACAGCGGACGTTCTTCCTGCTGGCTGGTTTGTGAATACTGCGTGTTCTTACTGTGCCCTTGCCAGAACAGATACTTTGGCTTTTCTCCGCGGTAATCGATAATGGCAAACACGGCACCACCGATATATTCATTGAGTGCATCATATCCTGCTTTGTAGAATATGCGCGCCATAACCTGGGAATCAGTCATCCCCTTGATATCCACATCCGGAATATACTTTTTGGCTAGATCCTCATAATTATAGATGGTGCCATTGTGCATAAGCACATATGTGATCTTGTCATTTTCTTTTAACACTACGGGCTGTGCAGTCTCAATAGATACTGTGCCAATGGAAGCTGCACGGTCATGACCATATGCAACTTGTGCAACCTCTACAGACTGCAATAGCCTGCTCTTGGAGATGAACTCCGAGAACAGGCTATTGTTCTTGCCCTCACAATAATACTCAGTTTGTCCATCGATATAAATACCGACAGAATCTTTTCCTCTTGTATCGTTATGCACTCCTAAAGTGCAGAACTCCATAAAGTCAAACGGTTCTGGTTTAGACTTTATGTATCCAAAAATGCCACAAATAATAGACCTCTCTTTCTTTTCTAAAAGTTAAACAAGTTTGTAATCATTGACGAGTTGGGTCGCGAGATTAACGTCTCCTGTATTGATGCAACGCTGAACATCATCAGCACTTGGAAGTCTATAATCATAGAACCAAGAACCGAGGGCGTGAAGCGTTGCCTTGTACATAAACTCTTCAAGATCTGTGTTTGCCAGAAACTTACCAGACAATGGGCGATACTCCATCCCATATCTGGTTAGCCTGAAACATCCAGCCTTTCCGTACAGTTCACGACGTTTTACTGCATCCTCTCCTGCATCAAGAATCACAGAAGGTATACCTACGAATACATCCATATACTTAACCAAGCCTATACTCTTTGCTTGAGATTTGCGTGGATATGAAACATGAATGTGACAACCTGTCGATCTCAGATTCGTAGCTTCTCCGCAAGGTTTCGGGTTTGCGTTTTCTGTGTATGCGTTGTAGTCGACTGAACACCCGAAAAGCTTCGCCTCTTCGCTCTGGAGCTGATCGTCTGGCACCATTGCACTTGCCTTGTGCGCGATACCAAGGTCTGGATTCTTAGACTTGACAAACTTGTCTATGTAATCCTTCATGAACTCCATGCTGTTGACAAAAGCCTCACAAGATGTAGCGGGTGGAATGTTGAACTCCGCAAGGATGTTGTCAGTCTCCAGGCCATAACCTTTGACCCACGACTTGTCCACCCAAGGTGCACCCTTTACTCCAGGTATCAATCCGATAGAAGACACAACAGATCCAGTCTTTGTGTTTATGATAAACAGCTCAGGATCGGACCCGATCTTCACCTTTTCCAGGAATTCGCCGAAGTTATCATCGGGTTCATCGTAATCAAGGAAGTTGTTAAAATTGTAACGTGAACTAACACCAGAGCCGAGAAGCTCATAAAGTTTTTCAGAAAAGTTTAAATCCATCTTTTTATTTTTTAAGAATGTCATCTATTAAGTTATTCAACATGTTAACTACCGGGCTATTGGGTGACATCATCTCAGGATGTCCTTGCACTCCAAGACATTTGGGCAATCCTGGCTTGTGATAAAGCACAATCTCAGGCTCACCAAACTTGTGGTAGAGTGTCGGATCGATCCCGTCCCCTTCGTAATGTTTACTGCGTGGAGTACTCCAAAACAGAATGTCATAATAATCAGGGTTAAGATCGAAAGGATACACCATTTGATGATGCAGCGATGTGATACGGTACGACTCAGTGTCGTTGTGTATCTCATGCGTACCGGAACACCAGTGATCGGTAGCATCCTGACATAGGATGCCGCCATTCATAACGTTAAGCAGTTGCAGGCCACGACACGTGCCGTATGCCAGAGCATCGGGACGTATACGTTTGAAGGCTTCAACCTCCATCTCGTCTCTTGATGTTGTCCAATAACTCGTTGGGTGTGGAGTCTTACCATAAAGATAAGGGCTCACATCCTCGCCACCGGTAAAGAGGACAATATCCGCATCTTCGATCTGAAACTTTGGAGTCTCAAAATCTCCGGTCAGTTCAACATCACGGAACCAGTTGGCATAGCTTCTGCCCCATCCTACACAATACAATTTTCTCATTACTTCACAAATCTTTCTATAAGTTCAGAATAAATTTCCACTCTCTCCTCGAACATCTCCTCGTCGAACCAGTACTCCACCTCTCTCACTTCTGTTGTGTTGAAGTATCGATTGTCGAGCCAGTCGCTGAAGTCGCCGCTATCACTTTCAGAATATGAGACAACATCATTGAATTCAGGAGTTCTTGTCTCTCCTGCCAAATGTGCCTGGCTCATACTCTCAATACGTTTGATAAGGTCTACCTTCTTCATGAACTGTGGGGTGTTCCGATAACAAGAACAAACAAACTGATCATCACAAACTGAGATATATCTAGTAGTCTTGAAGATATAGCCAACCATCATATAGATATTGAACAGCCCATACTCTCTGAACTTCGGGATAGTCATCATTTTGAAGGTATCGCGAAGTACGAAGTTGAACGGATATTCATATAACGGGCGGACCATCTTCAGGATGAACTTGTTCCAAAGTACCGAGTCGTTGATCTTCAGCTCGAGCTCGTAGTACTTGTACTCAACATCATCATCGTCGTAGTCGTCGTTATCCTCTATATCATTTGCAGTTCCAAAACAAGTGTCAAGCTTGAACTCAAAGGGTCTGTAAGTCTGGATAATGTGCAGATACTGGCGAATCTCGTCCTCGCTAAACGGGCAATAGTTGTTGTTTTGATTGTCCCGTATGTAGTCAATGGTAGCATAGAACCGCACGGTGATCACATTGTTCATCATCTTCAAACCTGAATCCTTGGTGATGGTATGAAAACAAGAATCCTCACTCATCGCATGATCAACATCTCCAACACTCTTGTAAATTGTGTGATAGTTTGTATAACCGAACTCACTCATCTTAATTTATCGTTTATGATTTTCTTTAATTCGTTTTTATATTTCTCGATGCCCTGTTCACCAAGTGCTGGTGCGGAATTACTCTCCAAGAGTATAAAGCGCCCGTCTCTTGTACATTTAACATCGAACGCTGCGATGTCAAGCTGCATATGTTTGAGGGCTTTGATACAATCGGCGACTATCTCGTCCCAGTTAGTCGGCTTGTCAAACATCGGGTTTTCTTCATTTATGAAAACGGAGTTTTCAGAATGTCTGTGCCATCTCACAGTTGCGGTATTTCTCAACATCTTTCTTGATGTATAGAAACATCCGAATTTACTGACATGCACGCGGTACTCTTTCGTGTAGTTGTAATACCTCTCGAAAATATACTTCGTGATGTCGTCGTGGATCTGATCCAAGTCTACAACACTTTGTATAAGATAGATACCACGACCACCCGATGAGTTCAACCTCTTTGCGATGATAACGCCCCAGGTTGGAAGCCAACGCTGCACCTTACCTTTGGCATCGACTCTATTATGAGCGATGAACCACTCCGCAGTATGTACGCCACATTCATTGAAAGCTCTTTTCATCTTTATCTTATCACCAGAGATAAAACAGCCATGGGCCGTGTTTATCTCAAGATAACGTAAAGGAGAATGAAAGATTCGTTCAATCGGTGTGGCACTTCCCATTCTGTACAGAGTACGAACAGGAACCTCTAACTCTCGTAGAGGCCGACATGATACATTGCGGCTTCTAACGGTTAAATGTCTCACTCTTCTCATATGTCTCTTTTCAAATAGTCTAAAGTTTCCATGATACAATTTCGCGCGTACTCCTGGTCTTTCGACTTATAGTTGACAATGCAAATATGATATCGCGGTGTGATGTTATAGATGGATATGCTCCCGTCTTCTTCATCTACTACGACATACTTGCGTTTGTCAAGTTCGAGACTTGTGAAATTGTTTCTTCTTTTTCTACTCATCAAATAGCCAATCCTGATTATTGTACTGAGCCACTGCTGACTGCTGCTCTTTCTTTCCGTACACTTTGACGGGTTCTTTTTCTGTTTTTGCCATAATACAAAAATAGCCCGAGTGATACCCGGGCTTTGCTTTTTAGTTTACGCTGTCGATAAGGGTTGTGTCAATCACCAGAGAATCAACAACTGTCACGCTGTCAGCTGTCGAATCGTTAACACTACTTGCGCTTTCGGCCTTATGGCCACCGCATGCGGCAAGAACAGCCATCATTACGAAAGCAAGAAATAACTTTTTCATAAGTTTTTAAATTTGGTTACACAATTACAAGAAATCGACAAGCACGAAGTAGTCTTCGTTGAACTTGAACGGACTCTTGTATATTTTATTAATTACATAAGGAACGGGGAAAATATATGTCCAGATATTACGACCATCAAGAGGATAGAATCCTTGCACATTCTCTTCAAACTTGTCGCCTACGTAGAGATTGATCCAGCTAACCTTTAGCCCTTTCTTTCCGTACTTAGTGGCGAGAGGTCCCCAGAATGTGTTCTTGTATTTCTTCCTTACTCTCTGATACCAACTCTTGAAACAAGCCTTCTCCTCGTCCGTTGTCATTTTTCCTTCCCAAGTGACAGCAACATAGCATCCCCCGAGATTGTCAAGCTCTGTGAAGATCTCGTGCGCTGTCTTCTCTGTTACAAACAAACCATGAGCGCAATAATATTCGCGGCCTACCTTCTTGACTCTGATGTCAAACATACGGCAGCCTGCCTCATACTGCTCTTTAATTGTCTTGCTCTGTGTCTTCCAAAAAGGAGTCAAGAGCTTCATCCACCACGACATAGCTTTCTCGCCTGTCGCTGAATCATGCGTTCCTATTTTCAACATATATCCTTCAATGATACATATGTCTTGTTGCGATACATCAGAAATTGTCTCCTCTGTCTTCCTGACTGGTTAATAAGTCCCAGATGTACCCACTCACTGTTTCCACTTCTCTCATCTATATACTGGTCAAACTTGATATTGTTTTCAGTCAACCAGTCTCTCACGAATCTTTTGAATTGTGGCATCTTCCCATCTACAGGTACAAGATCCGCAGCTGCTCCTATACAATGAGCCGAACTTTTCGATCCTTTGACACACTTGTTAAGTGCGAAACCACGGAATCCGGAGGTTACCTTTATCGGTTTACCCCAAGCTTCACGTAATGGATCGAGCAGCTCCTCGATAAGCCTGCGGAGATTGTGCTCCTGTTGTGGGTCCGGAGTATTATCAAGACCCTTTGCTTTAGCTGTCTATGAATTAGTCAGCTCCTGAATTGTAAAGTATTTCATTTTTCATTAAACGATTGGTGTCTCCTTTTAGTGTAAGGGTTACGATATCCATATAACGCTCGAAATCTTCTTTCTTCATGAAGTCAGTAAACAACGCAGTCTCTGGACCTCTAGCTATTCCCGTCTGACTTCTGAACAAAGTAAGCGGTGCGATTGTTGTGTACTCAATCCGAGGATTATATATCTTGTTTAATGGATCCGTTATCCTTACACGTATTACTTTGAACGCGGTTCCCGTAAAGTCAAGCACATGGTAGAACTCAAGTGGTCTTTCTGGGTGCCCCTTTGGAAAACAAGAGAGATAGAAATCATTGATCTTTATCTCCGCCGATTCCTCGAACGGCTTACCCATAAAGTCCTTGAGAATGATAAAGAGCTTATCATAAGGAAGGAGAAACTGAAAAGAATTCACTAACCTTTTACACCTTATGATGTTCTCTTTACTGCCATCAGTGATATAGGCGACATTGTACATGTCCTCCTTCCCTGTTGGTATAAATTGGAACTTCGTCTCATCTTCTACACTAAGTGTTGACTGTGTTATAGAATTAAAATTCTTCTGTTGTATTCGGTATACTTTCATTCCTGTTTTATTCTATCCAACATTGCCATAGGCTCGTCGTAATATGGATCTTTTACAACGGCCGTGTTGTCTGTTGGTTCAAGTATGTTAAGATTGACCAATGCCTGGCCGAAGCGTAAGCTTGGGTATTTCTCCAAATAATCCTGGATAATCTCCAGCAAGCGCAAGTTTGCTTCTTGCCTTTGCTCTATCAGATTTTTCTCGCTCATACTCCCTGATTTTTTGTTTTAAAGTTCTATCTTTGCACAATATCCGGAACCTATTTTCGAAAAAGCCATCTTTCACTAAAGCATCCATGATCTCTTTATATACCTCAACGCATACGTCTGACATCTGGAGAACCTTGAAAGCTTCCATCTCGAAGATATAGATTCCTTTCATGATTTGTTTTCCGTCTAGGTAGAAAGAGATAACCAACGCGTTACGTGAATAACCATGGCATATCAATTTCATCATACCTCAAACTTCTTAACTCCCAAAACTGTCAACACTCGACATAGCGCATCATCATATTCTTCTTTTGTACAAAATTCAGAATAGACAGTGTCAGCATTATTTGAAATCCCGGTCAGGTCGTACTGAGTATCGAAAGCGGAACAAAATCCGATCTTCTTATACTCTACAGCGAACTTTGGAGATCCGCTTTTTGTTTTTATGTGTACCTTATCAACGAGGAAATGCACATCGGAAGACTTCCTGATTTTCATAAAGGCAATATCAAATGTGACGTTGTCTTTCAAAAATTCCAGCTGCTCGTCCGTGTAATTATCCTCTCCTGACAGGTCAACACCAAACCGTCCTTTTGCTAGTTCCCATATGTGCGGGTTCTCTTTATAAAACCGAACATAGGCGGTTGGAAATTTGAACTGTTCCTTCTTTATATCGCACCCTGCGATATCGATGGCGTTAACAATGATCATGACGTATGTGTTATTGTAAGATATAACATCATAATCGTTGCGGTACTTCATCATCTGGGATATATTCTCGCTGTTGTAATCGTCAACGATTATATACTCAAAGGATCCATCGGCATATTGGAATTGTTCATATATCTCCGCTGTATCGGGGATTGATATCAAATCATCGATACCATCCTCACATGTTTTGATAAAAATGTCTCGTACCATTAAAAAATTAATCTTTGCTGCTGGCTTCAGCACGGGAAAGTTCCCGTTGGAAGCCAGTAGGAATTCGTAGACATACGCCTAGAAACCCATTTGATAGCATTTTTAATTTTTCTCATAGCATTACTTTTTTTTGTTAGCGTTTCAATAATACTATTTAAAATCCTAAAAAGCAAATCGCTTGAAAATTTCTTGACATAAATCAATAAATCGGTTTGTTAAAACCCGAAATCTCACCTGTATTTTCTAAGAACTTCAACAAGTCGCAGGAGGTCTTCCTTGGAATCGCATTCCGGGAATACTCCGTTCATCCTCTTTTTACCAAAGAGATCAGACGCAGCCTTCCTGATTTCATCCATACTATCCAACCCAAAAGCGCGTAAAGCATCACCCTTGATATACCATTTGCCACTTCGCGTTTGTGTAATTTTAAGCTTGTATTTATTGCAGATGATAATATTATCATTCACGCTAAACTTTGAGCCCTCACAAACGCAATGTGTCATATTGATATAATTGATGAGCTTTTTGATATCCTCTTCAGAACCAACAGGTATCCCGTTACTCAATTCGGAATCAGGGATCACATAAGCAAAGTCAGAATATCGTATGTGATAGTAATCAAAAATAATCCTATCAGGACGAAATAGAAAATGCAAATGATAGCCAGGCACCCTGCCGCCATCTATCGTCTTGATTGTTGCTTTCGCAAAACGATCGCCCATTCTTACGGTGTAGACGTTCTTGTGCGCAGTTGGTTTTATCACCTGGTTTTTGATGATGGAGTTGTGCATCTTCACCAGAACTTCTGCGCCAAAACGGTCGTCTTCTTTGATATCTGCATAACTGAAAACAGGAATAGTCTTCTCTATTATTTCATAATCTATCCGACCATCACATTCAAAACGGTAAGAATCAAGATATGTTACAATAGTGGTAATGACTACATTGTCCGCATCAGCTGCTTGGTCCAAAAAGTAAGCAGGAGAAATTCCGAATTTCTCAACGTAATATTTGAACATTCTATCGTTTCTCTTGTTTATATACTTCAAGAGATCACCGATCGTGTTGTAATGCGCATCTTGAAACCAGAGGTCAACCTCTCGTTCGCGCATTGACATGGTGCCTTGAGGATGTCGTACGTTGTAAACTTCAACAGCCGGCAACTGTGTCGTATACATTATTGGCAGCTGGTAGACTTTCATCACCATCTGGTCAAAGTATAGATAACTTGGTTCTTCTAAAAGTTTGATTATCATTTCTTCATCTTCTCGATTAAAGTTAATAACTCCTCCCTGGTGTTGCACTCTGGGAATACTCCAGTAATCCTTCGCCCGAATAGCTTGATCGCAAACTCTCTGATCTCCTCCATACCTGAGCACTTGAACACCTTAGGGAAGTCGTCCTTCTTGCCCTTTATGTACCACTTGCCAGTTGGCGTTTGGACTATCTTGAACATACACCCATTGCTTAGGATAGTATCGCTTTTGATAGTAAACGATGCATATTCCATAGCACAGCGCTTACTATTAATGAAGTCAAGGATTTTTAGGATGTGCTCTTTATTATCCGCAGGGATATAGCCATATATCAAACGGAAGTCATGAGATATGAGAGGCTCGTATTCTGCAAGCTTTATGTTATAATACTTAAAAAGTTTTATGCTGGGAATCGTCGAAAACTGTAAATAGGAAATATTATCAGTAACTCTAGCAATCCTAGCATCATAAAGCGTGCCGTTTATTTTTGCAACATATGCATCAGGACGAGACGAATAAGCTACAGGACGCACTACACAATTTGATACGATGGAGTTATGCAGCTTGATGAGTGTTTTAATATTAAATCTATCGCTAGCTTTAATTTCTGCATTGCGAAAAACAGGAACTTCTCCCTTTACAATACACTCAGGAAGCTTTGCCCCATCTTCAAATAAAAGCACAGCATAGCTTTCGCAATTGTGCGTTCTAATACAAATTGAATAAGTCGTTCTAAAAGTACATTGAGTAATAACATATGGCGGAAAGATGCCATATTTCTCTTTATACTTTTTACGCGTCTTCTCGTTCTCTTTGGATATAAAACGCAGGAGTTCATCCGTGTTCTCATATTTCGCACCACGAAACCATACAGTGCTTGATCCGAGTTCTTCGATAAGTATCTCGAACTTCAAGTGTTCTATGTCAGTTGTCCAGATAAGCGGAAACTTATAGATTATCCGACTGCATGGATCGAAGTACAGAAAAACTAGAGAATTTGAATTTTCGCTCTCCATCTTTGAACATTTTAATCAAGTTTATCAATTCTTCTTTTGTGTCGCATTCTGGGAAAACTCCCGGCCTGTTCTTTGCTCCAAGGTACAACTTCGCTGTCTTACGTAATGAGTCGACACTATCAAGACCAAACATCAGAAGTATCTTCTCAATATTGCCAGACAGGAACCAGCCTCCCTTCTTTGTTTGTTTGAATGGGTATCTGGTACCGTTGAACATGACAGCATCATCATCTATCCCAAAACTAAAATTGGCATTTGCAATATATGTTCTGTTCATATACTGCATGATCGCGTAGATTGTCGACTCGACATCCTCAGGCCACTTTCCATTCCAGGAGTTCACAGTCAAGAGATCAATTATGTTTTGTCTATTGACGTTGTAATATTCGAAGACGTAGCCATTCGAAATGTTAAGATTAAAATCTAGGAAATAGCAGCCTGTTCTTGCTCTCGACTTCTCAATATGAGCACAGAAAGAATTTTCTCCACAGTTTACAGTATAACAGAACTTGTTCCTGTCATATCCAGCCCTGAACACCACAGAGTTCAAAAGGGCAGTGTGGAGGTTCAGCATATAGCGGAGATTGAAAGTTCCCGGCTCTATATTACGAATACGTGCAAATTCCGTAAAGTTTGCAGGCGTTTCCTTGCCATAAGTGAAACGATAGCATCCATCACAGGTTGAGATGTATATGCAATATTCTGTTGTTCCAGTCATATAAAACAAGAGCTGACACTCTAACCTATACGGTACAAGAATCTTGAATTTTTCAAAATATCTTTGAGCCATTAACGTATTAAAATCACTAACAGCTCGGATAAACTCATCCTCTGCTTTGAAATACTTGCCATATAGCTTGTACTTATCGCCATCTGCTGTTCGGCAAGACATGCTCTCCGAGTAATTACTCAACAGATCCAACTGCTCCAAGTGCTTGCTGCGTCTGTCGTAAAACAAATAAAAGAAATCAGTTTCTCTATTCATGTTGTGTTGCTTTGATTAGTTTAATAATATCATCACGAGAATTGAGTTCAGGAAATACACCAGCGCGTCGCTTGGATCCGAAAAGATTATTGACTATTTTTTTCAACTCGACTTGGTCGTCAACATGAAACAATTTCAATATGTTTTCGAGCGAGCCACTGATATACCATTTACCGCTTTTGCTTTGCTTTATTTCAAGTCTAGCGAAATCTGTGATGATTTCATTTCCGTTTATCTCAACTTTTTTAGGATTAGTACTTGAGCTTCTGCATTCGTTGATATAGTTGATTAACTCGTACACCTTATCTTCGGTAGTCTCTGGCCAGTCTCCGTACCATTTGTTTATCCCGAGTACTTCAAGGACTTTTGTTTTCCCTATTTTATAATGATTGAAGAGTGCTCCGTTTGATATACCTTGTATGCCAAGGAAGCAATGCTCTCGATCTAGCGAAACTACAACATCAGCGATATAGCTTTTACCAAGTATCATGACGATAAACCTTCCGCTATTATATTGGCCAGGACATATGATCTGATTATTCAAGATATACTTGTGAAGCTCTATCATATAATAGATGTTAAACTTCGCATAGTCATATTTAGCAAAGAATGAGGCGACATCATTATACTCGTCAACAAGCATATACTCTTTAAGCAAGAGCGATTTGCCTTTGTAAGTTACAAGAGCATTGATCATACCACGAACACCAAGCGCATTTTCGATATAGTACGGAGGCCTGATTTTAAACTTCTCAATATATCGTTTATATGTTCTTTGGTTGTGCTTATTGATCGCCATCACTACTTCGCCATCATTATGTGTAAGTCTCCCATCAATTGCCAATGGAAACGTCACAAAAATAGCGTCGTCTATCGATAGGTTAGCATTAAACAAGTCTAATCTGATTATCTTTCCGTTTACACGGTCGTAAAAAAGATAATATACATTATCTGTGTTCATCTCTAATTGTTTTTATGAGTGTAATGAGTTCTGTTTTCGAATCACATTCTGGAAAAATACCACTTCGTTTTTGTTCTCCAAGAATTTCATTCATACGAGTTTTCAAATCTCCTATAGATTCAAGTTTGAGCAAAGTAAGAATGACATTCATATTCCCAGATAGGAACCAGCCACCACTCTTTTTGTTCTGCTTGAAATCTAAACGTCCAAAATTGGACACGATATAATTTTCCGTGATCCTAAAACTCTCGTATATAAAATTTGCATAGTACCTTCTGTTGATATAATCAATAAGTTTGAACAGGTTTTCTTTACTTGACTCTGGCCAAGCCCCAGCCCAATGCTTCTGGTTTATCACTTTCAAAACTTCATCTTTTGGTATGTTATAATACTCAAAGATATGATCGTTTGATGGAGAATTCGAAAAATACAGATACCAAAAATCCGAATCTTCTCTTATCTCAGTATGATAAATAATCCCGTCAAGTTTTGCATTAAAAAAGCCAGGACTTATTGGTGTGATAACCATGCTATCAATGAAGAACTTGTGAAATGCAATCACTGCCGACAATTTGAACATTTTGTCTTGGTGTTGCTTGCAGAAGTTATCAAGTGGCGCATCAACTTTCTGGCTCCAGACTGCAGTGCTTAATTTTGGAAAGTTCAATCCATCGGCAACAGACAATTTGTGCCCATGAAAAGTAAATGAACACACAACTTCTTCTTCGACACCAATAGAAGTATGAAGAACATATGGTGGTTTGATTCCGTAAAGCTCCCTGTACTTATTCGCTGTTGTTTTATTATAACTTTCGCAAAAAAGAACAAGTCCTGTTGGATCAGAAAAAGTTTTCGATTCAAATCCAAACGGGAATCTTACATAGTAAAGGTCAAACTTTCCATCTTCAAGATAAAGAGCTAGAAGCTTCCCTTGTTTAATTGAATAATATAGATATTTTAAATCAGACATTTTTCACTTTATCTAGTAATTTAAAAATCTCATCTCTCGAATCACACTCGGGAAATATACCACGGCGTACTTTCTCCCCAAGTGTTCTATCAACAAAACGCCTAAGCTCTGCACAAGTGGATGCACCAAACAGCTGACATATCTTTTCCATATCACCTTTGATGTACCACTTGCCATTCTTCAATTGTGAAACGAAAAGAGGAGTTCCGAAAAACATAATCTCATTACCAGAAATTGACAATGTTGTTTTCGGACCGTGAAAAGCGTAGAAGTTGTTGTTGATATAGTTGACAATTCTAACTAATGAATCCAGTGTATCCTCTGGCCAATACTGAGTAGCAACCGTTGGCTTAGTTAGGAATCTTTGAAGACTTGCTTTTTCTATTCCGTAAGTCTTGAAAATCTGATCATTAGTGCAGCCTTTGAGGTTGAGGAAAAACCCACCGAATTTATCAATCCTTGCTGTTGTTGTATCACCAGTACCAAGGGCAACATTGAACAGTATATCGTCAAGTATCCTAGGCAATGGTCTCCCATTATTCACAACTGGTTTAACAATTTTAGATTTGATAAGAAACTTATGAATGCGTGCCAGATAATAAATATCGAAACGCTTTTCTCTATTCATAAAAAGAAACTTCTCGAACTCTGTGCCATTTTCACAACCAGTAGGACCTCCTCCTGCTGAAATGAATGTACAGATCATATTATAGGTTGTTATACGAGTTGACAATATGTTCGTTACTGGCTGCCATGACTGCTTTACGTAATACGGCGGATCTATCAAAAATGTCTTAGTATATGAATTAGCCGTTGCCTGGTTCATATCATTCAGACATCTCAAAAGATCGGGTTTTGAATTAAATATTCCATGGAAAAAATGATATCCAGTCTGAACATTAATCCAAAAATCAAGCGATTTGGTTACTGTATCACTTAAAAGATCAAGACTATAAACACAATTATTGATGTCGTTATATATATAATATGCAAAATTGTTCATGTTGTTATTGATGTTATGAGTTTCTCGATCTCCTCTCTTGTTTCACACTCAGGAAAAACTCCGGATCTTTTCTTTTCTCCGAGAATACTATTCATATATGGTCTCAGCTTATCTTTGCTATCGAGTCCGAACATTTCAAGGATGCTATTAATATCACCGCACAAATACCACTTTGAGTTTTTAGTTTGCTCTATGGTAAATGTTTCGGTTTGATACTTGACAACATTGCCCTGAATAATTATTTCCTGAGGTATCGAACAGTTCGCGTATTTTATACTGTTTATGTAATTGATGATGTCATATATTGTTTGTTCTTCAGAGTACGGCCAATCTCCTTTTGTTGTATCGATGTTAAAAAGATCAGAAAGATATTCTCGTGATATGTTGTAATACTTGAAAACCTCTTTATTCGACTCTGCTTTACTATCAAAGTTCAAAAAGCAATGTTCTTCTCTGCCAGGACACCTACGAACTTCTGCAATACTTATGCGATCCCCTAGCTTCACTGCGAACCTAGCACGTCCAAAGACCGCACGACATGGAGAGAACACTTCATTCTCCAGTGCGAACTTATGAAACTGTGTCATCATCGCAGAATCAAACAGTTGATCGCGGTGTCTTCTAAGGAATTCGTAAATAGGAGCATCTTCCGCAATATCCCAAATGTTTTTGTCAAGCTTAGGCATGACATGCATATCTTCAAATACAAGCCCACGATCTCTGTAATAAACATAATACGCTATATTGCCATCATGATCAATATATGGACTCAAGAGATATGGAGGTTCTATTTTGAATGTTTCCCCGTACTCTTTCTCTACTTGTCGGTTGTGCTCAACACAATAAGAAATAAGTGCATTCTCGCTAGTGAACCTGTGAGGCCCAGAAGAATCAGAAATAGTAATTGGAAATTGTACACGTGAGATATGGGAATCATTGATAGACGAGAATCCAAGAAAAGCAAATGTCTTTTGCTTCTTGGAATAATAGCAATATTTTAATGTATTCATTCTGTTATCTTGTTTAAAAGCTTTATAACTTCCTCCTTCGTCTCACACTCTGGGAAGACGCCAGCTCTTCTTTTTACACCAAGAATATTGCCCACATATACTTTTAACTCAGCAGCAGTACTAAGATTGAACATGTGGAGTATGTCATCGATGTCTCCTTTGAGATACCACTTCCCTTTTTTGTTTTGTTCTATGGTAAACATCCCAAATTGGCAAGTGATGATATTATCCTTGATGCTTATTTTCTGAGATAAAAAATTCGCATATCTTGATTCATTTACGAAATCAATAATAGCGTAAAGCGTCTTCTTGTCTGAGCCACAGCCCTTCTTTAACAGAAAATAAGTCTGAAATAGTCTTGTCTGGTATTTTATAATACTTAAAGACTACATCATTACTTATATTGCAAAAATGAAGAAAATATGACTTCCCTGGATAATAACCACCGTGAACTCTTGCGTGGTACACTTGGTTTTTAACCTTGACATTGAAATCTACTTTGCCATCGAGTGTTATTTCAGGTGTAAAGATCATATTTTCCAAAGCGAACTTGTGAAATTTCAAAAGAAAAGCGACATTAAACAATTCGCCGTCGCATTCTTTAAAGAAGTCATAAGCAAGCGCATCATCTTTTCGATTCCAAACCTCCCTATTCAAACCTGGTATAGGTTGCATATCCTTGAACATGCATCTGCGTCCTTTATAAATGAACAAGCATGCCACATTCTCTCCCGTATAATCCAGGAATGTTCGAAGAAGATATGGCGGTTTGATCTTGTAGGTCTCATTGTACTTTTTCTCCACTTCGCGGTTATGTTCGTTGCAGAAGAAGACGAGGTCTTGTTCTGTCTCGAACTTATAAGACTCGAAAGATGTTGAATAAGTAAACGGAAAACTTACAAAAGTAATAGCCCAGTCATCGGTAGACAAGAACCCAAGTTTGATAAGATGCTTAGACTTCTGGGAATAATACCAGTATTTTAAGTCGGGCATTAAGTTGGGCGTTTTTTTATTTCATTTAAAAGTTTTATGATTTCTTCTTTTGAATCACACTCCGGGAAAAGTCCTTTTCTGAATTTTCTTCCAAGTGTTTTGTCGATAAATTTTCTAAGTTCTGTTATGTCTGGCATCTTAAACATAGAAATAATTTTCGTGATATCTCCGTCGATATACCACTTACCATTTCTATGTTGCTTGATTTTGAAGATAATTCCGCAATATGAAATGCCAGAATCAGAAACTACAAAATTACCGTCTACAGATAGACAAAAAGCATAGTAGTTTCGGTTGATATAGTTAATGATCTTATAGACGGTTTGCATATCCGTTTCAGGCCATTTTCCGTACCATTCAAATCCAGCATCTTCTAAGATCTTTAAAATCTCACTTTTTGGAATATTGTAAGAGTCGAAAATCTCGTCATTAGCCATGCAATAGGCACAAAGATAGCAACGAGTTTTACATGCGTTGCGCCAAGTTATAGCAGTCGTAGTTTTTCCATCAGCATATGTAATCATAAACTGGTAGTTACGGCTTTCATGCAATGGCCTTATAACCATCGAGTTATAGAGAAAGTTATGCAACTTTACTATGTAATCGATGTTAAAGTCAGAGCCTTTTGTCTTTTCGAAGAATTTATCAATCGGTATATTCAAATGCCAATCTGGAACTTTTGACGGTGTAAAGGTTAAGTTTAAATCTTTGAACTCAATATTTGTACAGATCTCAGATCCGCAAAGTTCTTGCCTTATTGTGTACGGAGGATTTATTCCGAAATCCTCAACATATGCTTCGGCTATCTTAAAATTTAAGTGTTTCAGATAGTCTAGGAACTCGTTAAGATTATCGAAATATTTTTGATTAAAATAAAATCGAAAAGAGCGAGTGTCTAATACTTCAATAAAATCTGAATCATCAGCATTTTCTAAGAGGTCGAGGCATCCAAGTTTGTTTGTGTGATAATCAAAAACATAATATTTGTATTTACTCATCTCGTAATGATTCTATAAGTTTTATTATCTCATCCCTTGAATCACAATTTGGGAATACGCCATTCCTTCTTTTCTTTCCTATCTGTTTTGAAATATACTCATCGAGTTCAGCTCGAGTTTCTGCTCCGAACATGTTAAGGATAAGATCAAAAGGACCAGCGATGAACCACTTGTTGTTCGTCTGGGATTGCTTAATTGAAAGCTTATTATTTCCATATATGATTTGATCTCCGTTTAGCTCAATCTTTTCTCTATTGGTAAGATAGATAGACGAATTAAGTTTCCGGAGAAAATCCATAAAAGATATTGTGGTGTAGACGCTAGCTGTTTTGGACTTAAAGATACCGTCGTCAATATAGTTGAGCTGATTTTTGAGAAGCAGCTGAGTGATAACGGCCTCATCAAAAAAATCTGTCAGCCTGCTGCCTACAAGATAGAATGCGTCACCGCATCTGTAAATCATACCATTCATAGAACGATTAAGATTTTCATTTCGCCCAAGTCTGAATATATATTTCCCTATCGTTTTGATAGGCAACATTCCAAGGAGCGTTTGATACTTTGTAAAAATAGTATCGGTAGAGTTCAAAATTTCCCTAACGGTCTTGTTTAGATTGTTTGCAACCGCAATAGTTCCATCTTCAAACTCCTCATAGATCACTTGATCATAAAACGAAATCGTGAACCTACTACGCTTGTTGGTGGTCGCAATTTCCAAAACTGGCTTATGTCCCATCGTTCGCTGATACTCAAAGAGCCTGCTTATGTTCTCGTTTATCAATACTTGCTTGAGCTCATCGTATGAATTCACTTCGTTATTTATGATCGTACACGGAAAATCTATCTCGTCGATATCCAAGAGAGAAGTAATTCTCCCGCTACTCTCTGCGAGGTAAATTTTATCATAAGCTATAAAAAATCCCATTATTTACAATTTAAATGTTCAATGACTGCTTTGGCATCTTCTTCAGTTCTTACTTCTGGAGAGATGCCTTTTCTTACTTTGTATCCTACAATTGCAGATACGAAATCATACTTGTTTTGTATGCCTTGGAATGGGTCAACTCCTCGCTGTGATTTTATGTAATACATACCGAGGCATGTTTTGACAACTTCCAGATCTTTAGGATCATTTCCCTCCAGAGTATACCATGTCATGAAATTTCTAAAATGAAGATTGTCTATTGCACCCGATATACTCTCAAGCCACATATTCACCAAATTCTTCCGCATATAATTACAGAATGGATTTTTTATTTGGCCATAGTTGTACCCTATGTTGACTGATCTGATATCTTCTTTGTTAGTCAAATTGAAAAGTTGGCGATCGTTCCCTACCATGGAAGTTGAGCCAATGAATTTGTAATACTTCGACGAATACTTTAAAATACCCTGAAGCTTACGGACAAAGTCGATAGTGTTAATGTATGGATCGCCGTCTGTTTTATTGAATAGATACCGGATCAGAGCACTTGATCTAGGTACATTGATCCGCATTCCATCCTTTGTTCTATAACTCACAGCAAGGGCACACTTCACACCAAAAATAGATATAACATTCTCGATATAGGGACTGATTGATGCGAGCCTGTTTTCATCTTCTCGAATTGTTATCTCGTCTGACAACCTTCCAGTGAAGATTTCGACTTTCTCAGTTTCTATATCATAGACATGTAATCTATGATATGTTTTCAAATATATTTGAGTCATCTTTTAATTTCAAAATAAAATCTACTAAATCCTCTCTCGTTTTAAACTCCGGAAATACTCCCGTCGTGCGTTTGTCTGGATACTGTTGCTTGAAAAACTCCGCAATCTTATGACTAGTGTTTTCATCAAATCCACGCACGTAGAACTTTGACATTTTAGTTTCCTTGATCTCGAACTTCTCACCGTTGATGATAATGTTATCATCTTCGATTGAGAAAGTCAAGTCCTTATTTGGTATGTCAACATCTACGATGTTATAACACTTAGCGTTTACCTGGTTAATAAATTCCAGGATATCCTCGAGAGTCTCGCCTATGATCATTGACCCGTCCACGATTTGAACATTAGGCGGTGTTTCTCTTATCCCGTAACATTTCAGCATTCTAAGTATCATATCGTTGTGATCATCACATACTATTTGAAACCATCGTGGAGTTTCTATGATCTCAGCCATCACATGATGATCTCCAAAGCTCATGATAAACTGGCAATATTGAACAGGAACAAAGACACGACGCCTTACACGACAACGTAAATGTTCAAATAAGTCATAGACTGTAAAATCTATCTCTTCACAATCGTACAATGTTATCTTGTACTTTTTCCTTACTGTGTCGTATTCGAAATTTGGCATCAGTATCTTGTTGTCACCAATGATGCGAATAGGCGGATCTATTAGGAACCTATATTTGTAATATCGCATAGCAAAATCATTTGCCTCTTCCCAATGATCAGCGCGATTGACTAGTTTATATTCCCCAGTTACAAGATTAAATCGAAACCAAGTTCCAGCTCCAAACCTGAAGAATATATTGAAGCCGGTTATGTCACCTATCTTTTCTTTCAGAAAATCTTCTATCATCTTTTATTCTGCTAACAAATTTTAACAATTCTGTTTTTGTCTCAAATTCTGGGAATATTCCCATGAATCTTTTTCCAGGAAAAAGGGCGATGATATAGGACTTAAGAAGAACACGATGCTCAGCAGCAGGGAAATCTGCCAGGTAATACATACCTTTCTTTGTCTCGTACTGTTTACAACCAATTATGACTGCATCAGTAGAAGCAGAGTCCGACTTATAGTTCTCGTTTATGTAATTGATGATCTTGTAGACTGTCTCTTCATCAGGACAAAGAGGGAATACTATGTCGGTTTTATATTCTACAAACTGTGATATCTCCTCTTTTGTTACGTGGTAATAATTCCAGATGTTAGAAATCAAAATATGACTCATAGACATCAATGTCTGCATACCAAAGAAACCGGTAGTGGTTACACGCCCACTATCATTGCCAACCCAAAACCTGAAAATCTTACGAGAACCAGCCGGTACAAAAACTAGCTGGCGTATTCTCTCCACTATATACTCACCGAACCTTTCATCTGTCCATTCCCAACCAAAAAGCTTACGGGCAGAGCTAGGCACATTGTGCCAGATACTATTGAATATCTCGTTCCCTATCTTAACGTCTCCGTTTTTATTTATTGAGATAATAGGAGCTATGCCATAGTCATGTTGATAACTTGTAAAATTTCCCTTGTTTATAGCACTAAAAAGATCAAAATTAAAAGCACCGGCTACTCTATAACGAGCATTGAGATAGTCAATTCTGAGGTGTTTATTTGTATCAGATAGTGGGATGTAAAAATTACAGGTCACCATACTTTACGAGTTTTTGGTACTCGATCAAGACTTTTGCCTTTTCTATCATCTCGTCAGCAAATCCTGAGACTGCGTTATCCTTAGCATTCTCAGCCAGGCAAAGGAGACGATTAGCGAAATCTTCATCAAACACATACCTGGCATTATGAAATGGTGAAGCAAGAACAAGAGACACACACGGTTCCGTGATGTGCTTGTACAGCATGCGGTTCACCATAATGTCATAAGATGGATAGGTGCTTTGTTCAAATGTGCCATTGTGGTCCACTATGTACACGATGCCCTGCATCTTTTCACCATTAAGTTCAAAGGAGACAATGTCTCCATACTTATATTTTGCTTTCATTCTATTTTCCAATTAACAGATTCGAAACTATTATAACCATCATAAGTATCATGCACTATGTCCTGGATTGTCTTGATTTTGTTGAGTGTCTCGATTTCATTATCGACATACTCACCAAAAGAAATATAATCCTCGACATATTCTGTGTTGCTTTTTGCTAGTTCATGATACTTATGCAGTTGATCTTTATCTCTGGATATCTTAGCCTCCAGATTGCCAACAATCCCATCGATCTTTTCCTTAGTCAATTCGCCCTGGCTGTCTGTGATTCCCTCGTAAAGTTCATCATAGACTTCCGACACTCTTGAATAAGAAACGAGCGACAGGTCCCCCTCAGACCTTTTTGGCCTGAGGGAGATCGTAAAATAGCTACTCATGATATGACACCAGCTTTATATAGTGCAACATCAAAGCAAGACTGAGCTATACCATCAAGTTCTGATTCACTGATCACTTGCAGCTCTTCATATTCAGCGAAGGTCTTAATTGTCGACGCTTTCTTTGTGTCGAGAACCAATCGCCCGGTGTTTTTGTTAAGCTCGAATGAGACAATGATTCCATCGAGGACGACATCATCGGACTTGTCTTCTTTATTAAACGCACGTTTTACGCGCATATAACACAGAAGCTCTGCGAATTCCCCGTGGACTTCATAAAGTCTCACAAGCTTTCCATTGAATCTTTCCATTTCTTGTTTTTTTTATTCTATCGTTACTGTTTCTGTGTACCATCCATCGATAGATGAAAGGATAGCACTTCTGTTTTTATTATCCACGTCTTTTTCAACGTAGACCTTGAGCATATCCAACATATCCTGTATCGAATACTCGGAATTTGAATAGCTTTCTTCCAGACTCTCGCCTCTGTTCCATAGTGTGCAGTATTTAGTCATTACAGTAACCACTGCCACATCTACACTTTTAAAAGGTTCCTCTTTCTGGTTCCATGGAGCCTTGGGGTCGTCTGCAGTACCCATAGGGTAGTTGTCCGTCATATCCTAAAAATTTCATATTAGCAAAATATGATCTCGTTAGTCTATGATCTTCTCAATATGGCTTTTGTGTATCGCCTTATCTCGTGCATCTGCCGTTTGTGTCTTCCGATTACCTCTTTAACACTGCCAAGATACACGGCAACTTCTCCGTATACTAACGCCTTTTTGACGTTGGTATCATTGAAGGCTGTAGCGTCAATCATCAGCCATTTGTCACTGTTACAGGCAGGGTAATCACCAATGATAAACCCCTTGCCTTTAATCTCATATACGTTTTTCATCTCTCAATACCTGATTTTTGCCATTTGCTGGCTCGTAGAGCGACGATCTCGTCTTTCTGGTGTAATTGTTCACCAGAAGAATTTAACGCGCTCAGAACGCGCTAAAACGAGAAATGTATCTGTTAAGCTCTTCGGCTTCCTCTTTCAACATCTTCCCGTTCAAAACAATCATTTCCTGCATACTGTCTTTTGATATAACTTTTTAACAATTTTTTGACTTTCTCATTGGCTGCGTGGTATGTCTTGCAGTTTGGGCAAGACTCAGGTTTACAAGACCCGAATCTCAAATTACGGACACACCACTCAAACCAGGTTTGTGAGACTCTATCTCCTGTGCAATACTTCATGGCTTGTAAAAATACTCATGATTGTTCTCCTGGATGATTTCGTCTTTGGTCCAGGCAATCCTGCCCTTATCAAGAAGAGTAAGGCGTCCGGAGTTTCCTGGTGGGAAAATCTCTTTCTTCCAAACTTTGATGTACTTTTTCTCTCCTGTCTCCTTGTCGATCCTTAGGATCTTATCCTTCCTTTTCATCCTTGCTATAGCAAAGACGATAGGATTGATGTCTCGACACTGGAGTGCGATCTCTTTAAGTATGTCTGCTGCCTTTTTGACAACCTCCAACTGTTCAGGTTTGGCGTATTCGAGTTCCTTATCTGCCTGATACCCTAGGTAGTCTATGATATGGTTAGATAAGTCGGTCGAATACTTACCGGGATAATACTTTGGCATCTTTCAAATATGTAATAATTTTATCCAAATCTTCTTTAGTGTTTACTTCGGGAGATATTCCTCTCTTCACAGGATAGCCGACAATCTCACTATACAGTTTATAGATATCGCTAGCGATCACGCGGGTTTGGCGAGGATCCACTTGCCATTCTTTAACTGTTTAGTCAGCACTTCACGGTAGTGCTCAGTTCTTGAATTCAGTATCTTGAGCAGAGCGTGGAGCTTATCCTCTCCTTTGCACGCTGGAATGATTCCATCATCCATAGGTTCAAGATCGAAGAGTTCGATAAGGCTATCGTATCCTCCTGGGATTTTGAAGTCAAGAGTAATGTAACCATTCGCTAGCTTACGTCCTAGTTATTGCACGCCCGTCTGCCTCTATCATATTCAAGCAGTAGAAAGTGCGTTCATCTGGCCAGTTTGTCTTCTGTGCTGTTATCGGGAGAGAAGCTTCTGTCGCTATGTTCTGTGCAGCCATCCAACAGGAAGGTCCCTGGATTCTACTTTTATAAGTATTACCATGTGAAATTTCATAATTATAGCCCCCAATGACTAACGTAGAAGTAAATAGGGCACAGTATCCTTTCAAGACATTTGACTTCTCTATTGTGTCGTAAAACTTCGGCGAAGCTTAACACATTCTGACACCAACGTCAGTCCTGTCGGTTATGTATGCCTTGTACATCTCGGTCTCATCCTGAGATAATAGATACAGCTTAAACATTATCTAAAAATCTTATGACCTTTTTGATGTCTTCAACATTTGACACTTCCGAAGAACCGATGACTCTTTCATACAGTCGCGAAAGCACGCGTTCTGTTATATCCCATTTGCCATTCTCGAATTTGTAATCTCGCATGTCTACGTCTTCGTAGTTATTGATGTTATGCAATACACGCAAGAGTTCAACCCTATTGTGGCAATATGGAATAAACCGACCGTCATTTTCCGGAATTTGGAATGTCATAAACTTAGTATAACATGGGAGAGACTTGGCGAGGTCAAAGTCGATGGTTTCATAAAACGATCCGTTTATGCATACCCTCTTTGCCGCCTTGACTTCCGAAGTGTCATCAACTACAAGTTGAAACATGTTATCGTTTGGGGTAATAGTAAACGGTCGTTTTTTCATCCAATTATTCAGGATATCACCCAACTTGGACCAAGGACCTATAAACTGTTTATCGTCTTGGTAGATGGTGCCGTCCTGGATGAAATAAGCATGACCTCCAAAATAGATTGTGGTTTCTATAACAGAAACAGGGCAAAGCATACCCTCAACGCATTCTCGCATCATTGAGTTGTTAGCCCTCACCTCATCTATTGTCATGCCTGTCGCGATAGTGTCGAGGCAACAAGTTTTCCCATTTTTCCATGTTATATCTAAAGCGTAGCAATTCATGCTATCTTTAGATAATAACAGGTACGTCATCATATCGTCCTCTGCTTGACTGATCCCGGACGAGTGAGAGCAGGCTTTTCTGATTCGGGCAATTTATCCCACCAATTTTGGGCCATTTTCAGTTTTTCAACAAGCTTCTTGTACTTCATATCATTTTTAATTTAGAAATATAATTTGGATCTTCTGCATATCCTATTCTCTCGAGAAAGGTGTAATAACATCCGCCTTTGTATCTGGACGAGATGAGGCGCTCGTAATCATCCACGCATTCCGTCCAGTGATCATAAGACCGATAGACTCCGTTTTTTCTCAAGCCAAATAGGTTGTTTGTTCTCTTGTATACTTTTGACTTGCCAAGTCTCGACTCAAGCTTTGCCTGTTTAAACACCACGTCATGGTGCGGCAATCTTGCGAGCTTCTCCTTTAGGTTATGCTCGTTAAGCTCTGGTCTCATGGCAACGATCGTGTCCCTTTTCACCTCGGTTTTTATCAGGACCTCTTGCTGTGTAGTCACAGAGTTGAAGGTACAGGTCCCGATAATACCGAGAATGGCCCCTACCATCAGGTAGAAGCCATTCTGATAAATCTCGCCTTTGTTCATACCTCATCGTTCGGATCTATTGCCATTGTTATAATCAACAGCAACAAACCGATCAAGTAGATCATTTTCCGGTCAAAGACTTGATATATCCTCTTTGAACTGGCAGCCGATGAAGGCATATCATGTCCAACGTATTTGTGATAATCTCCAAATGCCGCTTGGCTTCTCTCTGCATATTACGGATATCATTCCTGAACCGCATATATGCCTTATGCTCACAACGAGCACGAGCCAGGCGCTTACCTACTGTCTCATCAAAAGCATCATCTGTTTTTGCTATTGCGTGGACGTGGTAATTCTTGCCAGTCTGCCGGCAAATAAAATCACCAGAGCAAACCACGATCTTGGCCTCTTCCTTTACGGTGAAGCGCAACCCGTTGCACCTCAACTTCATACGTTCTAAACCTTTTAACATCGTTTTTTAATTTTTGGGGTTATTTACTTTTTACAACTTCCATATCTCCCTGATCGCTTACTTTGTACAACGTGGCAGATTCTGCCCTGTTATACATAGCATTGACTGCGTGGGGATCCTCGTAGACTTTATTGTCATTGCCCATTGCTAGTATGTAATACATCAGTACGTGGCATTTACGATGAATTCCTCAGACTCATAGGTCAGGTGCCCATGGTCTCCTGCTTTCACTTCTGACTTCTTGTTTAGCGTCTTGAAGTCTACCAGTCTTGTCACGGCATCCTGGATCATAGTTGCCAGGTTAATTCCGTTAGACTGGATGCTGATAGTCTCAGTGCGACCATCACTTTTTCGGAAACTTAAAACTGTGATCATCTTATTTTCTTTTTGAAATCTTCATATTGTTCTTTCGCAACAAAGAAAGGCCCAGAGTCTCCGAAAAACTCGCCATCTACTGTTACGATGATACCATCGATTTTTTCGATGTATTCCTCCCAAGGTAGAGCTGTAAACCCTGCGAAAAAATGGCTCGCTTCCTGGCAGATTATAACATCCGTTATAGGAGTATCTAATACGTGGATCGTGTCAAGGACATCATCGCCACGTTTGATTTCTGTAGTGTGAATCATCTTTCTTTTTTTTTAAAAAGGAGCCCTCCCGAAGGAGGGCATCCTTAGTTATGCCTCAGGAAAATAAACCAAAGGTGCGACGCTTGTTCCGGCCTCACCGAACAGTGTGCCTTCAGTAGTCCACAGGCGGGCACTCACACTAAGCTCATCAGCGATAAAATTCCTGATAGTTCTGAGCAAAGCAATCTCGTGATTGCTCACCAGCTTCCAGTATCTGAAGGCTGTATTGCGAGATGCTGCCTCACTAGATGTGCGCTCCTGGAGCAGATCCTTCTTACGAAGGTAGCCAACCAGGCCGGCGGAGTTGCTGATGGGCCAGCACTTGATCTCATTGCCATTGGGGTCTGATACAGTAGTCAAAGCACCGATAGTGTACTCTGCAGAATCAGGAACAGGTTGTTCTTCATCCTCTGGAACGGGCGCATCATCCTCTGACTCGTGGCTATTGATAGTCGTTGTATCAGGTCCAGGAGTTGGTGCGTACTCAAGAACCTCTGGTCTTGTGTCTCCAAACTCAAGATGGAACATGTTGTTCTTGACTCCGGCGCCCTTCAAGAAAAGGGTAAAGTCCCAGTAGCTGATACCAACCTCAAGGTTTTCGTCTACGCCTGCCAACAGGCTCTTCAAATCTCTTACTTCCATTTTAGTAATGTTTTTGAAATTAATGAATAAATGAATGAAATGAAATGAATGAAAATATGAAAACGGCAGTTTGCCGATTTTACTTTGCAAAATAAACAAGGGGAACAATGTCGTGATAAGTATTCCAATAATCCTCCTCTTCTTCATCGAATTCTGGATAGTCATCCATAGCGAAGTCATCCTCTAAAGTGAATAGAGTCTGAAATTCTTTTCTGTAGCTGTCATACTCTACAACGATTGCTTGGAGGAGCTGATCTTCATGACGTTCCAATATTTAAAACTTTTTGTCCTCGCATATCGATATGATATTTGTTTTGCGAAGATAACGACGGAATTATAGATTGGCCAACATTCAGGATCTGTTATGAATTTTGCATGGCCAAAAGTGTAGCTTCCACAAGTTGCGAAATTTGTTTTTGTGAGTCTCTTGATTTTTGGGAGCTTCTTGTTGGGAATCTCGATATCATCGTCAAGATATTCCAGGATAGGTTTTAATTCTTTAACTGTCATAAATCTCGATGTTTTAACATTTGCCTAAGCTTTCTTAAAGCTTTCGACTCAATACTCCGTATATTCGCACGTGTGCATCCCATACTCTCAGCAATGTCGCATTGGGTCCGGTTGTCTACATACCTTTTCCTGATGACATCCTGCTCTCTTTTCGTAAGCTTGGAAATCAACTGCTCGAAGGTGTACATAGTCCCTTTTTCTTCTTCATAGGAACCAATCATCCAATCCTCAAAGCCAACCTTTCTTGGGACACAAGAGTCATAAAGGAATTCATCTTCCTGACTTTTCTTTTCGAGCTCTCTATGTTCTATATTAAGAGCTCGCCACTGGCTGATAGGCATACTAACGATAGAATTTTTGACATTCGCCATGATAGCTTGCCTAATCCACCAGACAGCATAGCTGATGAACTTGAATCCACGAGTTGGATCCCATAGATCAGCAGCCTTGACAAGACCAATATTTGCGTATTGGATGAGGTCCTCAATAGGGATGTTTGTATAAGCGTACTGCTTGGCAACGCTAATAGCGAAGCGGAGGTTGTGCTCTATCAACTTATCTCTACTGAGGCTTACCTCTTCCTCTGCAGAAACCGGTTTGTATCTGTTAGACTCATGAAGCCACCAGTCATCACGAGCAAAGGAACGCATGTTCCCGATCTTTAACTTTCTCATTTTCTCAGTTCGTCCTCCATATTAATCAATAGGTAGAACCCCAGCAAAACAATTGCTATAACAAATGGAACGATCATATCTTCTGTTTCCTAAACCGATCATCAAGACGTAAACTTGTACTTCATAATTTTTCGATTGAATCTTTAATACTCAAAGGTGGAGTCGAGAACCAGGTGTCAATTGATTTGACGTAAACGTAAGTCTTACCTTGTAAGATTACACTTACGAAATTATTAGAATCAAACAAGGTTACATGCCTATTAATAGTGACAGGTAGGTCAAACTTCACGAATCCTTTGACAGTTACCTCTTCCAACTCGGCAGAGCCACCAATGAAAGCATAGTCCATAATGGTGCAATTCTGTCCGATTTTAGCAGAATCAGTAATGATAGCGTGATCACTGATTATTGCATAGCTGTGAACAAGAGCATTGCCACTTACTTCAGCATATCCTCCAATCTTTGCATGACCACGAACAATGGTATCACCACATACAATGGCATTATCACTGATTTTGGCGTTTGAACTGACAAGAGCATGATCACACACACGCGCACTGTTAGAAACTTCAGCGCAGTTTATGACCTTAGCATTTCCAGATATTATAGCGTCATTTTTTATGATAGTATAGCCAGAAACCTGGGCATTCTGACATACACAGGCATTACCCATAACCTTGGAACAACCCCTGACAATAGCATTGCCATAGACTTTGGCATTGTCACGAATAGTGCCGTTTTTAAATATCCTAGCATTGCCAGTAACAACAGCATCACCATAGACCATGCCATCATCATCTACCCATGCGTTCTCTTGAAGGTTTGACTCCTTCTCAATCCACCCACCTTTATCTCCAGGGTTAACGAAATAATCGCCAACACTGAAGCCTTCGGTGGCTTCGATCCTATGCAGTGTGAGATCACCCATCTTGAGAGTCTCATCAGTTATCTTGTATCTCATTATAAAAACACTTGATTGTAAAGATAAACAAATTGTCTACCAAACTGCCCCTTGAAACAAAGACGAGTTACCACAGAATTAAACTGTATACCATCCTTGCAACATTCAAAAAATGGATACCATGATTTGGATTTGCAAAATCGGGAACAAAATTATCCTCTTTATTCCATGCTTGCGCAATAGCTTGTTTAGAGCAATCAACGCTCCAATATGATCCATATTGAGCTCGGTATCCGAAAAACGGAACGAATCTCTTGCGAAAATAAAATTTGAGGAGCTGCTTCTTCGAAACTTCACTATCCTCTTCTTCAATAGCAACAACTTGATCTCTTGTTGTGATCCCTCGGCTTTCTTTCGTGTAGGCATTAAAGTCTGTTTACTGCCGTCTTTATATACGATAAAAAACTTTTTCATATCTAATATGTAACATTTGGATTTTCCTCGAAATCATATCTCACGTTTTTTGTTCATCTGGAAAGCGATGCCTCACTGGCATCAACACAAGATTGATAATCGTAAAACTCACGTTCTGCACTCTTCCAGATTATATTTTCCCTGTTGTTATCCTTTATAATAAGCGAAAGGGACACATGAGCGCCGTATCTATAACCAGAATTTCTTAAAGCCTTCATATTGTTTTTATTATCTTTTTAATTCATCCCTATTCTCCGATCCTTTGATTTGACAACAAATATATACAAAATCATCGTTGCTTTCCAGTGCTAGTTTCTCAGAGATGCTTCGCCGACATCGGAACCAATAGTACAGCTGCCTCCGCCTACTTTACCACTTATACAAGCGTAGCACTCTTGTTAACACATGGCACCGTAAACAGTGGCACCAATAACACCGCAAATGGTACCCTTGCCTTATCACTAACAATAGCAGATTAGTGGCAGAATTATAGACAACAGCTTCGCCTATAACTCTTGCATTCCCGAAAACTTTAGCATGGCAGCATTATCATAGACCATGGCGCCGGGTTTGATAATAAAATTACCCTCATGGCTTCTATTCTGTGGAGTAGATGACCGTTATCTCTATTATCCTATACATAGTTCTTTTACCTTTTGTAATTACCAAAGCCCTTGTTCATTGGTTTGATGTACACGTAGCAACGAAAATGATATCATCGTTTTTGCTTATCTCACACTTACCATGTATAGAGCAAGGGAATCTTCACCATTGATGACACCGTACCTTTGACATTGTCCTTGATTATTATCACCCTCAACGATATCCTTGAGTCTGACACGACCAGTTACATGAACAAAGTCTGGCGCTACCAATATTGGCTGGCATTTTCCTGAATAACCTCAATCAATGCACCATCTTGTAGATTGTTGGGACACAGTGATAGAATCTTCATCTTTGTTTTTTTAATCTATTTATATCTTAAATTTATCTCTCACACTAGCGAAAAAATATTCCATGTTATAAGACATACCATGAATAGGGCGCATCTCCCATTTTAACCATGGACGATTTCCACCTAACGGATCATTGTTATATCTGACCTCACCAATGGCCTCTTCGTAATCATAACACTCATATTTCTCACCTTCTGAATTGATTAGTAATATACCACACTGGAACCAACGAAAATCATCGTAATAATAACACATAAGGTTGTACGTAAAACCGTGAGGACTACGCACAACCTTAAAAGTGATATCTTCCATGCAGTAATAACCAAACATGTAGAACTTCCTAATCATTCATAAATGCACTTAAAATAAAGGCAACTATATATGTACCTAATACAAGAAAAAACCAAACACAATCACCCATTTTCGTAAAATTTAAAATTAAACAATATATTTAGATTGCAATCTCTTACCTATTGAATACCAGAGTTGATCTTTGCA